CAGCTCATCGCCTCCCTGACGTCCTCGATCGTCTTCTCGACCTCGCGCTCCTCCTGGAAGCAGGCGGCACACGGGCCACCGTCATCACACACGTGGGTCAGCATTACTTCTCCTGGAGGGCCTTGAGGTTGGCGTCGAGCTTGGTCTCGATGCGGTCGAGCGAGTTGGCGATGCGCTCCAGCGTGGTCATGAAGCTGTTCAGCTCCTTGGAGACATCAGGCAGTCCGAACGCCATCAGTTACCGGCCACCTTCGCGTCGTCGACCACGCCCTTGAGCACAGCGCGCAGGTCGGCGCTCTGCTTGTCGGTGAGCTTGACCTTGGCGATGCGCCGACCCTCCAGCGCCTTGAGCCGCTTCTCGACGTCGATCTGACGCTGGGTGCGCCCGTAGGCGGCGAGTGCCTGCAGCGCCGCGATGATGATCACGACATACCGCTTCTTGGGCTTGACCTTGACCGGCGTGTTCAGCCAGCTGATGACGCTCATGCTCTGCTTCCTCGATTGTTGGTGGGTGGGATGTCGGTCACGGTGACGGTGTGACCGGGTTGGAAGATGGTCTCGATGTCGCGCTTGGCCTGGGCCTGCTTCTCGTACTCGCGAGCGAGGTGGCGCTCGTAGCTGCCCTGCCGCTGCTGGAAGACGCCCATGTTGCTGGAGAAGCTGCTCTCCTGGGCGGCGGTGTGGAGCGACAGGGCGACGGTGGTCTGCTCGTTGCCGTAGCGGCGCACGATCTCGGTGATGGTCTCCATCAGGTCATCGAACGCGGTCGAGCTGATCACGTCGTCCTGGTAGGTGAGAACTGCCTGGCGGATCTGCTCGATGGTGCCTGGCAGACCCTTGAAGATCGGCTCGCTCACTTCCACCACCTGTCATTCAGCGGTCGTAGCACCCTAGACATTTTCACGTCCTCGATGCTACCACGAAACAAGAACAAATACCCGCTTTCACCAGCTCGTTCTCGCGACTCATTCACCGCATCCAGCACGTTGATGAGGATCGTCTTCTCGTTGATCGTGAGCAGCGAGCTGATGGGGCTGTAGGTGTTGGCGAGCTGGTCGACGATGGTGTGGGCCACTACAGCTCCCGTGCCACCGGCTTGACCAGAAGCCCACGCAGGCCGTTGCTGCCATTGCCCTGGGTCTCGATGCCGGTGATCTCGTAGACCTTCTTCGGGTCCACCTCAGGCACGATGCGTGCCAGCTCGTTCATGCCTGACGTCTTGGTGCTCTCGTGGAAGCGCACCAGGTCGTGCAGGGCCACGTCGCGCACCGGCTGACGGCTGTCCATACGCAGCGCCACCACCAGACCACGCCCGGTGATCTGGAAGACGTCATCGCCGAAGAGCACGGGGATGCCCTTGGGCTGACGCCACTGCGGCTTGGGCTTGGGCCTGCTCTCGCCCAGCGCGTAGGCCAGCTCGTCGATCAGGTCGTCCCACATCAGCTCAGGCACCGTGTACTGGCCGTTGTGTAGATCCGACTTGGCGTACCGGGAGAGGGTGCGCTTGACCTTCTCCCGGTCCGCCTCGAAGATCAGCCGACCGCTCACTTGCGACTGCCCCATAGCGCCGCGATCACCGCGCCGATGATGAAGATCACCAGGATGACCGCGACGATGCCGACACCGATGAACGTCGGGATTAGGATCTGCCACCAGCTCCAGTGCGGAATCGGGTTCCAGCTCTGCCCCTGGGGTACGAAGTGCAGGATGATGAACGCGGCCTGCACCAGGCCCAGCACGCCGATGCCCGAGCTGCTGCTGGAGCTGCTGCCCGACGAGCGACTATTCATCCTTGCCGCCGGTCGCATCGGCGGCGGCTCCACCCGTGGCACCCGGCGTGACGGGAGGCTTGTAGGGGAGAGGCTCGTCTGCGGCTGGCTCTGCGGCTCCATCGGACTCCTTGGGGATCTGGTAGTGGCACGTGCTCTTGCGGTCTTCCTGGGCCTGCAGCAGGTCCGCAGCGCGGTCCTGGACAGCAGAGCGGTCCCTCAGGTCGAGCTTGAGGAAGATGGCCGCGAGCGCCAGGAACAGCGCCTGCAGACCAGCGCCCAGGTCTACCTCGTTGTTGTTGTGGATCGAAGCCATCCGCCAGATGGCCAGGAGCAGGATCACGTATGGCAGCGAGCGGATGATCCGCTCGCCCCACACGCCGTTCTTGCTTTCACTCATGGAGTGCCTCCCTGTGCTTGGCCAGCACCTCGCGAACCTCGGCGAAGCTCTGGTGCTGGGTGAAGTGCCCGTTCCTCCAGACGGGCTGCAGCGCGCTGCGCTGCTCGGTCTCGGCGTCGGCCTTCTCCACCAGGTAGAAGTCCTCACCGTCGCCGCCCAGTACGGCCAAGCGACCCGTGGCGCTCTTCTTGGTCCCGTCGTCGGTGATCGGGTCCTTGAACAGGTTCACGCCCTTGCCGTTGACCTGCGCCCACGTCGCCTTCATTGCTGAACCGAACGTGTCGCGGGTGTTGTACTGGTACGTGTAGCTGCCCACGCCGAACACGACGTTACTGGCAGCGAAGCCCTGACGCTGCAGGTTGGCCAGGATCGCCTGTGCGCGATCGAGCGTGATGCTGTCGCCGTAGATGGCACCGATGTGCGGGTCCAGCTCGCGGTAGCCCTCGGCGTTGGTGGTGCCGCCGAAGGTCTCCCACAGCAGGCTGATGACGCCGCGCTGCTCGGCCACCGAGCGACCCGCCGGGTTGCCGCACAGGATCTTCTCCGGGTCACCCGAGTCGGGCCGGATGACCAGCTTGCCCTCGCGAGCCATCACCTTGTCGCGCAGACCGGGCAGGATGCTCTCCAGCACGTTCCACAGGTCGAAGGTGTCGCTCACGACGCTGAGGATGCCGGTGGGGTAGAGGTCCAGCAGCTTGGCGAACAGGAACGCCTCGTTGCTCTCGCGCTCCGCCGGTCCCTGGCTCATGATGCCGGTGCTCATGACGCTGTGCTCGGTCGCGGCCACGCTCAGCAGCGAGAAGTCGCCGCCGTAGTAGGCCTCGATGAAGTCCCAGGCGCTCAGGCTGTCGCTACCCAGGAAGCTCAGCAGGTGGGCGGCACCCGAGCTGGCGGCGCTCTCCCAGCTGTTCATGCCCCGGAACGAGAAGTCGTGCAGCTGGAAGTCGATGTAGCCCTGGTCCAGGCCCTGCTTGCGGGCGAACTCCTCCAGCTTGACCCGGAAGGCGTGCGCGATCGTGGCCGAGGTGCTCGGACCCCACACGGCGGCGCTGATGCCGGTCTCCAGGTAGTTGGTCAGCCAGAAGAACTCATCGTGAGTGTTCTCCACGGTGAAGCTCGGCACGCGGATGGGCACCAGCGTGCCCTCGGGGAAGGCCCGGAACTCCACGGGCAGGTAGCCCAGCTCGTGCAGCGCGCCGATGTGCGAGACGCCGATGGCCTTGGCCGCGTCCGGGCCGAGGATGGCTGCCACGCGCTCGCCATAGAGCCGCTCGACGTTGGCGCGGGTGTCGTTGAAGAACGGCTCGAAGCTGCGCGCCAGCTTGTGCAGGTAGGCCTGCAGCCCGAAGTGCACCACGTGATCCATGCCGGGGATGCGGCTCTTGCGGTTGGTGTAGTTCGAGTACACGCGGGTCACGTCCCCCGCGAGGCCGTACTGACGGCGGTGGTCCAGCTTGTAGGCGTCGGTCTCGAAGAGACCCGCTACCGGGCTGCCGTGCCTGCCGTGAAAGTTTGTCACTTGACTCCTCCTGTGGGTGTTTTGGCTACTGCTTACGGCTACTACAGGTATTGTCCCACGGCTTCGGGTTCAGCGATACCCGTAGCCACGCGATCGGTGTCCTCCAGGTCGTTGACCATCTGGGCCAGGCTGGTGGGACCGTGGTACTGCTTGAAGACGCCCTGCTTGGCCAGCCACTTGCGGGCCTCCTGCGCCTCGAACTCCTTGAACTCGATCTGGGCCAGGCAGCGGCCCGGACGGGTCACGGCCTTGTCGAGCTTGTTGACCTCCTCGTTGGTGGTGATGAGGAAGATCGTGTTGCTGCCCTGGCCGAGGATGCCGTCGGAGAAGTTGAGCAGGCGGCTCATGGCCGCGCTGGCATCGCCCTGGTGACGGGCCTTGAGGAACTCGCCCGAGTCCTCACAGACCACCAGACGCCACGGGGTGGAGCGATTCTGGGTCTCGTCCTCCTCCTCGTGTTCGTGGGCCTCGTCCACGTCGAAGTCGGCCTCGTCGGGGTCCAGGTCGTCATCGTCGTCGTCGATCAGCTCCTCGCCCTGGGTGGTGCCGACCTCCATGAGGTAGCTCGGCTCGGCGAAGAACTTCTCCGGGTCGGAGATGTAGTGGAACGAGCACCAGTCCTTCCACTCGCGGGCCAGGGTGCGCAGCACCGTGGTCTTGCCGGTGCCGGGAGGACCGTGCCAGAGCACGATCTTGCCGCGCTTCTCGGGGCGGCTGTAGGTCATCATGCTGGCCAGGTGCTCACGCACGCCCTGGGCGTAGTTCTCGTCGATCTCGTCCCAGCTCTGGGCGGTGATCTTCTTGAGCGTGCTGCGCGGTCCCTCGCCGGTCAGCGCCCACACCCACGTGTCGACGATGTGGTCGGCCACCTTGGTCTGCGGGATGTGCGCGGCGATCTTGTTGAGGATCTCCTCGGCCTCTTCGGCGTTGGGCGCGGCCACCGAGACCTCGACGTGGTTCTGGCTGGTGCGATCCATCAGCACCGCCACGCGCCCGTCGACCGCGAGGATGGTCTCGGTCGGGTCCTTGACTCCCATGGTGTGACTGCGCACCACGGTCCAGTCGTGGCCCTCGGGCAGCAGCTTCTCGGCCTTCTTGAGGCGGGAGTTGGACCTCTGGTAGGACCGCGCCGTGTAGGGCATCTCCCCGCTCAGGATCTTCTGCTGGAACTCGGAGTAGAGGGGTGCTGTGCACCGCTGCGCTCCATAGTCAGGAGAGATGTTCTGAGAGATGCCGCCAACCTGCTTCTCGGCTCGGGTCACTACTTCTTCACTCCGCTCATCTGGTTGTACATGGTCATGAAGCACGGGACGATCGTGGTGGCGACCCCGACGCGATTGTGTCCGGGGTGGCTGTCTGTGGTACCGATCCAGCCGTAGGACTTCCTCAGCTCGTCTGCTCGTCCCGAGAAGATGCCGTGAGTAACCCACAGCCCTAGCTGCTCTCGGGGTAGCCCGATCTTATCAGCTAGTAGAGCGAATGTACCACCTCCATCGCAGATGTCATCGACGACGAGATAGCGGCGCTTGGGGTCCAGAGGTGGCACCTTGAGGCCGAGGATCTTGCCCGTCTCCAGATCACGCTGCTTGTCGCAGGTGTACACAGGCACGCCCATCATGATCGCCACGGCATCGGCACGGTCTACTGCACCCTTGTCCGGGCAGATGACCGCATCGAACGCAGGCGCGAAGCCCTCCAGCGCATTGCGCACCAGGCCGACGGGACTGGCCACACGCAGGTTGCGGAACAGGCGCGGCATGTAGCTGCTGTGCGGGTCGATGGTGATGACGCGATCGGCGGCGATGCCCCGAATGAACCGGGCGTAGATGTTGGCACCCACGGGGCTGTTGTCGGTGTCGCGCTTGTCGGCCCGTGCTGCGGGCAGGTAGGGCATCATCAGCACGAACGAGAAGTCGACGCGCCCCGCATGCCAGAAGTTCGCGCTGTCGGCCACATCAGCCCACAGAGCTGCCTTCACGAGGTCGTTGGGGTCAGCGCCCCGGACGTCGGCGATCAGGGTCACAGCGCCCTGATCAGACGGGATCTCGGGGATGTTGCGCAGGTTCCACTCGCCGCCTGGATACTGGAAGCTCTCCGGGTACTGGCCAGCCAGCATGCCCTGGGCCTCGGTGTGGATGCGTAGGTGGACGGTCATGCTCCCAGCTTTCTCTTGATGGCGGCGATGTCACCCTTGAGGGACTCCTGCTCGCTGTCTGTCCAGGCGTCGTTGTTGACGATCATGTACGCAGCAATGCGAGCCGTCAGCACGGGCGTGATGACCCAGAGCATGACGATCAGATAGACGATGGTGGTGATGCGGCCAGCTGCGGTCTTCGGCGCGATGTCGCCGTATCCGGTCGAGCTGCCGCTCACGACTGCCCAGTACAGCGCGGCCAGGCCGTCGGTGCTGCCCTCGAACAGGCAGAAGGCCACCGCACCAGCGATGGTGCAGCCAATGGCCCAGCCGACGACCACCTTGATGCTGCCGGTGGCACGGTGAATGAGACTCATGGAATCTTCCTGTGGGTGGGTGGTGACACGCGGGGCGGGGCAGGAGGTGGTTACAGGTCCGAACCCCTGGGACCCGCCCCGCGCATCAGGTCAGAACGAGCTGCTGCCGCCGTCGGAGAACGACGACGAACCGCTGTCGTACGACGACGACGAGCCACTGTCGTAGCTGCTGCTCGACGAGCTGCCGGAGTCGTAGCTGCTGGAGTAGCCGCTCGAACCGTAGTCCGAGGACTCCGAGGACCCCTGCGTGGAGTAGGAGCCGCCGTCGTACCCCTTGGTGGAGTAGTCCGACGAGTCCGAACCACGCGACGAGTACTCGTCGCCGCCCGTGGCCGCTGGCAGATCGACCTTGCCGTCGTTGTCACGATCGGCCAGCCCGCTGTCGCTGTGCGAGTGCGACCCGCCGTAGACGCCCGACCCGTAGATCAGACCGGCGGTCACCGGGTCCGGGACCACGGTGGGCACCGGAGCCGACGCGGGGGCATAGCTCGACGATGCCCGTGGGGGCAGCGTGGAGGCTGCGCGCCGACGCTTACGGTCGGCCCACCAGCCCACTAGTCGTCGTCCTCGTAGCAGCCGTTGGGCTGCGGGGCGGCGCACGCCACGCCCGCGACCCCGGTGATGCCCAGCCCGAGGGCCAGCACCACCATGGCGATCTTCTTGTTCACGCTTCCTCCTGGTGTGTGGATGGGTTACTGCACTCGATTGGCCACAGCCGCGTACTTTGCAGCAGCGTCGTGGTCCCACCCCGGAACGACCTCGATCTCGGGGATGGCCTCTTCTTCCCACAACTTGATGATGTTGGGGTTGTCGTCGATCGCGCCGATGACGTCGTACTTCTCGCGGACCTTGGCCAAGATCTCCTTCTTGACCTCGTAGTCCTTGCGGTAGTCGCCGTCGGCGCGATGGTACTGGTCTGCCACCGGCACGCCGTAGGCGTCGACCAACTCGCGGTCGATGAAGCGGCGGGTGTGCGGCCTCCACTCCTCCATGCGGGCGGTCACGATGACGATCGCGTGCCCAGCCTTGTGGTGACGACGACAGAAGTCGATGGCTTGACGGTTGGCGGGCACGAACTCGCTCGCCTCGTGGAAGGCGTGGAAGTCCTTCTTGACCTTCTTGCCGTCCTTGTCCACGCGCAGCGCATCGACGAAGTGTCGGATGGTGCTGACATTGGCCAATGTGCCGTCCATGTCGACCAAGACTGCTTGGCGGCGGGCACTCATTTTCATAAAAGTTACTATAACTCCTCTACAGGTTTCTGGTCAAGCCGAACCACATCAGTCTCGTAGAAGTCCTCGGCGAAGACGAACCGGCGGATGCGGACCTTGCGACCCTCCTTCTCCAGCCGGTTCTTGTACGCCAGGGCGGTCGGCCCGTGGACGTACAGCCGCACCTTGGTGTTGTAGTCGATCGGCTTGCGCAGGCCACGATCGAAGTCAGGAGCCGCCACGACCTCGCCCTGAGGCTTGCCATTGACCAGCTCGACCACCTGGAAGATCTCGTCAGGCACTGCGTCACGGCGAGCCATCAGAAGTCCCAGTCGTCGTCTTCGGTGACCACACCCTTGGCCATGACGTACGTGCTGCCCGACCCCGAGAAGAAGTCGTGGTTCTCGTCTCCACCGGGCGACAGCGCGCTCAGGATGGCCGGGTTGACGTCGCAGTCGCTGCGGCTGAACAGCGCGTCGTAGCCCAGGTTCTGCAGGGCCTTGTTGCCGTTGTACCGCAGGAACTTCTTCACGTCCTCGGTCTGGCCGGTGGCGTCGTAGAGGTCCTGGGTGTACTCCTGCTCGTTGTCGAACAGCTCGAACAGCAGCTCATAGGTGTAGTCCTTGAGTTCCTGCTGGCGGGCCTTGGTCTCCTTCTCCAGGCCCTTCTGGAACTTGTAGCCGATGTAGTAGCCGTGCACGGCCTCGTCCCGGATGATGAGCCGGATCATGTCGGCGGTGTTGGTGAGCTTGCCTCGCGACGACCAGAACATCGGCAGGTAGAAGCCGCTGTAGAACAGGAAGCCCTCCAGCAGCGTGGAGGCGACCTTGCGCTTGAGCGGGTCGTCACCGTTGTAGTAGCTGAGCACGATCTCAGCCTTCTTCTGCAGGTTGGCGTTCTCCTCCGACCAGCGGAACGCGGCGTCGATCTCCTTGGTGGAGCACAGCGTCGAGAAGATGTTCGAGTAGCTGCGTGCGTGCACGCTCTCCATGAACGCGATGTTGGTGTACACCGCCTCCTCGTGCGGGGTGATGGCGTCCGGGATGAGCGAGACCGCGCCGACGGTGCCCTGGATGGTGTCCAGCATCGTCAGGCCGGTGAACACCCGCATGGTGATCAGGCGCTCTTCCTCGGTCAGCTGGTGCCACGACTGGACGTCATTGGACACCGGGATCTTCTCCGGCAGCCAGAAGTTGTTGGTCAGCCGGTTCCACACCTCCGCGTCCTTCTCGTCGATCACGCGGTTCCAGTTGATGGCGCGGGTCAGGGTGTGCTCGGCGGTCGTCAATTCAGGTCTCCTGGTTCGAGGAAGAGGACGTTCTTGGCCGTCGACGTGCCGTCCTGATCGAGACCGAAGAACCTGGTCGGCCCGTACCACGATTCGTAAAGCACGTGATAGTGCCCGTGGTACCACCGCTGGGGATGATGCTTGTCCCAGATGTCCTTCATCTTACGGCGGTGATCCTCGGCCTGCAGCAGCATCTGGGGTGGCCAGATGCTGGCTCCACCACGCGGCTTGGAGTCGGGTCCGATGCCAGGAATCGACACGCCCTTGGGGCAGTCGTGGCTCAGGATCACGTCCATGCCGTGCGGCTGGTGACAGGCCCAGTTGACGTCCTCGTCGGTCAGGATCTCCTCCGGCCACCAGCCCTTGCCCTCAGTGCGCATGAACCGGTCGATCGAGAACGCACCGCCGACGGCCATGAACCGCTTGCCCCACCAGCTCCAGCGGTAGCCCAGCGGCAGGTAGATCAGGTTGCCGTTGACCAGGCTCGGCTTGTCGCCGCGACCGGCGTTGCCAGGCAGGTGTGGCCACCACTCGTGGTTGCCAGGCAGCCAGAAGAACGGCAGCTCGGTCTTCTTCACCGCTGCGCTCACGCGCTGCAGGTACTCCCAGGCGTCACTGCCGCGCTCGTTGGCCCGGACCCAGAAGCCGAAGTCGCCGACCTGGATCATGGCGTCAGCGCCGTTGTCCTTGGCGTACTCGATCGCGTGGCGTGCCCAGGCCGGATTGCCGTGCCAGTCGCCCGCGATGGCCACCTTGTCGGGTTCATACATGAGTGACACGTAGTGCTCCTGCCTTGTGGAGTGTGGCGTGGGGATACCAGTGGAAGAGGGACTCGTTGGCCCAGTCGTGGCTGGCGACGATGGTCTCATAGACGCCACGCACCTCGGCGTCGTACGGGCCAGATGACCAGGCGGCGTTGGCCTCGACCACGAACGCACCTGCGCCGTCGCCGATGGTGCCGACGTCGAGCACGAAGCCCTGCGGGTAGGTGACGTCGGGGTCGTCGAGCATCTGCTCCACCAGGTCGGCGCACATGTTCAGCTCGTCGTTGAACGCCAGGTCGCCGTCCAGGCCTCCAGGGAAGCCCTCAGACCCCCAGACCATCTCCATGCCCAGCTTGTGCGCCCGGTACAGGCTGTGGGCCTTGATGCGCCCCTCAGCGATCCAGAACCGCCACTCGGTGGTGAAGTCCATCAGGCCCTGCAGCTGAATCAGCGCGTCGTCGGGAAGGTGGTACTGGCCGATGGTGGTGGCCCAGTGCCGGTTGATGGTGTGCTTGCGCGCCGGGAAGTTGTCCAGCTTGGCCTCGGGCAGCTTCACGAAGAAGTCGATCGACTCGCTGGTGCCGCCGAACAGCTTCTCGAACCACTCGATCGACTCGCGCACTGTCATCGTCGACACCGTGCGTCCGGTGTAGTACCGAGGCAGGTGATCGAGCCAGCGCGGCCCACACGACGTCAGCGGCAGCCGCACGCCAGCCTTGAACGCGCTGGCCACCCACGCGCCCGGTGCCCACCAGATGGTGTCCCAGGCGGTGTCGGGGTTGATGTCGAAGCCGAAGTCCTGCACCGCGCCCATGGGCTTGAACTGCTCAGCTATCCAGTTCTTGTGGGTCACCACTCGAAAGGGCCTCGATGCGCCGTCGGATTTCGTTGGTGCTGAGGGCACCGTAGGGGCTAGGCGTCTCTGCAGGAACGGGTTCTGGCTCTTCGGGGACGGGTTCTGGCTCTTCGGGGACGGGTTCTCCTCGGGTGGCGGCGACGACTCGCTGGAGGGCGGAGAGGTCCCGCTTTGGGGGTTCGGGCTTGGGTTCGTCACGGGGCACGTACTCCTTCATGTGGGTGGTGTGCCAGTACTCGCAGTGCGGGCACTGGTAGGCGCGGACTTCCTTCTTGGTGGTGCTGTCGCGGACGGTGTTGGACCCCTGCTTATTGCTCGTGTTGCAGATGGCCATCAGAGCGTCCAGCTCGGTGTACCACTTCACCTTGCCGGTGCGACGACACCGGGCGTTCGTCTTCTGCGGGTGCAGCTTGGTCGACTGACGCTTGGGCGTCGTCAGTGGCTTCTTGACCCCCCGCTGGTTCTTGGGCAGCATCTCACGAGGGCAGCTCGCCGAGTTCCCGCATCATGCCGCCGAAGGCGTCGTAGAACGTGGGACCGATGCCGTACGCGGCACCGCCCACCATGTCGCTGTCCTCGGCCTCCTTGCCGAAGTGCAGCGCCGCCGTCCACTTGTCGTCGGTGGTCAGGTCGGGGTTGTAGCTGACCGCCAGGGCACCTCCCTCGCGCTGGATGAAGTCCACCAGCTTGCCGGGGATGATCTGACTCGCGCTCTTGGCCGTCATACTGCGATTCCCTTCCATTCGATGAGTGCTGCTACGAGGTCGACCGGCGGCTCGATGCCGTGGTCGTTGAGGATCTTGGTCACCACGTACACGTTGCCGATGATCGCCTCGGTGTTGGTGGTCGAGAGCTTCTCGATCTTGCCGGTGACCTTCTCGACGACACGCTCGGTGTCGTTGAGCTGACCCTGGATGGTGGTCTGCTCCTCCTCCCGGTTGCGCTTCTTCGCCAGCTCGGGGTCATACCCGGACAGCAGCTGGATGACCACCTGGCGGACCTTGGTCAGCTCCGCGCCGCGCTTCACCAGCACCTGGCAGCCCACGCCCTCACCCTCGCGGATCAGGGCCAGCAGGAGATGCTCGGTGCCGATGTAGTTGTGGCCGAGCTGCAGCGCCTCGCGCAGCGACAGCTCCAGGACGCGCTTGGAGCGGTCGGTGAACGGGATGTGCCCGGTGGGTGCCTGCTGGCCGTGGCCGATGATCTCCTCGACCTCGGCACGCACCTCCTCCAGGTTGATGTCGAGCGCCTGCAGCGCCTTGGCGGCTACGCCCTCGCCCTCGTGGACCAGCCCGAGCAGCAGATGCTCGGTGCCGATGTACGCATGGTTGAGCATGCGCGCTTCCTCTTGGGCGAGGACGCAGACGCGACGGGCGCGGTCGGTGAATCTCTCGAAGATGACTTCATCCCCTTTCGTTGCGGGCAGCACTAGCCACCCGTTCAGCTTCGGCTCGGTCGACATATTCGCCGAGGTAGATCGTGCGACCATGCACGTGATTCTGAGCGCGCCACTTGCCGGTCTTCTTGTCCCAAGACACACCTTTGCCCGGTGCCTTGCGATTCTGACTGTTCTGCTGGTTTGTCGCCACCCTCATGTGCGCGGGCCTGACGCACTGAGGATTGAAGCATCGGTGATCCACCTGCTGCTCAGGCGACGGCTCGCCATTCGCCACCGAATAGGCGAGACGATGCGCGAGAACCTTGCGGGGAGATAGCCAGAACAGGCCATACCCCTTGCTGTTGCAACCCTCCTTCCACACCCAGCACCGAGAATCCATGTGGTCAGCGGTGGGACCGGCGAAGTCAACCTTCAACCAGAACCGCAACATGTCCTTCTCGGTGTGGGCGGGCAGAGGGCGAGCCAACATCAGACCTGGACCTCCACGGCATTGTCGATGTTGGCCTCGGCGGCGACCAGCGCCTCCTTGGTCTCCGGGTTGCGATCGAGACGCTCGGCTGCCTCGCGGTCCTCGCGGTTCATCTCGTCACGCACCTGGTAGACACGCGGCAGGCTGAGGCCGGAGGCCTTGGCCAGCTTGATGCCGCTGATGTCCATGCGGAAGCCCTCGCGGATCATGTTGTGGACGTCGCGCATGGCCTCCTCTTCGCGCTCGCGCACGCGCTGGAGCTTGTTCTTCGCTGTGCCCAGGGCCTTGAGGTGTTCGTGCTGCTCTGGGCCAATCTTCTTGGTCATGATGTGGGGATGCCTTCCTTGGGTGGCCAGTGGTTGTTGGGGTAGGCCATGACGTCCCAGTCGGCGCGCAGTGCCCAGGGGGCGAGCACCCACGTGTTGCGGATGCTCTTGATGACACCACGCTGATTCTGGAACAGGCCCGACAGGAACCCGGACACCGACATCTCGGAGATGTCGAGCACCTGGGCGACCTGCTTGGTGGTGATGCCCTTGCCGCCGACGACCTTGCCCATCCGGTGGTACTCCTTGAGCACGCGGACGATGTTGTACTCCTTCTCGGTCACCGGGATGCGCAGAACCGTCTTGGGGCGGTCCAGGTCGGTGGCAGGCGAGCTGCCGATCCGACGAGGCATCTGAGCGGGAGTCGGGACGCCCGACGGCTTGGGTGCCGCCGGGGTGGCCTTCTTCTGCTCGGCCTGCGCCAGTGCCGCAGCCTGCGCTGCCCGTTCAGCGTCGAGACGCTTGGGGGCAGGGGTCTCTTGCACCGGCTCGGGCTGCTTGGCCTGGACGATGCTGTTGTCGCCAGGCTGCACCCCCTCGCCGTTGCGGAGCTTCGCCATTGCCTCGGCCACCTTCTCGGCCTGAGACTTCGGCTCGACGTACTTGCCGGTGGCCTTGAGGTAGAGCAGGAACTCCTCCTCGGTCAGGTCCAGCTTGCTACCGTCGTCGAACTCTACGATCGCCATGGGCGACTTCCTTTCGTGGGTGGGTTGCCGTCAGCTGCGGTTCTGCGGATTCGGCAGGTTGTTCGGTGCCAGGAGCGGGTGCACACTCGTTTCCTGGCTCGGATGGATACCGAGCATCATCATCAGCTCGATCGCCTCCTCGGCGTTGTCCACGTTGGCGGCGACGGTGCGACGAGCCTTCTCGATCTGGGTGGGTTCGAGGGGATCGCCGTCCATCGTCACGGTCATGGACTCGGCATCGAGGGCAGACGCATGCTTACCGGGCATCTAGTCGCTTTCTACTTGGGCGGACCCCATGTCACTTGACATGATTATAACGACTATAGCACACCCAGTCTCAGCGAGCTAGAACCTTCCCCTGGCTCTAGAGGGGGTGTAGTCCCCGCGCCTGTTGCGTTCGGAGCGTCGAGCAGACGTCGGAGCGAACGGATCTCGGATCATGGAGCCGAACCCACGCTCGCGCCGGTCCTGGCGATCGGCGTTGAACCGCTCCAGGTTGTGGCGGTTCGACCGGGCGCGCACCGCACGGGCGTCCTTGGGGGCATCGCGGCCACCCACACCGGCCAGGGCCATGCGCTCCTGCTCGCGGCCACTCTTGAGGCCAGCGGCGTGCGTGGAGCCGAACGCGGCCCGCGTGCGGCCCTTGTACCAACGCTCCAGGTGGTCCTCCAGCAGGTCCACGGCGACCACCATCACGCAGTCGGCGAGGTCCTTGGTGGTGACGGGTCCGATCTCCTGCTTGTCGACCTTGCCGTTCTTCTCCTGGAGGAACTTGAGTTCCTGCTCCAGCAGGCTCATGCCGTCGTCGAAGAAGTCGTCGCGGTAGGCGTGCACCAGGCCCAGGTTGATCGCGGCCTTGAACCGCTCGAACCGGCGCTGGTTCTCCTGGACGGTGAACGTCTTCTCGAAGATGTGCATCTGCGGGTGGTCCAGCCGCTGCTGGTCGACCAGGCCGAAGGCGGCGTACTGGTCGTAGGTCAGCTTGTCGATCGACGGGAACTTGCGCAGGAACTGGTCGATGTCGCGGCCCACGGTCACGTAGTTGATCGTGTGCTCGGGGAAGTTCTCGGCCTTCCACACGTGCAGCTTGTCGAAGATGACGTGGGGCAGCACCCGGCCACCCATCTTGCAGTTGTGCGAGTACTTCATCTGCGGCGGCGTGCCCGGAGGCATGTTGTTGGGGTCCCAGCCGCAGCCGTCGCACGGCGCGTCCTCCATGTGGCCGATGGCCCAGCCGAAGTTGGCGTTGGTGCGCGAGGGGTCACCGTGAGCGCGATAGACGATCGAGAACTTGCCCTTCTCGATCGGCACCACCTCGTCGCGCCACCACGGCTTGTCGAACATCTTGTCGACCATGACCTCGTTGAGGTAGGCGTCCTCGACGCTGGCGAACTGCGCGCCGCGCTCGACCTTGAACTTCTCGGGGTTCTTGTGTCGCATGCGCTGCATGGACTTGGCCTCGGGACCATCGCCCTCAGGGTCCCACTGCACAGGGCGCTTCCAGCGCGGGAAGGTGCGCTTCTTGCCGGGGCGCATCGGGATGGTGTGGGCCGAATCCCAGTCGCGGTAGGTCTCCCACGACGGCAGCTGAACGACGAGCATTTCGGGGTCGGCGACGGCGACCTCCAGCTCCTCCTCCACCTCGTCCATGTCCATGCCCATGTGCTTCTCGGTGTACGTGCGGCGCTCGAACTTGCCCTCGCGCTGGTTGTACTCCTCCATGGTCACGCAGCCCTCTTGGTAGAGCTGGTAGAACCGACCGACCTTGGTGAACGGCGACGACGGGATGTAGGTGAACTTCTGGATGCCGAACTGGTCGAGCGACGGTTGCTGGGCGGCGTACACCTCGTCGCCCGACTTGGTGGAGCCGGTGCCCATGATCTGGTGGGCGAACTCGTCGTAGTAGTTGGCGAAGCCGTTACCACCACGCTTGCTGGTCGACGAGGTTGCTGCGGCGCTGGCGTGCAGCGAGGCGAACTCGCGGTCCAGGCTGATGCCCTTGAGCCGCATCTCGTCGATGTGCCGCTCGTCGGACGGCGTGCGGATGTAGAAGTCGGTGACGCGGTTGGCCACGATGTGCGGTGCCAGGTAGGCACAGCCCTCCACCGTGCGCCGGATGTCGCCGAACTGACGATCAGCGGCCTGGGCCTGGGTGGTCGCGATGACCGTCAACTCACCCACGGCGTTGGGCACGATGCCGAAGTGCCGCTGCCAGTCGTCGAGAGAGTAGAAGTAGGCCAGCCGCTCAGCACCCGTGACGCCGCCGATGATGCCCTTGGACGCACGACGGCCCATGACCGTCTGGACGTGCGGGAAGTGGTGGTAGCCGTTGTTCTTGAGGTACTGGATGCGGTCGAAGATGTCGGGCTGCACACCCATCGGGCGTGTGCGGTCCTTGAAGCCGTCGGCCCATGAGCCGATGGTGTCCCAGTCGTACTGGGTGAACATCTCCGTTTCCAGGTAGATGAGCTTGAGCAACGTCAGCTGGCGCGGATACAGCTGCATACCGCAGAAGCTGCGGTGTGTAGCAAAGTCGACGATCGACTCCCAGGGAGGACCGGCCCGCATCGCGTTCTGGAACTGCGCGATGGGGTCAAAGTACTCCCCGTCTCCTGACGGGGTGACGTTGCGCGCCATCAGGCGACCTTGGTGGTATCCAGCGGATCGGCGGCGATGGACACACGGGTGACGCGCTCGCCGTCGTTGAGCACGAACGGCTTCACGGTGTTGACCGGCACGAGTGCGGCCTTGCCCTCCGGCGTCTTGATCGTCGGCTCGATGTTGATCCGGGTCAGGTAGCTGATGGCCGTCTGCAGGACCGTCTTGGCCACGAGGATGCCCAGCGCGGCCAGGCCCGCCTTGGAGAAGAACTCGTTGCCGCTCAAGGTGGCGAACAGCGTCACCAGAGCGAACACGACGTCGAGCGCGAAGCCCTGCAGCAGCGTGCGGAAGCTGCGGTTCTTCGCGTCGGCGATGCGGATCTCCTTGCCCTGGTTCGTGGTGACGGTGACCGTCGGACGAGCGTGGTCGATCTCCTGGCCGCTCAGCGTGCCCTTGAGCACGTCCACGCCGTACTCCTTGCCCTCGGCCAACAGGTGGTCGCGCAGAGCACCGAGGTCCTCCTTGCTGATCCACACGCCGCTGGGCAGGTAGGTGGCGTCAGCCGGTGCCTGGCTCGGCACCTCGACGTCCAGGCGAGCACTCACGCTCTCATCCTGATACTGCACCGCTGGCTCGGGATCTGTCTCAGGCGCTGGCGGCGGACGCAGGCCACGCTCCCATGGAAGACTCATGCTCCTCGGACCTCCTTGTAGATGGCCTCGACGTCGATGCCGAAACGCTCGGCCAGCTCGGCGACGATGCGACGGGTCACCTGTGCGGTGACGTAGGTGTCTGCGACAGCCTCGCGCAGCGTGAGCTTGTTCCCGGCCTGGTCCTTGATCTCGACCGCGCCGGATGCGCTCAGCTCCTGCACGAGCTGCTTGAACAGTTCATCGGTGGTGGTTGCCACGGGTTCTGGCTCCTCGGGTTGTGGTGCCGGTGGTGGTGTTACCACTGGGACTGGCTCCGGCTTCGGTGCCGGGGGTGCTGGCTTGGGGTCCTCGGACAGAGGGCCTTGCGCCTGCAGGGTGTCGCGGAACTCGACCACCCAGTACGGGTCGTTGTTGCCGGTGTTCCACTGGCTGACCAGGAAGCGCATGCCGTCGCGCTCGTTGAGCTTGCTGCTCGGCCAGATGTAGCCGCCGTAGAGCTGCGGGAAGCTGTTGCCGTGCGCGTAGTCGACGCGGTTGGCCGTGGTCCAGTTGTCGGTGATGTTCTTGACCGTCAGCGCGGTCTGGCGGTAGCCGCCAGCGTCGAAGAACGACAGCACCCAGTTGCCCTGGATGCGGCGCAGACACAGCTCGCCGTACGCGCCCTGCAGGATCGGGGTGCGCTCGTTGGGCACGCCCCAGTTCCAGCCGCCGCCGACGCTGTTGAAGCCCCACGGCTGCCACTCGCCGTGCGGGAAGGTGCTGGCAGGGCAGCGCCACAGCCAGATGCCACGATCGCGGCGCAGGCCTCCGGTGCCCATGATGTACACGTAGTCGTCGAGCTGCTCGAAGGTCAGCATGACGTTGCCGGGGTGGCCTGGGTGGTTGAACACCAGGTACGGGTCGGTCTTCTGCCACTCGTCGCCGATGTCGTCGGCGCGCCAGAACACGGTGCGCTTCTCGTTACCCAGGCCCTGGGTCACCATGGCCGCGACCACCCACTCGTCGCGGATCTTGATGAAGTCACACGGCAGGATCGTGGAGTAGTCCGGGTTGGCGTGCGGGTAGGTCCACAGCTGCTTGCGGTTGCCCTCCGGCAGGATCGTGCCGTCATCCCACGGGATGCCCAGCAGGTTGGCCTGCTCGTCGTACATCAGGATCGACGGCGACTGCCAGTCACCACGCAGACGCCACTCCGAGAAGTTGTCGCCGAACATGACCGCGTAGGCCTTGCGCGTCTCATCCCAGCGCACGATGCCGAGGTCGGCGCTCTCCATGCGGACCTTGGTCGTGACACCAGGCCCGGTGATGTTCTTGATTCTAGGCACCGAACTGCGCTCCGATCGCGACGAGGACGCGCTCACTGCTCCAGTCAGGCTCCGCTTCACCGGAGTCTGTATCCACCGGGGGAACCGGCTCAGCAGGGACAGGAGTGCCTGGATCATCAGGTTCAGCAACACCGCCATTTGTGCCCCACGCTGCTAGGAAGATGCTGAGGGGCATCTTGGCCTGGTTGATGTCGGTCGGGCCGAAAGGCGGGGTGTTCTCGCGATCCGAGTACTGGTGCCCGAACCACTGCACGCCGTCGGGCGTCCATGGAGCCTTGTCTGGTCCGTTGTACCGGGGCACGATCAGCTTGACGCCTCGCAGCTCGCGGTCGTTGATACCCACCAGAAGGTCCGGGTTGGCCGTCGGGTTCCAGTAGATGGACGCGGCCTGCGGGTTCTGGAAGTAGGTCTGGCCGCTGGCGATGAAGCTCTTGACGCCTGCGGTCTGGTCTCCCCGGATGTTCCACTTCGTGCCGCCGTCCTCGACGTCGAGCATGAAGCACAGCTCCTTGGTGACGCCACCGGCTGCCTCGATCGCACGCCGGAAGGTGCCCCAGTTGTCAGCGCCAGGCACCCAGAAGTGGTAGGCGATGATCTTCTTGAGCTTGCCCTGCCGCACGAGGATCTGCGCGGCCTTCATGTTGGCCAGCCACTTCTCGTCGATCTGGTTGGCGATCGACGCCCGGAACGAGATGACCTCGTACGGGTAGGTGTTGTCGACGGTGGCTGCCTGATACTGGCTGTAGTCGCCCCACTTCGTCAGCGGGTACTCGAACTCCGGGATGACGACGTTGTGCAGATTGACGTCTGCTGGCAAACGCCAGCCCTCGCGGATGACCGCATCCCACTCGCCCTTGTAGACGCCGCCGAACCCGAATAGCGGGTTTGCTGGCCAGCCCTTGGTGCGCTGCAGGACGTAGGCCGCACGCGGGGTGAGGCCGTCGTTCCACTTCTTCGTTACCGGGAGACCGAGGGCTGCCTGCCAGCGGCCCAGGCCGTCTTTAGCAGCCTGCGAGTCGCTCTCGTACTCGCCGCTGATGGACTCGACCGGGCCGTCAAGCGGTCCGTAGTAATAGCCCAGAGGTAGTGGGAAGGCGTTGGGGTCTGGTGGTCCGAAGATGTTGAGGTAGCCATTGCGCAATCTGTCCGCAAACTCGCGGATCTTGGGAGAGCTGGGTGGGAGTCCAATCTGGAAGTGCATCTCATCGACACGCGACCAATTGCGACCCCAGAATACCGTGCCCTCGAACAGAGCGATACCCCGGTTGGTGATCTCCACCTGGTTCTGCGGCATGGTGCGGCGCTGCCACGGCAGCTCGTCGGCGCACAGGTCCAGCGCCGTGCCGGAGAGGTGGTTGCTGTTCCAGACGTCGTTGGTGGCGCTCCAGGCCCACCAGTTGCGATGACCGTCGGGCGGCTCGATGTTGCGGACGTTGCGATCGAACCAGCAGGCCCACGCGACCAGGATGATGGTCACGTCGTCCTTGCGCAGCTCAGGCTTCACGCGGTTGGTGCCAGGCACCAGCAAGTTGTCGCACAGGCTGCGCGGCACCTGCGGCCAGCCGTTCTCGGTAATCAACGCCATAGGGACTTCCCTCCTACTACTTCCAGCTCCTGGAAGCAGGTCTTACAGTGCGGTACGCGCCATGAACAGCGAGGCGCTCGCGATGCTGCCCACCTGCGTGGTGCTCTGACCACCGTTGGTGTCGATGAGCCAGGCGTTGACGATGTAGTTCGTCGCCGGGTTGAGTACGAACCCAGCCGGAGGGCAGGGCAGGACCGTGATCATCTGATAGTCCAGATACCACTCACGACCGAACCCCTGCGCGATGAGCGTCTGCGCTGCGTAGGTCGTCTGTGTGTTGTCGCCGATGCGCACCTCGATGAGCGATCGACCGTCGGTGCTCTGGGCCGAGGTGCTCATGAACACCAGCGGCACGCCAGTCACGCCGGTCACGCCGAGGTTCCACTGAGCGATCTTGAGCGGGGTCATGTCGGTGGTGCCACCGAAGGCCTGGTTGGCTCCCCACGGGCCACGCAGCATGCCAGCTCCCAGCACCGGGATCTGCGCCGTGGGCACCTTACCGCTGGCGTTCAGGGTGGCCACACCCGACGCTGCGCCCTTGGCCGTGTTGGGCACCAGGAGAGCGTCCTGCTGGCTGTAGTAGGCCACCGGGGCGAACTGCTCGTCGGAGGTGTCGACGAACGTCTTGGGGGCGCGGGTGGCCATCTTCTCGGCGATCCGGCCAGAGACGTAGGCGCGGCTGACGCCCTCGTTGAGCGTGCCCTCCGCCGACAGGCGCGTCTCGATCGAACGTGGGTCTTCATCGTCTACACCGACGTATGTCAGGCCAGCCATCAGAACCCCGGAAACACGAGCGCGTAGAACTGCAGCGCCGTCGAATTGAAGGTGTAGGTGTTGCCGCTCCACAGGCCCAAGAACAGGTTGAACACGTGCTGCCCCTCCAATAGCGGTCGGGTGGTCGGGTTGACCGTGTTGTCGGCGAACGGCACGCAGGTGTGGTAGGCCAGCGGCTTGTGGCTGGTGGTCAGCGACCACGAGTACTTGGTGTCGTCGGCGCGCAGGATGCTGATCTGGCCGTAACTGCCGGTGCCCATGCCTCGGTTGGCGGCGTTGCCGTTGACCGAGCCGCCCAAGATGTGAGCGAACAGCAGCGGGACGTACGGGAAGCCGGGGTCGGGGATGGTCAGGGTAGCGGCCAGGTACTCCTTGGGGTTGATCGCGGTGCACACGCGGTCGCCGCTGAGGATGACCGTCTGCGCCGCGACGAAGCCCATCTTGCGCTCAGTCTGGATGGTCGGCAGATACTGGCTGGCGATGTAGCTGTTGTTGTCCAGCGGCACGACGCCGTTGGGCGCGCCGACCTGGCTGACCGGGATGTAGTTGGCATCGGCGGCGTCCACGTTGGCCTTCTTGGCGCGCAGCGCGTCCTGCTGGTCGACGTAGCTCGGAGCCACCAGGCCGGTGGCCGCAGCCTGGTTGGCCAGGTCGGCGGTGATGAAGTCCTGGTCGACCCGGATCGTGTCGTAGCGTTCGGTGACGTACCGCCGGGGCAGCACCGAGTAATCGGAGTCGGGCGCTCGGCCCACGTAATCGAGACCCATTAGGCAGGCACCGCCATCACATGCAGACGTGGCCGGTAGGCACGCACCGAACCGAGGGCGACAGTACCCGACCGACCGGCCTGGACGTAGAGCGTGGTGGCTCCGGTGAGCGCGCCGCCGGTCAGGTTGTACGGCAGGATGCTGATCTGGGCGTGGTTAGGAAGCGCGTCGGTGACGTAGATCGAGTCCAACGACGGCGGCGTGGTCTGGCCGAAGTTACGCGAGGTGGCGCGCATGCCGAAGCCCCAGCCTCGGTTGTTCGGCCCCATGGCCGTCACTGCTGCGGTGTCCTCCACCTGGTGGATGAGCGTGGTGCCCTTATAGAAGTAGAACTTGCGGGCCTCACCTGCGGGGTTGCCCGCGAACGCGATGGCCTGCGTGCCGCCTCCCATGTTGCCCGAGGCCACGGTGGTGCCGAGCTGCTGCTCTCCTGCACCCGCGTTGTAGACAAACCGCAGGTTGGTGTCGGTGTGCTCCCAGGCGCAGTACTGGGTACCGGCGTCGTTCACTCGGGTGAACAGGCGCAGATACGGCTTACCCTGACCACTCAACTCGGTCTCGCCAGCGGTGTCGATCGTGGCCAGGACACGCTGGATGTTGGTGGCCGTCTTGGCGCTGTTGGGATCGACCCGGCGGGCGGTGACCGTACGCCACTCAGCTCCACCATCGGCCCACGCGGCGGCGTTGCCGGAGATGGTCAGGCTGCCGGTGCCGCTGCCGTACTCGTAGTCCCAGCCCGCACCGATATTACTGGAGTTGGCCCGGTTGAAGTCGTCACCGGCCAGCGCGTTCTCTTGGGCGTCCTGCGCGCCGCGACCGAGCGCGACGACCGGACCGCTGGGGCTGCCCACGTTGACGGTGATGCCGAGGTGCTCGGTGTCGGTGTTGATGTGGCCGTCGATCTCGCCGAACACCAGCAGCCGGTACGGGTAGCCGGGGTCGGCCACCGGCAGGGTGAACAGAGTGGTGCCTGCGGCAATGCTGTCGACGGCACCCATGTAGGCCGACGGCACCCATGGACCCTTGAGGTATCGCTGGCTGTTGGGCGCATTGATCCGATTCGGGCTGACCTTGCCGGTGGCGTCCAGCGCGGCCACGCCGTTGGGCACGTCCTTGCTGGCCAGCTTCACCCGCAGGTTGTCCTGGGCGTTGATGTACTCGCTGCTGGCCAGCAGTGCGTCCTGCTGCTCGACGTAGCTGCGGGTGGCGTAGCTGCCCAGGCCAGAGTCGATCACCGCGTCGATCTGCTCGGTGGTGAGGTCCTCGTCCTTGAGCAGGCGCACGTAGTCCTGGTACACGAGGTCCGGGTCATCGGCGACAGGTGCGCCGACGTAGCGCAGTCCTGCCATCAGCCCATCACCACCACACGCCACTGTCCTGCCGTCGGAGGCACCGCGAACTCAGCCGAGATGGTGTTCACGCCGGTCGGCTTCCAGCCCAGCAGCACGGCGTCTCCACCGCTCTTGTCGCGGAAGCTGGCGATGACGTCCAGGTTGTTGAGGTTGTGCGTGATCGTGGTGACCGTCGATCCGGGCGGCACGTCTCCGGCGTACTTGCGGGTGGCCACCACCGGGTCCAGACGGGCCTGGCCGTTGCTGATGATGATGCCGCCACCCGTGGCCGCGTCCAGCTGAAAGTCGTTGCCGAGGCGCTTGACGCCGTTGGTGGCCGTGAAGTTCGGCACCTGGCCAGCGGTGAGCACCTTGGTCCAGTTGTTGGCGTTCGTGCCCACGACACCGCTGCTGTTGGTCTGCAGCCACAGCGTCTGAGCGTGGTTCGCGCCGCTGGTGACCACGGCCATCGTGCCCTTGAGGAAGTACTGGCCCACGGCCATGTCGGGCACACGGGTCCAGGCTCCGGTGTTGACCACCCACAGGCCGTTGTTGACCGAGCTGGACTGGGCCGTGAGCAGCACAACGGCACCGATCGGCACCAGCGTGCCGTCGATGCTCTGCTGGCCGCTGAGCGAGGCTACCGCCGAGGTGGAAGCGTAGTCGGCCTTCTGCTTGTTGGCCACCGAGTCGCTGATGAGCAGGTTGACGTCGGCGGGCGCGGTCTTGCCAGCCAGGCCTGTGGTGAGCTGGGTAGTGCTGGCCTTGGAGTCCAAAGCCGTCTGCAAGCCGTTGGTCTCGGCGATGGTCAGCTGCGTGCCTGCCGCACGAGCGCCGACGTCGGACGCTCCCAACACCACGACACCGGTCTGGCCGTTGATGCTCTGCACCGCGTCGTCGGGCGTGGTCAGCTTGATCCAGTTGCTGAACACGCTCGGGTCGTCGGCGTTGAGGATGTACGAACCCTTGTCAGCGGTCGCGGTGATGACGGCCATGTCGCCGCGCTGGACCTGGGCTGTGGTCAGCGCCAGCATGGCTGGCCGGTTGGCCACCGGATAGACGGTGTTGAGCGCCACCGACGGGATCTGCGTGGTGGGGACGCGACCGTCCACGAGGTCGGCCTTGGCACCGAGGGCGGCGGTCAGGCCGTCGACCTTGTTGATGCCGACGTTGGGCAGCTGGGAGTCCGGGACCTTGCCGCCGACCAGCGTGGCGCGTGCGTCCAGTGCCGCCTGCAACCCGTCGATGTTGCTGATGGGCTGAACGGGCAGCTGAGCCACTGGGACCTTGCCGCCGGTCAGATCTGCCTTGCCGGTCTGCAGCGCGCTCACGAGGCCACTGAGCGTGGTCACTGACTGCGTGGTGGCCTTGCCGTCGACCTCGTTCTCCAGGGCCTGGAGGTCGGTCTGGTTCGCCTTGGTGGCCAGCGTGGTAGAGATGCCGTCTACCTGCGTCTGGCTGGCCTTGGTAGCCAAGGTGTCTGCCAGGTTGTTGACCTGGGTGGTGGTGGCCTTGGTGTCGACCAGCGCCTGCAGCGTGCTCAGCGCCGCCAGGCTGGCCTTGGTCTCGATCGCGGCGTTGGCGATGGCCAGGTCAGCGGCGTCGGCCTTGTCGTCTACGACGACCTGCAGCGCGGCCAGAGCCTCCTGCGTGGCCAGCGGCTTGTCCTCGGGCGCGGTCTCGTCGCGCTTGATGAACTTGAGGTGGCCGTTCGGCGTGAGGTACGGCCACACAGCCTCGCCCGGATCGGCTCCGGCAGGGTTGTAGTAGTAGTTCGTGCCGTCATTGCCGAACGGGCTGCGCAGCAGGACCGTGGACAGGTCGGTGGTCAGGCCTCCGGCGTTGAACCAGATCGTCTTGGCCGAGCTGCCGGTGCCACCTCCTCCGCCTGGGTCCAGATCCTCCAGCTGCTGCTCCACCGACGCGATGCGACCGTCCAGGTTCGAGCTGGCGGTCAGCGCGTTGTTGGAGAGGATCGCGTTGAGGCCTTCCACCTCGGCGATCGGGACGTTGACCCCCACGGCGCGGGCACCGATAGCCGCTGGCGTTACGGGATCGGTGCCGCCGGTAGCGTGGCTCGCCGCGTGAACCGTGGGGGTTCTCGGGTTGGTCAGGGCTGGGTCGCTGGTACCCACCTTCGCATCGAGCGCGGCCTGCAGACCGGTGACGTCCCCGATGTCAAGGTCGCCACCTCCGCCGCCGAGGTTGAGGACGGTGCCGTCCTTGCGCGTGACCTGGCCGTCACCGTTGATGTAAGCCAGGAAGGTACCCATGAGCGTGCGGGGGACCACGCCGCCCTGCGTGCGGACGATGGTGGTGTCGCCCTCGATCGCGGCCAGGCGGGCGTTGATCGCGTTGGTGACCGTGACGTCGGTCTTGGCCGTGAAGGCTGCCGACAGGCCCGAGACGTCGTTGAACGGCACCGGCTGGCTGGCCGAGCGAGCGCCCACGTCTGCGGCGGACAGGACCACAGCACCCGTCTGGTCGTTGACCGACAGGACCGTGGCAGAGACCTGGAACCGGACCCAGTTGCCGATCTGGCTGGCCGGGTTGGCGTTGAGGAAGAAGATGCCGTCCGGGCGGACCGCGAAGTCGCCAGGCTGGATCTGGGCGCTGGTGAGCGCCAGCATGGCAGCCTCGTTGGCCACCGTGACAGCCTTGCCGAGGGCGACGTCGGGCAGCTGGCTCGACGGGATCTTGCCGCCCACCAGGTCAGCCTTGACGCCTAGCTGCGTCTCCACGTCGTCGATCAGGCCGTTGATGCCCTGGATCTGGGTGTTGACGTTGCTCTGCAGGTTTGCCAGTGCGGTGTTGAGCTGGGTAACGGCCTGCTGACGCTGAGTCTTCTCGGTCAGGTCGGCGTTGCTGAGCTGCTGAGTCGCGGCCTGCAGCTGACTGGTGATGGTGCTGTAGACCTGCGTGAGCTGGTCCTGGGCGTACTGCAGGAAGTAGGTGCGCAGGAAGCTGTCGGCCTGCTGACGGGCCACCACCTCGGCGTCGAGCTTGCCCTGGACCACGGCAGCGGACTCGGCACCGGAGACAGGGTTGCCGTCGGCGTCGATGACGCGGCCCTGGCTGTCCAGACCGGCCACGCCACCGGGGGCGCTACGGTCGCTCCACTGCAGGTAGGTCTGGCCACCGATGATGTTGCCGAGGTCTTCCAGGTCGTCGAAGTCGACGTCGAAGTCGGGCATCACGAAGTCCTTCGTGAACACCCTGCCCATGTACTTCTCGCGCCAGGCGATGCGGTACGGGATGCGGACAGTCAGGTCCGGGTGATCGGTGGGCACCAGCTCGAACACGACCGGGTTGTTCTCGTACTCGCCGCTCAACAGAACGTCGCGGGTCTCGCGACCCACCAGCGTGGCGTCCAGGTCGGGTGCGCTGGGGTCGGCCAAGGGGTTGATCGCGACTTCCATCACGACCGGCTTGCTACCTACCGACCGCTGGAAGTTGATCGTGAGCGCACGCTTCTGCACCGTATCTCCTCCATGCTCACCTATTCAGGTGGCTGGACCAGGGGATGACAGGTCAGAACGGGAAGCAGAGCGAGTTCCACTCCTCGCGGCGCTCGGCGCGCCAGGCCTTGCGCACCAGCTTGGGCGGGTCCTCCTCGCGCCGGTCCTGCTCGCCCCAGATCTCGTCCAGGATCATGGACCGCCGATCGACGATGGTAGTCGGCAGCTCGTCGTTGTGATCGACCAGGCTCGGCCAGGTGTAGCTCACGAGGCACTTCGGCCCGCGCTGCGCCCACCGGCTGATGATCTCGTCCGGGGGCATGCCGCTGCGTAGGTGCCAGGGCATGTACTCGATCAGGCTCTCGATCTGGTCGGTACGGATGGCCACGCCGACACAGTGCGCCAGGCCGGGATGGACCAGCCAGCACGGGTCTACGCCGTCCACGCTGATCATGCCCAGGGTCCGCTGTACGGCGTGTTGGATGCCTGGCGGGCGTCCTCGGCCCAGGTACAGGCTCACGACGGGCGTGGGAGCCACGTAGAGGGCACTGTGGATCTGATCGGGCAGACCGTCGACCGGCACGGCGTCGTCCTCCAGCACCACGCCCCACTCCTCCTCCTGACGAGCCAGCCAGCGCCAGGCGCGGAGGTGGTTGCGGCCAGCGCCGAGGCGACCGTCGTCCTCGAAGGTGCGGTCGGCGATGTTCTCCAGGAACTGGTCCCGCTTGCCGCGCCGGTCCACGTGGCCGACGACGGCGACCTTGAAAGTCACAGGTACTCCTTGCAGGTCTCACACCAAACGCGCCGCGCCGTCTTGGGTCCCTTCACGCCGGTCACGTGACCCATGCGGTAGTGCTCGTAGGCGCGGGCCACGGCGGCGTTGAACGTCTTGGACATCACAGCCAGAGCACCGCCGCGACGTTGATGCCCATGTGGATGCAGTTGTCGATGATGATCAGCAGCCAGACGGCGATCCAGTCCGGGCGCTCCAGGTTGAAGCCGGTCGGGCTGGACAGCGGAGGCCGCAGGCGTGCCGGGGCGATCTGGTTCTTGGCCCAGATGACGTACTTGGCCGCGTAGTAGTGGTCGAGCACGATGTGGGTGCCGCCGATGATCAGCAGCGCCAGCCAGGACTGCGTGACCAGCACGAACGGGATCGTGTACGTCACGCCGTGGACGATGGCCGGGAGCCACCGCTTGGTCTTCTGCAAGGCCATCCAGTCGTTCTGGATGAAGTAGTCGCCGACCATGTGCGCCATGAGGCACAGGACGGTGACGGTGGCCAGCTCCACCTGGAAGTCGGTCACGGCACGATGCTCGGGTCGAAGCTGATGACGCTGACGCCCTCGACCTCGGTGAGGATGTAGGTCTTCTCGAAGATCGAGTCCTTGATCGGGTAGAACTCACCCTCGACGCCCTTGGCCACCCACGCCATCGGCTCCACGTTCATGTGGCCCTCCAGCGTGTCGACGGTGAACCAGACGAACTCGGTCTCGTCCAGGCCCGCCTCGTAGTCCGCACCCTTGGTGCCGATGTTGGCCTTGTCGCCGATCCACTCCAGCCACTCGCGCTTGGTGTACTGGCCGGGGCGGTACTGCATGACCTCGATCTCGACGGGCTTCTTGCGGGCCTTGCTCGGGTTGATGCTCACGGCTCTCCTACTTGTGCTTCCAGATGGACCAGGTGTTGATCTCGTCGCCCTTGAACAGCGTCGTCCAGCGCGGTCCGTAGGCGAAGTTGTTGCTCTCGCGCCAGGCGTGGCAGACCTTGTTGAACGCGGCCATGTCGCTCTTCGGCTCGCCGTGGAACGCGGCATTCTCCAGCAGCTCGCGGACCATCCTGATGACGAACCGCAACACCGTCTGGTAGTCGCCGCCGACCACGCCAGCGTTGAACAGCGGCGCGCCGGAGTTCTCGATGATCCAGTCCGCATAGCCAGGATGGTTGTTGAGCATCCACATGTTGCCCAGCACCGTCGGCTCGTAGCCGACATAGAGCGTGTCGGGGCGCATGTGCGGCCACGGCTCCTGGAGCATCTCGACGTCAGTGCAGTCGGTGATCCACACCCAGTCGCGGGGGTTCTTGCGCAGCCACTGCAGGTAGCTGATCCACCGCTGGCCGTATGGGAACCAGTCACTCTGGGTGGACTCGATCGTGAGGCCCTTGGGCCGGTCGATGTTGTAGAAACCGATCGGCTGGTCGACGAGCACCACCGGCTCCGCGCCCCGGATCGACTCGCGCCAGCGCCGGATCACCGAGTAGTCCGAGTACATCCGCTTGCCGCGCTGAGGATCGTTCTTGGTGGTCAGCAGCGCCGAGAGCACCACGTTACCCCGCGTCCGGTACTCCACGAAGTCGTCGGTGTAGGCGAACCGCTGCAGCGTCTTCTGGTTCTGGACCACCTGGGCGGTGCGCTGGGCGTAGGGCACCGTGCGCTCGAACGGCACGTCGTGCTGGTCGTAGATGTGCTCGTCCATGGAGTAGATGACCTCGCCGCTGTGCACGACGTCCATGAACGGTGCCGTGGTCAGGCCCGCGCTGTGGATGCGCCAGGAGTACTCGACGTGCTCGTGACCCCATCGCCCGAACTCAGGCCGCATGCCGCCGACGCGCTCGACGACCGAACGGTGCAGGTAGATCATGCAGCCACGTGGCCAGTGCTGGGCGTAGACCTTGCCGTTGCTCCAGGTGGTGGCCGGGGTGTCGAGCTTCTCGCCGTTGCGCCGAGGGTCCAGGTCCTTGAACAGGTACATCAGGTGCGGCTCACCGGCCTCGGTGTACCGACCGAACCAGGACCAGTCGTTGGGCCAGCAATCATCGTCGAACAGGAACAGGTGCTCGCAGCCCGCGTCCATGAGCAGCTCGATGCACTTGTTCTTCGCCCGCGCCACGCCGACGTTCTCGTCGAAGTGGAAGCTGTAGCCGTCGGCCCGGAAGGGAGTCGGCTTGTAGGGATCGCTGGCGTCGTCGACCACCGCGAGGTAGGAGCCGTGCGGGCGGTACTTCTCGATGTACTGCAGGCAGCGGGCCAGGACCTCAGGCCGGTTGTGGGTGGTGACGCCGATGCCGATGCGTCCGGTCACTGCTGGGCCTCCCACTTCTGACGCCACCTCTTCGCTCGCCACTCGCACATGCGCTTCCACTTGAGCGCCGGGTGAGGGATCGGAACCCAGGACTCGAACAGGGAGGGCCGAAGCACGGCCACCCACACCGTCTTGCACTGCGGGCACACCCAGATGTCACCCAGATGCGACTCACGGTGCCGATCGCCGAAGAGCTGGTGCTCCTCGTGAGGCCGGAACCCGCACCAGGCGTTGTCCACGCAGCCCCGGCGCTTCTTCTTGCGCCGAACCCACCCGCGCTCTCGGGGGTAGGTCACAGGGTCTCGCGCAGGACCTTGCCGCTGCGCTCGTCGGTCCACTTGAGGACGTAGCCGTAGCGGCCCTGACGTCCCTCGTGCTCGCGGGCGGCGGACTCCTTGGCACCGGTCTTGGTCACGAACGTCTCGGACGTGTAGACCGTCTCGCCGTTCTCGCCGATGCAGCGCCAGTAGTACTCGCCGTTGATCGAGGGCAGAACCTCCAGCACGCGCAGCGCCTTGGTGGCGGTACGGGCCTTGTCGCGACGGGCGCGGCGGTACGGGGTGATGGTCGGGACTTCGGTCTTGTCTCTACGCTTGGCCACTGGGCCACTCCTTCACTGGGTGGGACTAGCTGCTCTCACCGGCAGCTGTCGCATGAGCCTCGCACAGCCACACCGGCTTGTCGGCCACACGTGCCAACTTGGTGGCGGTCTCTGTGCAAGCCGGTACCGCGCACTGTGGCGCGGACCGGTGCCTCTCCGAATACTTACTCATGCTGCCTACACCCTACAGCACACCTATAGAGATTTTCTACAGGAGTCCCGCTGCGGCCTCCTCCATGTGGTAGAGGTGCGACTCCATGCGGCCCATGGCCTCGCTCTTGAGGTCGTCGATGTGGGCGACCAGGTGGAGCTTGCCGTCCACCTCGAACAGCCAGCCCTTGGCCATCAGCTCGCGCTTGGCGATGCAGGCCGAGCCGTTCAGGTTCTCGTTGACCCAACGCAGGATCTCGCCGTCGACCACGAAGGTGTCGGGACCGTGAGCGGCCAGGATGGTGGTCCAGGACTCGCTGGAGCCACGGGTCGAACCGATGTGCACGCGCACCCGATCGCCGATCGAGAAGTCCTTCGGGTAGTCGGCGAGGTCGAGGTTGTAGAAGTTGTGTGCGGTCATGTTTCTATTCTAGCAAGCTAGAAGGCCCGAAGCAAGTGCTCCGGGCCTTCTGAGTGCTAGCGGGTCTTCCGCCAGGTGACGGGCGAGCTGCCCTCCGAGCAGCGGCAGCGCCACCCCTGCAGGCGCTTGGGCTGACGGTGGCGGGGGAAGTTCTTGCCGTGCTCGCAGGTGCCGACCCACAGCGCCAGCTGGGTCAGCTGCTCGCGCTTGGCCTCGTCGGCGATGCCGTTGCACCGCTGGCCGTTGCCGCCCAGCTCGCGGCACTTCGCGGCCCACACGCGGTCGTGCTTGTGGCCGGGGGTCAGCGCGTGGGCGACCTCGTGGCGGATGGTGTCCATGGTCTCGTCGTACGAGCGGAACGCCATCAGCGTGCGCGAGAGGTTGATCGTGCGGGTGCGGTAGCAGCACGAGCCGTTGCGGGTGCGGGCGGTGCCGAAGGTGATCTTCCAGCCGGTCAGGCCGTGCGCGTCAAGCAGGGCCTGGGTCTCGCGGCGGGCCTGGGCGGGGGTCATGTGGGTGGTGGGCATGCATTAAGTATAGCAGCTACTAGAAGGAAAGCACAACCTGAAATGCAGAAACCCCCGGACTGGTGTCCGGGGGCTTCCGATCGGGCTAGACGAGGGCCAGCTGCGCCTCCTCGCGCTTCTTGGCCTCGCGGCGCTCCTTGGCCGCTGCCTTCTTCGCCGCCTCGAAGGCGATGACGTCGGGCTTGTCGGCCACCGACAGGCGCAGAGCCTTGTAGGCCTCGGCACCCAGCTCGTTCTTGCCGCAGGTCGGCCCGATGCCGATGTGCTTGCTGGTCGGGTCCTCGAACTCCGAGGAGCACACGATGCAGAAGCCCTGCTCCAGGCCCTGCTCGGCGATCTGCGCCGGGGAGAGCTTCTGGTCGGCGAAGATGCGGGCCATCGCGCCGGGGACGTACTCCAGGCCACGGGCGGTGGTCTGCTTGGCGTACAGACGGCCCTCGCGGCTCATGACGAGCTTGAAGACCTTCTGGTCGACCAGGTAGAACCCCGGCTCGGTCGGGCGGGGGCGCTCCTGGGCGGCGACAAGCTGGCCGCGCTGCGGACGGGCCTTGAGCCACGCGATGGTGTCGTTCACCAGGTCGATCGGGAGGCCGTCGTTGAGGCGGTTCTCCAGGCGCTCGATCTGGTGCCCTTCCATCTCGCGCTCGCCCATGATGGTGCGGATGAGGCGGATCTGATTCTCGGTGGCGGTGCGGCTCATGCTATTAGTCTAGCACGCTAGAACAGATCGTGTCTAGTCGGTAGAAGGACGAGTCTTGATGTGGACCTGCTTGATGTCCTCGACCCGGATGGTGCGCCGACGGCGGTCCTCCCAGGCCTGGCTCAGCTTGCCCTCCACGGTCAGCACCAGCGTGCCGTCCTTGGACTCCTCGGCGTAGAGGAACTCGTACTTGCCAGGCAGCAGACCCGGCTTGCGGTTGACCGAGACGGCCATGCCCTTGACCAGCTTGTAGGTCTTGGACCCGCTCTTGATCTCGACCTCGTGCAGGAACTCGACCTTGGTGTCGGACTTGTACTTGCGCTTCTTGTTCACGGTGCCTCCTGGGTGGGTGGGTAGAACTGGTGCGGCACCAGTATATCACACCCGGTCAGAGGGCCTTTTTGTTCTAGAGACGACAAGACCGGCGGGGGACGAATCACCCCGCCGGTCGAGCCGATCTACTAGATGCGACCTGCGGAGAAGTCGCTGATGATCTGCGGAACTGCCAGATCCATGCCGCTGACGTCGAGCGACAGCTCGTCGAACGGTGCCACCACCGAGGTTCCGGTAGCGGTCATCGCGCAGACGACCAGGCGGGCGTTCGGGTTGACCCGCCGACGGTACAGCTCCATGGCCTGGAACGGGTGGTTACGTCCAGCCCAGGTCTCACCGTCGGTGAGGATCACGAACGTGTCGGCCCGGATGCCCTTGGCGATGGCCATCTGGATCGGCTGGCTGACGTCCGTTCCACCCTTGATCTGCGACCGCAGGTACTTCACGTTGTCATCCAGCCGACGCCGTGGCGAGACGTCCAGCGACCACGCACGGGTGTCGAAGCCGATGTAGCCCGTGTCAGGCTCGGTGGCTCCGGTCACCATGGCGATCACCGCGCAGGCCTCGATGCAGGTGAGCTGCGGGATACCCGACACCTTGGTGCCGCCTCCGTAGCTCCACGAGCTGCCCATCGAACCCGAGCAGTCGATACCCACGATCGTGGTCTTGTTGGCCGGGGTCACCGCACCGAACGATGCGTAGAACCCGGCGTCCAGCGCGTCGGTGATCATGCCCGCAGGGGTCCACGTGCTGTCACCGCGCTCCGACCGGCCCGAGGCGTAGGTCTTCTGCGCCACCAGCAGCTGCAGCGGGTGGATACGGCCCTTGCGGAGCCGCTCCGCGTCCTGCAGCTGTGCCGCGAGCGTCCGACCGGTTGCGCCCGTTGCCAGGCCCAGACGGGTGATACGCGGCAGCTGGCGGATCATGGCACCGATGGGCAGACCCCGGTTGATCAGCGTCTCCCACACCTCAGCGTGGTTGATCCACCGATCGGGGATCATCTCCCAGGTGATGCCGTCGACCTTGGTCAGCTCGACCACCTGACGCACGTTCTCGACCCGCTGCAGGGCCTCGAACGCCAGCACGACCTCGGGCAGGGCAGCGCGGATGCGCTTGCCGTTGCGGTCCTTGGTCGTACGACCCGCGAGGTAGTTGTACAGGACCCGGTGGGCGTCGTTCGTGCCGCTGGTGTGAGCCAGCCGCAGAGCGTCGTTGTGGGTCCAGCCCTCACGCTGGCGGTACTTCACCAGCTGGATCGCGAGCTGCTCGGCGTCCTTGCCGTCGTACCAGGCACCGACAGCGCGGCGCATGGTGCGACCCCAGCCACGGAACTGCTCCGCGTAGCCGAGGAACTTGAACAGCGTGGTCGCCGTACGGCAGACCTCCGGCAGCGCCTTGAGCGCGGCACGCCGTCCCTCGACGTCGGGCGAGGCCGAAGCCACGGCCAGCGCGAAGATGGCGTAGTCCTGCTTGGCGGCACGGCCCTTGGTCGAGACATCGACGATGGCGCGGACCAGGGTCAGCGGAGCCTGCTCGGCAGCACGCAGCACGACGGCGGCGTTCTCCTTGGTCAGCTCGCGCTTGCCCGTGTAGAACGTGCCAGCCTCGGTGCCCAGGGTCAGGAACCGGTGGAGGCGGGCCTCGTCACCGACGCTGAACACGTAGCCACCTGCGGCGTTGCGGACCTGATCCTTCACCGCAGGGCGGCGCTGATCGGTCTTCGCGACGGCGGGCTTGCGTGCCGGTGCGGGACGGGTGCGGATCGACGACAGGGCGTCATTACGGGGCATGGTGGCCCTCCTTCTCACTAGGAAACTCGTGGGTGGTAGGTGAGGCGGTCATAAAGGTGCTTGCCGGGATTTAGCGTGCTTCCATCACACTCCACGGGCTTGTGGTGCCCGCGCCTGGAATCGAACCAGGTCCGCTCCTTCCGCATAGGATAACCGACGTCGCGTTCGGCCCGCCTCACTTCAAAAGCATGTTTAGTTATAAGCGTTAGAACCCACGGGCATTGAGTCGCATGCCGGGATTGAACCAGTTTCAGCAACAGGGGATAACCGACTGTGCATCCGGCCCGTGGGTGTTCTGACGAAAACTTTACGTGGTCTGTAGGGCTTCCGCAACCCCGTTTTCGATCTCGTCCGGGCGGGCCTCGCGAGTGGCCGTTGAGCAGCCCAGACGCTTGAAGATCACCGCGATGTCCTCCGCCGTCTTCGGGCTGGAGCACAGCACCTTGATCGGCTTGGAGCCACTGTACGGGTTCTGCCAGTTGGCCTCCACGGCGACCGTCGAGTCCGGGTCGAACGTGCGGGCCTCAGCCACCACGACGTGCTCGGCCTTGCGCTCCTCGCCCTTGGCCTTCGCCTTGGCCGCGCTGGGGAAGTCGCCGCCGTGATGCCAGACCTCGTGCTCCTGGTACCAGTACTGCCACACACGCGGGCGCTCGGCCCACGTGACTACCGCGTGGTCCACCTCCGCCACCACGAGAGTGCGGATGGTGTCGCCGGAGGCCTCGCAGTAGGTCGCGCCGTAGACGCTGCTGCAGATCTCTTCACCGATGGGTCCCTTGGGGTCCTGCTTGATGTATTCCATTTGACACATTCTACAGGATCGCTACAGGGTTTAGTCGGTCCGGTTCACCTCGGTCTGAATGGCCTCCATGCGCTCGCGCAGGGTGCTCGGACGGGTGGCCTCGGCCTTGAGGCGGGCGTGCTCGGCCTGCAGCTTGGGGTCGGCCTGGCGCAGGGCCTCGCTCTCCTGGTCGATCTCCTCGCGCAGCTTGGCCAGATCCTTCTCGCGGCTCTCGGCGTCGGTCTTCCACATCCCGTCCTCGTCGAGGTGGGTGAAGTGGTCGCGGCTGTCGTCGCCCTGGCCAGCCCAGATGTCCTTGATCTTCTTGTGGAAGTACTCACCCGGCTCCATGGCCTCCTCGCCGCTGATGGGCGGGTTGGTCACGTGGGTGTCCTGGGGTGGCTCCTCGGCCTTGATCTGCTCCTGGATCGCGGTGGCGGTCGGGAACTGGGCCTGGAACTCCTCCAGCGTCATGAACTCCGGCAGGCCGGTCTTCTCGGCGTCGGCGAATGCCGCCTTGACGGCCTCGGGATCGACCTCCGGCGGGCGCAGGTAGCCCAGGACCGGCGGAGCGTTCACGGCTGCCGTGAGGGCCTCGGCCTCGGCCTGAGTGCCACCGTCGTCCACGGGGTCGTCGGTGAACTGGCCAGCCAGCTCGTGGGGGAGGTCCTCGTCGAACGCCTGGTCCGGGAACGCGGTCTCGGGCACGTAGGACTTCTCGTCGATCGGGCTGTCGAGGTCGATGACGTCCTCGTCCTCGCGCACCACGGGGCGGTACGGGCCGTACCAGCCGCTCGGGAAGGTAGCCACCGGCCACCAGATGTTGTCGATGACCCGGTAGAAGGCCACAGTGCCGTCCACGTGCGCCAGCGCGGCGTTGGCGTCCACGTAGCGAGGCTCCCAGTGCGTGTCCTCGGCGTTGATGTCCTCGGCCAGCATCACCTCATAGATGAAGCCGTCAGGCAGTAGCGCGATCTGGCGTCCGCCGCCGTCCGGTGTCGACGGGCTGGGGGTTGGCACTTCGGCCATGGGTGTTCTCCGATCCACTTGGATACTGATGGGACTGCCGCAGCTCGCGGTACGCCCCTACTACTTCGTCCGCCGAAGCCCTACGGCTGCGGCGCTTGCTGATCACCTGCGTGGTGATGAACCCGTGCAGCACGACCCACAACAGCAGGCCATACAGTACGACGTCGCTGAACTGGGACGAGACCCAGACGGCGATGATGGCGAACGCGCCCAGCGCGCCGCCGACGTCGAACCAGCTAACCGCCCTGGACAGGCGCTTGTCTACCAGGAAGTCCACTACTGAGGTCATTCCTTGCTGCTTCCTCTCGGGCGAGGCGTTCTTGCCGCATGTGGAACACTTCGATCCACGCGGGACTTAGCGGCGGGTGCTCGCTGAACATCATCGTCCTCCTACCCATTCAGGGCTGTCGAGACCCAAAACACCGGGTGGTCACGAGGACCACCCGGTGCCTGGCGCGGGTCTACTGGCCAGGTGCCTGCACCTGGACGTCAGCGCCGGGGAACAGCTTGCAGCTGCCCGCCGATGCGGCGTTCATGTCGCGGCACGCCCGGAACTGAGCACCGAGGACCGGACCGTAGAGCTGGTTGGTCAGGTCGATGTCGGCCTGCTTGGTGTCCTCCCGCAGCTTGTTCTGGTTGGCCTGGGCGGCGTTCTGCGCTGCGGCCTCCTGCGTCTGCTGGTTCTGGGCGGTCACCAGGTCCACCACGATGCGCACCGGCTCGCAGTTGAACTGGTCGCCGGTCCCGGTCGAGCCGGAGCCGCAGATCAGGTCGTTGACCGACCCGGTGGTCTGCTGGAAGGTCTCGGCGAACCGGTCGCTCATCTCGGCGGAGATGGTCTCTCGCAGCGCCGGGTCGTTGACCTGCCACACCGCGTCACCGACCGACCGCAGCGGCTGCTCCACGATGCGCTGCAGAGTCGGGTACATGTTCTCGGCCAGCATCTTGTTCCAGCCCGGAGTCGAGGCGTTCTGCGCACCGTCTCCGGTGAACGCACGCGGGTCTCCCGCCGCCGCGCCGTACTTGCCCTCGGCGAAGCCGATGAAGTCGCGGATCGGCTCAGGCTGCTGATTGGGCTGCCAGTACACCGACACCCACACGTAGACCGGCGTCCCCGGCTTGCCGTCGACACCCTCGGTCATGGCCCGCAGCGGGTTGTTGGTGTCCGCCGACTGGCCCTGCGGGGCGATCACGTAGTTGCGGGTCACACACGGGAAGACCTTGCCGATGGACTGATCGGTCTTGAACTCGGCGGTCTGACCGGGGTACAGGACCTGCTTGAGTTCGGCGCTGTTCGGGTTGTCGTTGTTGTCGAGACCGCCCTTGCCCTGGATGAACCCGCAGAAGCTCTGCGGGACGGCCAGCGCGGCGTCCTCGTCACAGGCCGTGAGGCCGAAGGTGAGCGCGAGGGCGGCACCGAGGCCGACCAGCACGCGGGTGATTCTCTTCATGGGTGGTGATTCTCCTTCTCTTGGGTGGGCCATCGACGGTCAGTCGATGGTGGACTTGATGCCGTACTTGTCGTAGGTCCAGTCGGCCTGTTCCTCGGCCCGCTTGGCGATGACGGCCAACCGCTTGCGCCGACGCATGAGCCGGATGTGCAGCGGCAGCCAGATGATGAACAGCAGCGCGACTCCTCCGCCAGCACCAGCGCCGAACTTCCAGGCCGTGGTCCAGCGGAACGGCTCCTTGGGAGGCTCCGGGGCGGCAGGCGGAGGCGGAGGTGCCTCGGCGGTGGTGATCTGGATGGTGATCTCCGGCGCGGGCGACTCGCGAGGATTGTCCTCCTGGTACTCGTGGATCTCGTCGATGAGGCGCACGATCTGGTCGACCGGACGGCGGGTCACGTTGTCGATGCGGTCCAGGCGCTCGTCGAGCCAGACCTGGGGCACCCAGTCGTTGCCGACCACGGTGACCTGCTTGCCCTCGGCGTAGAGGAACACCACGCCGTTGGACTCCGGGCGCTGGAACTCGCCAGCTGGCCAGATGGTCACGTAGATCTCGTCGTCGGGACGCAGGCGGCTCTCGATGCGGTTCTCGATCGAACGTGCGTCGTCGACCGACGGCTCGACCACCACGCGGCGGTCGGTGTCGGGGTCGGCCTGGGCACGGTAGTAGCCGTCCGAGCAGGCGAAGGCCAGCACGAACACGCCGAGGAGAATCGCCACGAGACGCAGCGCCTTGAGTGGGTTCATCGGACCGGCTTCTGCTGGAGCCACTCGAAGATCTTCTGGCCCACGTAGTCCTGGAAGGCCTGGTCGTTGCCGATCAGCGGGTAGCGGTCCAGGTGATCGCGCACGCTGTCGATGACGGCCTGCATGTTCGGATGCATCGGCGCGATGAGTGCGACCTCGGCGTCCACGGCCTCCTTGAGCATGGCCTGGAAGTCGACGTTCTCCTCCAGGTACTTGACGATCTGCAGCTCGATCGCGGCCTGGATGATGTGCTCCGGGATCGTGACCGTGATCGTGCCGACGTCGACCTTGATCTTCCTGCGCTTGGCCATCAGGAGACCCGCCGGATGTCCATCAGGACCGGACCGGAGGTCTTCTCCCCGTTCATGTCGGGGGAGGAGTCCATGGCCTTCTCGGAGGCGTACTCGCCGTCGGTGAGGCCATCGTCGTCGTTCTCGCCGGGTGCGACCTCGACGCGCATGGTGAACTCATAGCTCACCACGATGTCGAAGACGCCCCCCTCCCCGTGTGCCACGCCCTCGGTGGGCATGAACGGGATGGGGGCATCCACGTCTAGTTCTGCCATAGCGACCTTCCTGTGGGTGGTTTTAATCGCTATAGGCAGACTACAGGGTCTAGGAGCTGGAAGCAACTAGGTTCGGCGGGCCTTGGCCCACTTCGCCTTTGCGGCTTCCTTGCCCTCGGCAGCGAGCTTGCTCGCGACGATGGCGGTGCTCTTGAGGGTCAGTCCCCACAGGCCCTTGACGGCCTCCACACCGGTCTGCGGAGCCTCGGCCTTGGGGCGGACGTCCAGGTCCAGGGTGTCGGCGATCTTGCGCAGACGGGCCTCGTCGCTCTCCTCGGACGGCAGGACGCTGCGGAACTTGGCCAGCAGCTGCTCGCGCTCTTCGCCGCGCTTCCACTCGTCGTGGTCGATCTTGTGGCGGCGGTTGTACTGGTAGCCCTTCTCCTCGTACCACTCGTCCAGCTCGGCCCAGGTGGGCATGCCCATGCCGGAGCCAGGCAGCTTGGGGCGGCGTCCGCCGTTGCCGTCGTCGATGGTGCTGATCTCGTCGTAGAACCGAGTGACGTCGACCGAGTAGGCGATCTTCTCTGGCAGCTTGCCGGTCTCGCGCAGGGCCTTGAGGTCCAGGTCGGCGGTGCGGACCAGGAGAGTGCCTCCCAGGGCTGCAGCGATGCGCTCGCAGGCCTCTGCGGGGCTGGGGTTGGAGGTGAGGTAGTTGTACCGCTTTCCGGCACCAGCGGCAGGCAGGCCGGGGAGTACGGGCACTTCCCACTCTTCGTTCTTCACGGGCACGGGAACTATCCCTTCGTCGTGAGGCCGGTACTTTCCGGCCTCCCTACCTATTCGGGGGTCCCCGTCACGTCCGACACAGTGTTGTAGCGCGCCTGGCGCGGATTCACGTAGTCGGTCAGGAACTCGATCTCGCGCAGCACCTCGGTGCCGGTGTCCTCGGTGCGGTAGTGCAGCGACTCCTGCTCGGCCTCGACGATCTCCTCGATGTCGGCCAGCTCGTTGTCGCTGATCAACGCGGCGTCTCGATGCCGGAAGGTCACCTTTACGCCGAGGACGTCGATACTAGCCACCGCCACCGGCCTGGATCACGTAGTCGCCGATGAACACCCGGACGTGATCCGGGATCGCGCCGCGCTGGGTGATGAATCCCTGCAGGTGCTGGAGGTCGTCGAACTTGATCGAGCGAGGGCCGTTGTAGGCCTGCGCCGGAGGTGGCATCTCGTCGTCGTACTCAACCTGGAGCTTCTCGGCCTCGACGTCCTGGTGCACCGGCTTGTCGTGCACGGGCGACTGCTTGCGCTCGGCCATCACCCGGTGGAAGTCCTTGGGGTGGCCTCCGGCCATCTCCATGGTGCTGAGGCAACCACGGTGGCAACGCAGGAAGCCGCCCTTCTTGGACTGGTAGAAGCCCTCACCAGCTCCCTCGGCGATCGAGTTACCGCACAGGAAGCACTTGTCGCCCCACTCCAGGGGAGACAGGCCTACCGCGCTCGTCGGGCGCTTGACGCCAGCGGCGGAGCTTTGAGCTGTTGGTCGGGTCATGAGGCCTCCGGCTGCAGGGGTGTGGCGATCGTGATGGCGATCCGGGTGAACAGGAAGAAGCAGCCCGCCAGGCCCAGCGACCACAGGCCGGTGCTGCCCGACTGCGCCAGGTGGTGGGTGATGCCGACGATCACGAAGAACAAGAACGCGGCCAGCGAGTAGATCCACATGAGGATCGTGTACACCCAGTCGCGCTTGGTTAGAGCCAGCGAGAACAGCCCGAGCAAGCCGATGCCCGCGATGACCATGATGGCCATGCCGACGCCCTGGTAGCCGCCGAAAAAGTCGCGAGCGGCGTTCCAGTGCTTGGCCTTGAGCTGCTCGGCTCCGCCGCTATAGAGGTACTGGCCGAAGGTGCCCAGCACGATGATCTGAAAGGCGTCAGTGATGCGCCCGAAGTTCTTGAGCGTCGTGAGCCGACGAGAACGGGCCTCCAGTGTGACCATGGGCTACTCCTTGAATCGGGCGGCGCAGATGGTGTCCACGTGCGCCTGGATCTTGTCCGGGTTGGGTATCCCGAACTCCTCCCCGATACTCCGCCGCTGCTGAGCCTCCCGCTCGGCCTCGCGACGGGCGAACTCAGCGTCGGCCACCCGCTGCTCCCACCAGTAGTCCTCCGGCCACGGAGACATATCCCCGGCTGCCATCAGACGATGATCTTCTTGATGGGGTCCTCGCGCTCGGAGCCGTCCTCGCGGATGTAGCCCGCCACGCCGTCGGCCTTGCCGGTCACGATGTCGTGCTGCATGCGGTCGTGGTCGATCTCGGTCTCCTTGCGGGTGCGACCGACGATGTTGATCCGGGGCACGTACATCTTGGCCTCGCCGAACGGGTTCTCGCTGGCCTCGTGCCACTCGACCTCGATCTCGAACCCGATGTCGCCGAACTCGTTGACCGCGAGCTGGTTGAAGGCGTTCGCCGCCTCCAGCGGGTCCTCTACGACCTTCTGGGCAAACCGGTCCTGGAGCGTCTTGAACGCGGCCTGCACCTTGGGCAGCTCAGACGGGTAGATCTCTACCGCCTCCGGTGCCGGAGGTGCAGGCCGCTCGAACGGCTTACCGGTGAGTGGATTGACCAGGGGCATCGGCACGGCGGGGTTCTCCTAGAAGGTCGTCTACGAGCTTGCGGCCCTTCTCGACCAGGCCACGCACGTCTCCCAGGCTAACATCCCGCTTGGCTGCGCCCCACCCCTTGTCGGAGAGGTAGGTGGCCAAACCCTCCACCTGAGCGGTACTGAGGGTGGGCCGATCCTGCTCTGAGTTCCACTTCTGGATGTCCCACGCCAGCGCGCCGTCCATCACTTCTTCTTGCTCCCCGACGAGCCGCTGGAAGCCTTCTTGGTCGGCGTGGCCACCTTGGTGGTGGGCTTGGCCGTCGTGGTCGGCTTCTTGCTGGTGGTGGTCTTCTTCTTGGACCCGTAGCAGTCGCTGTCGCCCTCGATCATGTCGTCGAAGTCGCAGTCCTCGGTCTGCTGGGTGCCTCCGCCGGGACGGTTCTTCACGCCCGTCGACCCGCAGCCGGTGAGCACCAGAGCCAGGCTGATGCTCACCGCACTGAGGGCGAGACCTACGCGCTTCACAGGCCCTTGGCCCGGAGGTAGTCGTCGGCCAGGGAAGCGATCGGCTTGCCGGTGTCGACCTTCTTGACCTCGGTGTAGCCGTCGTCGCGCTTGGCGGTCGGGTCGATCGAGACCTCGTACTCGCCGCCCTGGGCCTTGAAGCCCAGCGTGGTCTGGTACGGCGACCGGGTGGCCGCTGCCTCGACGTCCTTGGCGCGCCGTGCGACGGCGGCGACGTCGGCGGTCTTGACCATGAACGCCTCGGGTCCGCCCGCGAGGGCGACTCCGGCGTTGGCGGTCATGACGCAGTTGCGCAGCGAGCGCAGCGCGTCGGCCTTGTCCGCGCCGTCGGGCACGAGCCGGTTGATGACCTGGAAGAACGCCTTGGCGTGGGTACGGATGGTCTCGTAGACCTCCGGCTGCCCCTCGCGAGGTGCGTGGTACGAGAACACGTGGTCCACGTACTGATCGGTATATGGCACGGGATGCCTCCTGAATGTGGGTGGGTGGAACAAACAGACTATACAGATACTACAGGGATAAACGCCAGCTTCCAATACCGCCCGTTTCTGCGGGCCGTCACGCGAGCGTGGCAGTTAGCGCACCGGACGTCGCACTTGGCGATCTCCTCCTTGAGTCGGTCCAGGGAGCCGCCGTTTCCGAGCATCGACGAGATGGCTCGAACCTTCTCACCACGCACGTGATCGAACTCCAGGACGATCGGATCAGTCTCACCACAATCGACGCACGGGTGCTCGGTCAGATACGTGAAAGCGTACTGCTGGAGCTTCTTGCGGCGCTCGATGGCGTTCTCGACGAGCTTGGCGCGCCACTCCGGGCTACGCCGATACCGAGCCTTGGCCTTGTCGCTCACGCAGTCCTTGCAGTGATGATTCAGCCCGTCCTTGGCCTTGCTCCACCTGTGGAACTCAGACCTGGGCTTCTCGACTTTGCAGCGCGAACAGGTTTTCAAGCTGGCCACGAAGGACTCGAACCTTCACCTGACGCCTTAACAGGGCGTTGCTCTGCCTAATTGAGCTAGTGACCATCATCCCGCTAGGGGAAGAGCTGCCCGCCCTGGACTCGAACCAAGAATACCGGTGTCAGAAACCGGCGTGTTGCCATTACACCAACAGGCACTAGAAGACGCAGTAGACCCCGGAGGGCTACTGCTGTCGATTCAGGCGGTTGGTACGCATGAGGACGACTGTAGCACACTCCGGGGTCTCCCGGTCAAGGGGTTACCGCGACGAGCTGTCGACCATCCCCCGCGACTGCAGGCGCGACTTCCAGTCGGCCTGGCTCTCGCCCTCCTTACGGCCCGGAGGCTGCTTGGCCATCGCGGCGGCGCGGTCCTCGTCGGTGTAGCCCACGGCGTCCATGGCCTCCGGCGCTGCGCCAGCCGCCGCCATGCCCCGGTAGGACCCGATGAGGTTGCTGGTGGCGCTGTAGGCCGCAGCCACGGCCACCGGAGCATCGGCGTCGAACGCCATCGACCGCTGCGCGCCGAAGCCGCGCAGGGCCACGCCCTCCTGCTGCACGTCGATGCCCGAGCCGAGGAAGATGAACTTCCAGCCGTACTTGGTCTCCTGCTCCTTGATCAGGTCCTTGACGGCCTGCGCGGTCCACTCGCGGGAGGCGTTCTCCATGCCGTCGGTCATGATCACGCAGATGACCAGGCCGGGGCGCTCGTCCTCCTTGAGTGCGGCCAGCTCCGCGCCGACGTCGGTCACCAGCTTGCCGATGCCGTCGTTGAGGGCCGTCATCGAGCGGGCCACCAGCGACAGCGGCGGCACCTCGGCGATCGGCTTGTTGGCGTAGACGACCTCGTACTGGTCGTCGAACTGCGCCAGCGTCACGTAGGCCTGCCCCGGCTCGTTCTTCTGGCCGTGGATCAGCTCGTTGAAGCCCTCCTCGGTCGAGCGAGCGCGGGAGCGCATGGAGCCGCTGCGGTCCAGCAGGGCGGCGATCAGGGTCTTGTTCTTGTCAGTCACGTGGGGTTACTCCTTCTGTCGATTCCGCCGATGCCTTCTCGGCGTCCTTCGCCTTCACGTACCGCGAGAAGGCGATCAGCTGTGCCCAGATGACGGCCACCATCAGGATCGGGATGAGGCACACGGCCACACCCGCCCAGCGGTCTCCGGCGTCGAGCGTCTTGGCGGGGAGCACGTCGGCGGTGACGAACTCCCACGCGCCAGCCCCGAAGAGGCCGACCGTGAGCGCGCTTGCGATGATCAGAGCGACCATCATCACGCCAGCGATGATGCTGGCCTTGCGATCGGTCACTCGGGGAGCAGCCGCTCGCAGGTCTGGCAGCGGTGGACCACCGTGTCGGTGTCCATCGCCATGTCACCGGCCAGCGTCTGGAGACGCATCATCGTCCGGTAGGGCACCGTGCCGTTCGCGGCCTGGGTGAACACCTGCTGCACGTCGTACAGGGTGGCGGTGTCCTCCGGGAGCAGCTCGACGCGATCGAGCACGCGGGTCATCACCCGCGCCGGGATGCCGTACTCGTTGCCGATCTGGCGGGCGAACCGCGACGGGCTGCCGGGGACGCGCTTGCTCGCCATCTCGGCGAAGTCCTCCAGCTGCTGGTCGATGTTGCCGCGCACGCGGCGCATGACCTGGTTCATCTCCTCCAGAACCTCCTCGACCGTGTTGCCACGGAGGCGGATGGTGCCGTCCTCGACCGGCGCGGAGCAGCCGTTGGTGCACCACAGGCGGTGGAGGTAGGGGACCACGACCGGCGGCTTGACCTCGGTCGGGCTGGACAGGACGCGGACGCCGCCACGGGTGATGTCGCCGATCTGGCGCTCACCGCGCTGCCGGTCCTCGATGCCCTCGACCGGATCGACCTCGACGCTCTTGGGCGTGATGATGTCGATGTGGAACGACGTCTCGTCGCGGAGCAGCTGGACCACCTCGTCACCCGGCTCCATGGCCTGGGTGATGACGTCGGCGACCTCGCGGATGGGCAGGATCACCAGGTTGGGGCGGTGGAAGGCCACTACCCGATCGTCGAGCACCTCGACGGTGACGGCGACGTTGGGCTTCTGGTCGAGCCAGTAGTTCAGGTTGTGGGCCTTGAGGTCGGGCGGGCACTTGGCCAGATACGACTTCGAGACGCCGAGGTACTTGCTCAGCGAGCGTTCGAGCTGCTCGTCGAACTGGAACTCGCGGGTGCCCTCGTGTGAGCCGGTGTCGATCCTGAGGCTGCGCGCCTCGTCATCGACCGCGATGCCGGAGAACGTGACCTCCAGCGACTGCTCGTTCACACCTTCGAGGGACTGCTTCAACTCAGATACCAGCACGGTACTCCTTGAATGTGGGTGGATAAAAAATGTTGCTACAGGGTGTTGCCTGGTTCACTCTACACCCTCTAGCGGGCGAACACATCCCATCCAACGAGCAGCTGTTGCGCCCCGGCGGAGCTGATGAAGTCGGTGACCACGTACGGCACGCCGACCCGCTTACCTGCAGGGATCATGGTCGGGTTGTAGTAGAGCTGCGGCTGCAGGTAGAAGTAATCGGCCTCGCGCTGGTACTCCAGCGCCCAGTCCTTCTCGACGTCGCGGCTGGAGTAGATCTTGGCGTCGGTGGCCGTCATGAGGCTGATGAACTCGCGGTTCTTGAGCTTGCAGTAGCTCACCGGGCCGGAGGTGACCAGGGCCTGGCCGTCCCGGTCGACCTGGGGCACCAGGTCAGCGGGGTCGGGTGACCAGCCTCGCTGGCCCTTGTACTCCCAGACGCCCCAGTCCGGGTCGGCGTTGTCGCCGACGCGGGACCATCGCTTGCGGGCCAGGTAGACGCGGCTGGCGTCGTCGGTGCCGACCACGGTCAGGTAGCGGTCGCCCACCCAGCAGCCGTAGGAGAACACCACGCCGTTGCGCTCGGGAATGATCTCCTCGGCGTGCAGCAGGACCTCGCCCGACGGGCTGATCAGGTGGTGCTGCAGCAGGGCCTCGTCGCCGATGGTGCCGATCGTGAACAGGTAGTCGAACCGGCTGGCCGCGCCGGAGAGGTCGCGGGTGCCGACCAGGCGGCTGGGGATCTCCTGGACGCCGGAGTAGCTGCCGGTCTTCGGGTCGAACACCATCCAGCTCGGGGCGGTGGTCTCGACGTAGCTGCTGTAGCTCTGCGGCCCGCCGGAGCCGATGGTGGCCGTGTGCCAGCGTTCGGCGAACAGCCCCAGGAAGCGCCCGTCACGCAGCGGATGGAACCAGACCGGCACGGCGGCTGCCAGGGTGGCCGGGTCGTAGATGGTGCCCCGGCGCGGGGCGGCGGCGGTCTTGGTGGCCGTGACCACGCTGACCCCGTTCATGTCGTAGCTGGTGTCGAGCACCTGCACTGTCGGCTCGGTGCTCACTAGTCCTCCAGGGGATCTTCGTCGTCGTGGCCCATCACGAAGTCTGCGACCTCGCCGCCCTCTTCATCGTCCTCGTCGACCTCGGCGTCGATGATCTGATCATCGTCGTCCTCGTCCTCGTCTTCCTCGGTGGTCACGCCACGCAGGATGTTGAGGCGGCGCGACAGGCGGCGCATCTCTTCCTCGGTGAACTCCTCGCGGATGGCCTGCTGGATGAGGCCGACGTCGCGGCGGAGCATGGCGCGCTCGGCCTGGTCGCGGTCGTCCTTCTCCAGCTCGTCGAGCTTGAGCTGGGCCTCCAGGCCCGTGGTGAAGCCGACGGTGGTGTCGTCCTTGATGAGCTGCTGGAAGCCCTTCTGGGCCACGATCTTGAGGTAGCCGCGCCCGGTCAGGATGTTGCCGACGCCCTCGGCGAGCAGGTCAGAGTGCTCGCGCTGGTACTCGTCCTCCAGCATGCGGAGGATGGCTGCCTTGGCAGGCTCCTGGATGTTGAAGTGGTTCTCGCGGTGGTCGCGGACCGACCAGAAGCCGATCTGGGCGTTCTTCTTGCGCTTGAGGTTGATGTCTTCGAGGTTGCGGACGATCTCGGTGGGACCCATGCCGATCGAGAGCAAGCTGTTGACGCGGCGGCGGGCGTCGGGGTCCGAGCAGATGCGGCACTTCTGGCCACGGGTGCGTCCGGGCACAGACCCGGCCTGGTCGCGAACTCGGGCCACCTCGCGGGACACCTGCCGGTTCAGTTCGCCCTCGGAGAGGGTCATGGTCACCTACCCATCGTCACGGTGCTGGCGCGACGGTCGCTTGCCCGCCAGCGGGTTGTAGGACCGCTTGAACAGCCCGCTGACAAGGTGAGCCTCCGGGAAGCCGTGCCCGTTGGGCACCTCCTTCTCCCAGCGCAGCTCCAGCTGGTCCTCGGTCAGGAAGTCCTTCTTCTCGGAGAGCTTGGTTACCCCCTTGCGGGACTCACGCAGCAGCTCGTTGGCCTGGGCCTCCAGGGAGTAGTTCGGACCGCTCGTCAAGCGCATGGACGTCATGGTGAAGTCGAACCCTTCGGGTCAAGGTGCCGACTTCGGCGAGCGTGTACTTATGCGGCATTGGCAGGTTCTCCCGTGTCTGGGTCCAGCCCCGCCTCGATGCGCAGCTGGCGTACCTCTTCCATGGCCTGACGAGCCTTCTCCTGAGCGGCCTCTGCCGCCTTGAGACGGCGAGCGGCCTCGAACCGCTTCGCACGCTGCTCGTCAGTTTCGTAGGCGTACTTCGCCTTCTCGGCCTCCTTGCGGTCGGCCTCCTCCTTGCGGATGGCCTGCTCCTCAGCAGACCGGTACCAGGGCTTGCGCAGGAAGGCCAAGGCCTTGACCTGCTGCCCGGTGATACCCACATTCGCGATCGAGTTGATGTAGTCCGCGAGACGCTGGTTCTCGGCGGAGCACGTTGTCCAGTCCAGGTGGGCGATGCGGCTCGACTTGAGCGGCGTCTCGTCCTGGACGTCCTCCGGCACTTCCGGGGCTGTTTCGACACTGGTCACGATGGGGTCTTCCTTTGGCTGTGGTGGGCGGCGCTTCTTCTTCTTGACGGCCTCAACTGGGTCCCAGGTGCCGTCCTGAACAGCATCATACGCTGCGATCATCTTCCGCAGGGCATCGTCAGAGTACTGCTGCACCGGGGTCGACCACTTGGAGTCAGGGAGGATCTCTGCTGTCGCGGCACTCTCGGTGTACTCCTTGAGGCAGATGCGCTCGAACGCCTTGAGCTGCTGAGGGGCTGTGGCTGCCAGCACGGGCAGACCGGTCATCAGGTCCCCGTAGTAGATCGTCTCGCCGTCGGGGGACTCCATGAACGGCGACATGCCGTAGTCCTCCTGCTGAGCGCGCCATCGCTCCATGTTCTGGTAGACGCGCTTGAAGATCTCCCTGCGCCGCTTGGACGTGTCATAAGGCCCGTCCTTGTCGGGGTCGTAACTAGGGAGCTGTCTTCCCACCTTCGTCGATCCTCCAGTACCGGATTCGTTCCAGCACCCGAGCGAAGTTGTTCAGCTCCTTCATGAATACCTCAGCGTGGCTGTAGAGGTAGTAGCGGAAGAATGCGTGGTACTTGTCGACACGCGATTTGCGGGAGGCGTGCGCGTTCCTGGCCGGAATGGTGTCGTCCAGGAGTTCCTCGTACGCATCCGCGAAGGCATCGTCGGCGACATGCTTGGCAAACACCGCTTCGAGAAGCAGATCGTTCAGCTGGGGTGCGAGAGTGAGCTTGATGTATGCGATGCGCAGCAGCGCCGTCTCGATGTCTTGTCCTGTTAGCTGACTCCAGTCCTCGATCTCACGACCTCTAGAGTCCTTCTGCCAGACTACTCTACCTGCGCTGTCGTGTTCTACAACGCCGTTGTCGTCTACTACAGGCACCCGCATCTCGCCGTAGAGCATGTCGATGGCTTCGATGGCCTCTCCGTACAGCTCCATGAAGCTGCGGTCGACGGCGGCGCGGATGGCCGTGAGGATCTTCTCGTCGTCCTTGCGCCAGCGGAACTCCAGCCGGTGGAAGAGGCTCTTCTTGACGTCACCGCGCATGGGCGACTCTTGGTCCACCTCTACCTCGCCCATCACCTCCACGGCTGCGAGGTGCTTGTCGTGCAGATCCTGTGCGACGTCGGTCGCGAGGTCTCCAGTACGTGTCACTGTGTACTCCTTGCTGCGTGGATGATGTTGATCAGGTCGTCGACCGTCATGGTGAGATACTGCTCGCCGGGTTTGCCGTGCTTCACCCTCTTGTGGACGACAATGCCAGCGATGGCGTCCAGGTTCTGGGCCTCTTCCTGGGCTTCCTTGACCCAACCGGCCAGGTTCATGCCCCGGACGTTCTTCAACTCGACGGCGATCTTGTGTTTGCCCAGGCGGACGTTGGCAAGGTCACCGACGTCGCGGCTGCCGACCTTGACCTGCCGGTCGATGAACTCGGCGGCGGCGTCGGGCCAGTTCTCCTTGAAGTAGTCGGCCTCCAGGCGCTCGAACGAGCTGCCCTTGCGTCCGTTGGGGTTGGCCATCAGATCTTGCTCCAGGTGAGGTGTAGGTACTGCCAACGGTGCCCGCAGTGCGGGAAGCCGATGGTGCGGTCGCGACGGTGGCCGTCGCAGACCAGGACATGATGGCCACAGCAGGGCAGACGACCGATCCACGGCGCGGGCTTGTCGCACCGCTTCCCCGGCGGCAACCGGAAGGTGAACCCGAAGACCTTGAACGACCAGGACACGCGGATCTCGCAGGTGGGAGAGAAGTCCAGCTCCTCCAGCACCAGCTCGACGGCATCGGTCTTGGTCGCGGTCGTCATCTCAGAAGCACTCCCCCACGTGGTCCAGGTTGCACACGTTGCAGACGTCGGGAGCCTCGTGGCGGGGCTTCCCGATCTTCGTCTTCACGCCGGTCTCGGCGGCTTCGATAGCGTCCCGCAGACGCTCCTCGTTATCAGGCACTTCTCACCTCACTGGCCAGCCAGCACTCGTACCGCGCTGGGCAGGCCTCCATCGTCTTGGACCCCTTACTGCAACAATGCGGCGGCGGGGTGTTGTTCTCGATGCACTCGCGCACGTAGTCGAACTTGGCGAACGTCCGGGCCAGCAGCTCGTCGTCGCGGTAGACGGTGAACTCGCGAGTGCGGAATGGCCGTGCGGCCTCCAGGACCAGCAGCACACCCTTGTCGTAGCCCAGGCCGTACAGGGCCATGTTGAGCTGCAGGTTCCACGTGTCCTTGATGTCCTCCTGGAAGGCGAAGGCGCGGCTGTTCTGGGTCTTCAACTCCACCGGCAGCTCGCCCTCGGTGGGGTGGTCGACCACCATGTCGGTCCGCCCGCGCACGTGGTGCTCGGTGATGATGAACTCCTTCTCCACGTTCTCCGGGCGAAGGATCTTGACCATCTGGAGCTGGGTCTGGACCACGGCGTGCAGGGCGGTGCCCTGGGCGAAGGTCATCTCGGTGTTGAAGTCGTGCGGGTCGAACAGCAGGTTGGCGCGGTGCTCGGGGTGGAACCGGTAGTACAGCTCGCGCTCGCCCATCAGGCCGTGGGTGGAGGGGTGGAAGTAGCCGTCGCCGAGGCCGTAGTAGGGCGAGCTGTCGACGGTGATGGTGTACTTCGACGGCCACTTCGGGTCCAGCATGGCGTTCTTGAGGTAGGGGGCAACGATCTCCCGATCGCCCAGCGACCGGAAGACGTCGCGGCCCAGCCCGAACCCGCTTTTAGCCACGCTGCTCTGCCTCCTTGGCTCTCTCGACCAGATCCACGAACACCTCGAACGGGATCACCGCATAGTCGCTGGGTTGTTTCTGCCCACGACCCCAGATCCGCACACACAGGGCGAACTTCTTGCCCGCCATCGCGGCCTGCTTCGCGTAGTCACCAACGACCTTGGTGACCCTGAACCCCGTCTGTTCAGTGTATTTCGACTCGACCTGGAAGGCGTACTCGGAGTCGCTCTTGTCTACTCCATCGCCCTTCTCGTACCACTGGTTACCTGACCCGGCGGTACCGGACAGACCCAGGGTCTCGTTGACGTGGCTCTCCCAGGCCTCCCAGCCAGGCTGCTGCCTCACGAGGTCTCGCCGTCGGCGTCGAACTCGTTGTAGCGGGTCCGCTGCCGGGTGGTGCAGTGCCTGCCGCCGTGGTCGGCGTCCAGAACGCAGAGCCGGTCGACGTAGGTAGTCCCCGGCGGGTAGCTGCGCTGCCGGGTCCTGGTGGCCCTGCAGACGGGCTTGATGTTGTCGTCCTGGTCGCAGTACTCGATGTGCGGCTGGCCGTCCTCGTCGATCCACACACGGGCCAGGCGGACGTCGTAGCCCTCGCCCAGCCACCTGCGCCTCATGGCGCTCGCAGGCTGCTTGGTCGGGTACATCCGGGCACCGGGCTTGTACCGGTAGCCTGAGCGCCCATCTGTGGTGTCCAGAGCACCCTTCTGGAACTTGAGCGTGACGTAGAAACTCGGGTCGGTGTCAGGCATCGGCGTCCTGCCTCTCCAGCTGCGACATCATCTCCGCCGCCTCGGTGTCGATCGGCGCGATGGACGCGGCCAGGTCCTCGTCGCCCTTGAGCGCGGCCAGGATCTCGCTCACGAGCGTGTCGCGCAGCTTCGGGTCCTCCTTGACCGCCGCCTGGATGCCCTTCATGCCCTGCAGCTTGCCGCCGGGGAACGCCGGGTGGGTGTACCAGCCGCTGCCCTGGATGACGCCGGTCGCGGTGCCCAGACGCACCACCTCTTCGGTGGTGTCGATGCCGAACCCGAACTCCTCGGTCCAGACGTTGTACATGTTCCACTTGGCCGACCGGAACGGCGCGGCCAGCTGGTTCTTCATGATCGTGGCGTTGATGAGCGTGCCGATCTGGCGCTCCTCGCCGTTGATCTTGCGGATGATCTTGTCCTCGGCCTTGGTGGAGGCCTTGAGCCGGATGCGCAGGATGAACATGTACTTGGCCTTGCGGCCACCAGGGGTCATGTACCGGCGGTAGCCGTCCATATCGTCGCGCTCCTGGTTGATGAACACGCCCAGGCACCGGTACTTGGAGCAGTAGATGTTGGCCAGGTTGAGCAGCCGACCGATGGCCTTGGCGTCACCGCCGACCTGAGCCTTCTCGGCCTCCTTCTGGACCACGGCCATGCCCGCCGAGCCGCCGATCGAGTCGTAGAGGACGTAGCAGACCTCTCCGGTGCTCACCAGGTCGACGAAGATGTTGGTGGCCTGCTCGATGTGGTCGGGCTGGGCGTAGAGCACCCGGTCGGAGTCCATCAGCTCGTCGCCGATCAGCTCGCGCACCCAGCTCATCGTGAGCTTGTGCTCCATGTCCAGGATCAGCGCCGAGCGGCCCTCGTTGGCCGGGTCGGTGAGGAACTGGACCATGGCCAGCAGAGCCAGCGTCGTCTTGCCGCAGCCCTCGCCGCCGCCGATCTCGATGGTGCGGTCCTGGGGCAGTCCGCCGATGCCGATCGCGTAGTCGAGCGCGTAGCTGCCCGAGTGGATCGCCGGATGCACCGGAACCTCGCTGGCACGCATCATGGTGCCTTCGCCGTACTTCTTGTTGATGCTGTCCAGCAGCTTTTGCGCGTTTGCCATCAGTCCATCCAGTCTAGTCTCACGACGGTGCTCAGGTTGGCTGAATCACCGTCTAGCTTGATCACTTCGCACGCCACGGGCGCGCCTACCGACAGCATCGGCTTGCAGGCCTTCCAGCTGTCGTTGAACGCGAGGAACTCGAAGTCCTCCTCATTCCACCGGACCGTCAGGAAGGCCATCTCGCCGTTGCGGGCCTGGTGCTTGTGGATGCGCATCAGCTCGCCGCCGATCACGAACCGCTGGCCGGTGCGGAAGTCCTCCATGTCGGTCGGGTGCTGGATGCACTCGCCCTCGATCATGGAGACGTAGGGTCCCATCGGGTCACGGGTGATGAACGTGCCGACCAGATCCTCCTCGATCTTCTGCACGACCTCGGGCTTGTCGAACTTGAACCGAGGGAACTTGTCGGGGTTCTTCCGCCACTTGTCCCAGACGATCTTGTCGGTTTCCTCGACCGAGATGCTGTTGCGCTTCTTCTCGGCGATCTCCATCCGGCACCAGTGGTAGTAGACCTGATCGAGCATGTCCGAGCGGCTCTGGCCGGTCCAGTCGAATGCGCCGATCTTGACCAGGTTGTCGACGACGCCGCGCTTGCCGCCCAGACCCTTCTTGGTGCGGTCCAGGTAGTCCTGCAGGTCGACGTACGGGCGGTTCTTGATGATGTCGGGGATCACCGACGGGCCGATGCCGTTGATGTCGATCAGCCCGTACCGGATGCCATCGTCGGTCAGGCTGAACCGCTCCTGGCTCTGGTTGACGTCGGGCGGCAGCACCGGCTGCTTGCGACGGCGGCACTCCCGGAGGAACACCAGCGACTTCTTCTCGCCGTCCTTGACGTCCTCGCCGTAGACGGCCAGGCAGCCGGTCTCGAACTCCTGGAAGTAGTGGGCCTTGACCCAGATCTCCTGCACGGCCTGCATCGCGTAGCCCATGGCGTGGGCCTTGTTGAAGGCGTAGCTGGCCGAGGCGATCATCTGCTGCCAGATGCGCTCGGCGAGCGCCCGGTTGCCACCCTGGCGGGTGAACTCGCGGTTGGCCATGCAGCCCTCCAGAAACTGGCCCTTGAAGCTCTGCATCAGGTCCAGCTTCTTCTTGCCGATCGCCTTACGCAGCGTCTCGCCCTCGCCGGGGGTGAAGTTGGCCAGCAGGCGGCACGCGGCCACCAGGTCCTCCTGGTAGACCAGGATGCCCATCGTGTGGCCGGTCACCTGCTCCAGCAGCGGGTGGTCGTAGGTGATCTCCTCCTCGCCGTGCCGACGCCGCATGTAGCGGTCCAGCAGGCCAGGCACCCGCAGCACGCCCGGTCGGTTGACCGACACGAGGTCGGCCAGGTCCTTGAGGTTGCGCGGCTTGAACCGCTTCGCCTGCTTGGTGCCCGACGGGGTGTTGATCTGGAAGATGCCCGCCGTGTGGCCGAGGTCGATCTGCTCCCAGATGGTGGGGTCGGCGTACTTGTCGTCGTCCATGTGGATGATCTCGGCACCCTCGGGCGGCGCGCCGTAGAGGAAGCCGTCGTAGTCGATCCACTTGCCGTGGCGCTCCCAGATCAGGTCGCGGGCGATCGACAGGACGTCCAGGCCCTTGTTGGACAGGAAGTCCATCTTGACCGCGCCGAGCCAGGCCATCTCCTCCATGTCGAACTGGGTGGCCACCGGAGCGTCCGGGGAGCCGCCCTTGCGACGGGTCGGTGCCTTGCCCAGGATCGGATCGGTGTCCATGAAGATGCCAGCCGCGTGCACGCCCGCCTGGCGACTCAGGCCCACCATGTCCTGCGCGTAGCGGAACAGGCCGGTGTCGGCGTACTTCTCCATGTACGGCTGCAGCTCGCCACCGATCAGCTCCAGCGTCTCCTCCCACGTCGGCGGCACGTAGTCGGGGTTGACCTCGTAGTCGTTGGTGTCCGAGAAGTCGACCTTCTTGATGAGCTTGGACATGGCCAGGCTGTCCTTGAAGTCGATGCCGAGGGCCTTGCACAGGTCCTGGATCGCACGCGCCGGTCCGCTCTTGGCCTTCGTGCCGATCGCGACCACCTTGTCGCCGCCGTACCGGGCAGCCATGTACCCGAGCAGGTCCTTGCGGTGGCTCTTCTGGAAGTCGACGTCGATGTCGGGGAAGTCGGGGCGGTCGGGGTTGATGAACCGCTCGAACGACAGGTCGTACTTGATCGGGTCGAGCGAGGTGATGCCCAGCAGGTAGTTCACCAGCGAGCCGCCGCCGGAGCCACGGCCAGGGCCGCAGATGCACGGCTTGGGCTTGGCACCAGGCTTGACCCACTTGATGTACTCGCCCGAGCGTGCGGCCAGCATGTAGTCGCTGACCACGTTGAAGTACCCGTAGAAGTCCTTGTCGATGATCAGCTTCTGCTCGCGCTCCAGCCGCGCCCGGTAGGTCTCCTCGTCGAGACCCTTGTCGGTGACGAACCGCTTGAACCCCTCCTCGCACGAGCGCAGGAAGGCCGCACGGTCCTCCTCGTCGGTGTCGTGCAGCCGAGGCATGTTGATGGTCGGCTTGATCTCCACCGTGCAGCTGTCGGCGATCATGCGGGTGTTCTTGACCGCCTCCTCGACGATCGACCGTGAGATGCCGTGCAGGCCCATGTAGTGGACCAGCTCGTCGGCGGACATCATCCAGTCCGCCGCGTGAGCGTTGCCCTCGCTCTGGTCCTTCTTGTTCTTGGTGTTCATCTTCCACACCAGGCGGTGCTGCTTCCAGTCCCGCTCCCAGGCGTAGTGGGCGTCGTTCACGACCACCAGCGGCACGCCCATCTCCTGGGCGAACCGGACCTTGGCGTGGTTCATCTTCGTGATCTTGGCGTTGATCTCGCGCTCCTTGGCGTCGAGCGGTCGATCCTCGCTCTCCAGGAACTTGAACGTGTGCAGCTCCGAGTAGAACCGGTCGCCGAAGATGTCCAGCAGGACCGCCCACTCCTGGCGGGCGCTCTCCTCGTCGTCCTCCTCGATGTACCCGGCGAACCGGGTCAGGCCGCAGCCGTCGGAGGCCCACAGGCCGCTGGCGTACTGCTTCATCAGCGGCGGGTTGAGCTGCGGGTACCGGTAGAAGTTGCCGGGTTCGTAGGCCAGCGACGAGAGGGTCCAGAGGTTCTTGAGGCCCTCGTTGTTCTCGGCCAGCAGGCAGATGTGGCTGTAGTCGTAGCCGCTCGTGGAGAGTCGGCGCGACTCCTCGGGGTCCATCAGCCACCGCTGCTCCGCGCCGGGGACGAACTTGATGCCCGCCTTCTGGCACAGGTTCCACATGTTGATGTGGCCGTTGACCTCATCGTGGTCGGTCAGGCTGACGGCCTCGTTCCCCAGCTCGACGGCGCGCTCCACGATCTCCTCGTGGCGGGCGCGACCGTCCAGGAAGCTGGTGTCGCCGTGGTTGTGAAGAGCAACGTAATCGGCGTTGCTGATGCTCATGGCACTCCTTTGCTAAGACCCGGAACCGGGGCAGGTATCCCTCCTGCCCCGGCCCAGCCCGTAACCGATTGTGAGTCGGCTTCCCCCGTGTGGGATACCAGGTCTACCCAGCCGGAGACGATCCAGAAGGGCGCTGGCGGGGGTTGGGGTCTTAGCGGTGCTTGGCCAGCCGTTCCTGCAGCGAGCCGCCGGTCTTCGGCGCAGGCGCAGCCTGAGCCTCGTCGTCGTCGGCCTGCAGCGAGCCGTCACCGGTCTTGCTGCCGTTGTCGCTGGAGCGGGCCTGCTCCTTCTCCTCGCGCTCGCTGGCGTCACCGAGGAAGAACTTCACCCGGTCCTCCGACGCCATGTACTCGGCCCACTCGGTCAGGGTCTGCGGGCAGTAGGCGAACCGCTCGTCGTCGGGGACGTCGGTCTTGTCGGTGCCGTAGCCGTACCGCTGCTGCAGCTCCTTGTAGCTGGAGCCGTCGTGGTTCCAGTCGGGGTCGACGGCCTTCTCCATGAAGGAGTAGTTGGTGTCGGTGCCCTTGCCGTTGCGCTTGATCTTGTACACCCGGTCGCAGAGGGTGCCGTTCTCGTCGTAGTGCGAGACCAGCGGCGACCAGAAGTTCTTGTAGGCCTGCTTGACGATGATGAACTGGCGACCCTCGAAGGTGCCGTTCTTGGTCTCGATGTCGACCCACTCGTCCTCGTAGGTGACGATCTTGCGACCGTTATCGCCCTGGGTCACGACCTCCTTCTGGACGACGGCCAGCGCGACGGTGCGCGTCTTGGGCGTCGGCTCGGTGAGGTCGGAGCTGCCGTAGTCCTTCTGCTGACCGCCGTAGGTCAGCACGTAGTCCTCGGCGTTGGGGTCGTCGAGCAGATCGGGGCGGACCACGAAGTTCTGCGGCTTGCCCTTGTTGTCCTGAATGAACTCGTAGAAGTCGACGGTGAGGATGTCGTCCACGTCGGTCAGGAACCGGAGCGCGATGCTCTCGTCGGCCTTGAGGTTGAAGTACCCCAGTCGACCGGAGAAACCGCCGCCACCCTTGGCGGATTCGGCGATTGCGTCGTTGATGGCCTTGAGACCAGTCTTTGCCATGGCTGTGTTTGCTCTCTCTTAGAAAATGGTTGGCCGTAGCCCTTGTTACTCATGTGGTTGGTGCTGCGTGATGAACACTACCTCATGTTCGGGACAAATGGGTAGGAAGCTCCGGGGACACCTCCGAAATGTTCGAGATACCTGTGCTGCCAATAACTCTCGTGACTAGAGCATTTGCAGCGTGTGCCGATGGCTCCCACCTGCGAGGAACCATCAGGATCTCCTGCGCGGCGTTCCACGCAGGCTTGGTGCCGTCCCACAGCATCAGCCGCAGACGGCCCTTGTAGTTTGCCTTGACCATCACGCCCAGAAGGTAGTGGTACCACTGCTGGGCGCACAGGGGGTCTGTGCTCCGATGGCCCGCCGAGAAGTAGTCGAACCGCCCCACCTTCCCGTACGGGGAGGCCTTCTGCGGGCGCAGGGCCTCGCGGGCGGCAGCCGCCGTCCGGGGGAGGTCCAGCTTGCTCAGCTCCTCGGCGTACACCTTGTCCATCAGCCGCTGGCCCTCAGGGGTGTTGTCGTACTTGAGCCGCGCCTGGTCGTCCAGCAGCACCTCGGCGATGTTCTTCACGCGATTGAGGCGCTCGGGATCTGGCTCAGCACCCGTGTCAGGATGCAGCTCGACGTAGAGCTGCCGCAGACGGCTCTTGATCTCGGCCTTGCTGGCTCCTGGGTCGACACCCAGCTCGCGGTAGTAGTCATGGGGATCGCGAGTGTTTCGAGGGGCAGGAACGAGGTCTGTGCAGCAGCTCGGGAAGCCGACGCCAGCGGAGTATGGAGAATCACGCGAGTCGAAGAACTCAGACGGGCGATTTGTCCGCTGGTACGGGGGTCCCGCTCTCCTGTCGCTCACGCTTCTCCTCCACTCGGGTCAGGTTGGCCTCCACCAGGGCCTGGCTGGCGTCCTGCAGGTTCTGCTCCTGCTCGCCGAGCACGTCGGCCAGCGAGTTGGTCGGCTGCAGGACCTGCTCGCCGCTGGGGTAGTGCGTCACCTTCTCCCCGGTCGGGAGGGTGCGGACACTCGGGATCTTCTCGCCCATTCTGCCTTCTCTCGGTCGTACTGGACCAGCTTGTCGTAGCCGGGTGTGGCCTGGTCGATCTTGGTCAGGATGTCGCTGGCGCTGGTGTAGTCCCCCAGGTCTTTACCGTCATCTGGAGTGACCACACGAACGCCAGAGTGTCGGTAGAGATTAGCGACGAGACGCCGCTCAGCAGCGCGGCCAGCATCGTCATCATCCATCCATACTACGAGGTCATCGACGCCTTTCAGTAGATCGAGCTGGTGGTCGGTGATCTTCGCGCCGAACGTCGCCGTGACTCCCGGTACTCCCAGGGCCTCGGCCTTGATGACCGAGAAGGGGGACTCGACGACGACCACTCGCCCAGAAACTCGCGCCTCAGCGAGTCGATAGAGTGTCTCGGACTTGGGGAATCCCGGACTACTCCGGTACTTCGGCACTGCGGGCACGGTGCCAGGCCACTCTCCTGGTCGGTTCGGAATAGCCCGCTTCTGCCATCCCACCAGACGCCCATTCCAGAAGTGCGGGATCGTGATCCGGTTCTCGTCGGGGTCGTAGCCGATCTGGAGACGGCTGGCGGTGTCCAGGTCGATGCCGCGCTCCACGATGTAGGGGTGGGTGTAGCCCCACTGGGCGAGGTTGCGTTCCGAGAGACCTCGGACCACAGGGGGTCCGGTCTTCTCCGACTCGGGAGCCACAACCAGGGCGCTGAGCTTGGCCATGAACTGGTTCGGCTCGGCGGTCCCGCCCTCCAGGAATCCTCGGACCAGATCCATGACATCGCGAGGCTCCTTCGCGCCTTCCATCTTCATGATCAGATGCAGCATGTCGTACCCGGACTTGTTGGTCTCCGGGTCGACGTAGCTGTAGCAGACCCACGTCTTCTTGTTGAGGTTGCACGCCGCCGACGGGTTCTGATCGCCGTTGGCGTGGTGCGGGTCCACCCGGTCCACCAGGCAGCTGTGGATGACCTCCACGGTGCCGTCCAGGTTGGTCTGCTCGAACTGGTTCTCTGCCCCGTAGTGGTCCAGGACGGCCTGCGGGTCGATCCGACGATGGATGTCGGCGAAGTCGACGTTCGCGGCCTTCATCGCCGCCAGGCCGGTCTTAGCCACGGGTCACGATGCCTGCTCGGTGTCCAGACGCTGAATGGCCCACTCCAGCGCGTCGTGCTCCCGCTGGTCGTACTTCGTGGCCCTGTGGTGCATCTGGCCGTCACTACGGACCTGCTGCAGCCGATCACCGAGGAACGACCGCCGCCGCTTTAGAGCGGCCAGCTTCCAACCGTCACTCATAGTCACTCCTCGTTCACTCCGCGCACCGTGATCTCGGTGCGATCGCTCAGACGCCAGCCCAAGAGCCAGTTCTGCCGGTCTCCACGACGGGTTCCCATCGTGTCGATGCCCATCACATTGTTGTTACGCATATTTTCATTCCGCCATAGGCCAAACGCAACATCTACAGTCTGCTCGATGAAGCTGGAGTTGGCGAAATTGTGCAGCTGACCTCGGCCTCCATCGCCGCGCTGGCTATCGCGGTTGAGCTGCACAGCCAACATGCATGGAAGTGCCCCGGCGCTCTCGCGGCTGATCTCATCCTTGAGGTCGAACATGATCTCGCCGTGCTTGAACCGCAGCGCCTGGTCGCCCTGATAGCGGCCCTCGGCGTCCATGAACGACAGCTGGTCGATCATCATGACGTTCGCGCCGACCTGGCGCGCCCGGTTCACCATGTACTTCACGGTCCGCTCGCCGCGCTCCGGGCGCTCCACCAGAAGCGGCCCGCGTGCTGCCAGAGCGTCCTGGGCCTCGTGCAGGCGCGTGCGGTCCTGGGGCAGCATGTCGCCGCTGGAGATGTGGTTGTAGCCCACACCGGAGGCGAAGGCGTCGATGCGGTGCGTCATCTCCTTGATGCTCATCTCCAGCGTGAAGACGATCGGCTTGAGGCCCGCCAGGTGGGCCTGGATCGCGCTGTGACAGAGCATCCAGCTCTTGCCGACCTTGGTGAAGGCTGCGACCGCGCACAGCTCGCCGTCGAGCAGCCCGTGGGTGTGCTCGTCGATCATCGGCAACCCGTACGGCACGCCTCCGGCGACCGCCGTGCGACGGGCCTCCAGCTCCATGCGGCGCTGCTCGATGTTCTCGGCCATGTCCACCCGCGACGTCCGGGCGACCGTGCGCTCGGTGATGTCGTGGGCGTCCCGCCACAGCTTGCTCAGCGTGGCGATCGGGTCCTCATGCAGCGTCTTGCCCGCGCTGAGCAGGATCTCCTGGGCCTGGTTGAGCGTGTACCGGCGCTGCAGGGCGCTCACGAGCCACTCGGTCGACTCCTCGACGTCGTGCTCGAACCGCTGGCCGGGGAACTCGGTCTCCATGACCACCCACGTCGGCGCGAGCTGCATGGAGGCCTTCTGCCAGTAGTCGACGATCCACTCGAAGATCACCCGGTTGATCGGGTCCTCGAACACCGTCTCGCGCAGACCCATGCCCCACAGGCGGTCGATCACCTTGTGGTCGCCGATCATCTTGCCGATCATCTTGGACTCAAGATCAGACAATGGGACGCACCTCCCCCTTGCGGATCTCCTCCAGCTCGCGGGTGTTGGCCTTGGGCCGATGGTCCTCGCCGATGAACTTGACCAGGATCGACTTCTCCTTGAGCAGGCTCAGCACCGCGCCGCCATAGCTGGTCTGGAGGTCGTCGGTGGTCAGGTTGGTGGTGATGAACGTCGGTCGCCCGTACTGGACGCGGGTGCGCAGGATGGTGTCGAACGTGGACTCCTCCAGCGTCGACCGACGGCCACCGGCCTTGTTCAGCTCCTGGCTCATCATCCAGTCGCGACCCACGTCGTCGAGCAGCAGGATCTGCGACTCCTTGAACCGGCGCTCGAACACGCGCTGCTCGGAGGCCTTCTTCCACCCGGCGGTGTACATCTCGATCATCTGGGCGAACGTCGTCGCGTAGCAGGTGTAGCCGCGCTTGACGAACTCCTTGAGCATCAGGTTGGCCACCATCGTCTTGCCGGTGCCGTAGTCGCCCGTGAAGAACAGACCGACGCCCCGGCTGACGTAGGCCTGGTGGTTGCCGACGTAGGTGTCCACCAGGTCGTCGATGTTGGTCGGGCCGGTGTAGTCGTTCCAGTTCAGCCGCTGGTAGGTGGTGCCGATGCCCGAGTGCAGGTAGTGCATGTGCAGGTGCATCTGCTGCACGCAGTCGCACACGTGCTCCTCGCCCTGCCAGACGTAGGTGCCGGTGGTGCCGCAGGTCGGACAGTACTTCGTGGGGTCCCCACCCTTGAGCTGCGGGTTCTCCGAGACGATGCGATCCTGCACCTCGTCGGAGAAGAACTTGCCCAGGTAGGTCTCGGGTCCGCTCACAGGCTCGTCGCGAAGCCGGAGTCAGCCATCTGCTCGCGCTGGGTCTGGCGACCCTCCTCGCGGCGCTTGGCGGTCTGCATCTCCTGGTGCATCTTGTCGACCCACCACTTCATCTTCGTGCAGAACATCCGGTGCACGATGAGCTGGTTGCGGTCGTCCTTGCCACGGTGCTTCCAGCAGACCCACTTGATGATCAACCCGGCGTCGTCGCCGTAAACCTTCTGGAGCCACCGCATCATGTACAGCTCCTTGCCGTCGAGCGCCATCGTGACGCCGTTGACGGCCTCCTGCCAGTCCTTGAGATAGACCACGAGTTGGTCGGGAGACATGTCCTCGACCCGGACCTTCATGTCCTCTTCCAGAGGGTCGATGTCCGTGAATGCCACCTAGTAGCTCCTTCTATTTGACTATAGGAACACTATAGCCCATCGCTGAACGCGGGGGAAGTCCCGTTACGCTGCTCGGCCCGACGATTCCCGTTCTGACCTGCGGTGTTACCCTGCTGAGCAAGGGTCTTCTCGCACTGCGCCCGAAGCGCATGGCTATAGCTTCGGATTGCCTGCCGCTGATCCGACGGCAGGTCATCGACCTTACCACCGGTCTCCTCGATCCGACGCAAAGGCCAGAATACGAGCACGGCGCGTGGCGCGTCGATGTCGGTCAAGGGCGTGATCGACATCTGGATGCAGCGGTCGTCGAACCCGGTGATGTAGCCGACGTGCTCGGTGCCGTCGGTCTCGACGATGCGGAACTCGACCTCCCGGAAGATCCGGCGCACGAGGTACCGCTGGAAGATCTGATCGTTGCGAAGACCGATATTGACGTCTGACTGGGCCACGGGACTTTCCTCTGGGGCTGGGGGAATTACACTCACCCCTTCCAGGCTCTCCCAGGTCATATCACGTGGTCTCGTCATCCTCCGCCTGGTCCAGGCACGCTCCGGCGATGATGTCGACGGCTCGACGCAGCTCCAGCTCGCTGATGACCAGAGGGGGCATCAGCTTGATCCTGCATCCGTTTGCCTTGGGGAGCAACAGTCCGTAGCTGCGAGCGTCGGCGACCAGGCGCTCGGCCTGGTACGGCTCGTGGGTCTCGATGGTCTGATACAGGCCAGCGCCCCGGTGCCCGGACAGGATCTCGGGGAACTGGGACTCCAGCTCGCCGAGGCTCTCGTGCAGGGTCTTGCCCGTCTCGGTGACGTTCTCCATCAGCGTCTCGGTCAGCCGGTTGAGCACGCTCAGGCCCGCCGTGGCGATCACCGGGTGCCCCGCGTAGTGCTGACGCCGGAACTCGCCCTCAGCGACCTCCCAGAGCCGCCGGGGAGCCACCACGGCACCGAACGGGAAGCCTCCACCCGCCGGTCCACCCACGACCGTGATGTCGGGCTTGATGCCCCACTGGTGCTGGCTCCACACCGCGCCGCAGCGACCGAACCCGGTCTCGGACTCGTCCACGATCACCAACGCGCCGGAACGGCGGGCGTCGTCGGCCTGAGCCTGCACGGCGGGCGGGTAGACCGGCTTGCCGGTCTTGTCGATCAGGTGGACCACCAGGGCGGCGACGTCGCCCCACATGCGCGGCTCGTCGGTCTTGGTCTCCAGGAACACCCGGTTGGTGACCCGCTGGGCCAGGCTCATGGCCACGCTGAACGCGCTGTCCTCGTCGGGGGTGAAGTAGACCTGCAGCGGGTCGTCTCCGAGCCAGGTGAGGCTGTCGGAGAGGGCCTTGGCGTACTCGACCGGCATCCGCAGCACATGGTCCCCGGACGCGCCGACGCGGCTGTACTGCTGCCACTGCTCGTTGAACCCGGACTGGATCGCGGGATCGCGGTGGCCCAGCGGCAGGGCGCTGGCGGTGAAGTCCAGGTACTGGGTGCCGTACTGGTCCCACACGTAGATCAGGTCGGCGCGGCTGACCGGAAACGGCTTGTCGGCCACGTAGGGCATGTAGGTCTGCTGGGCCTCGATCTGCGGGTCCACCACCTCGTCGATGGCCTGCTTGAGGCGCTGATCAGCTGGCTTGGTCACTGATCCACTTCCACAGCTCGTCGACAGCGACGTTGCGGTCGATGTCGAGACGTCCGACGTCGCGGCCCTCCAGGATCTCCTCGAACCGCTTCTCGACGGCCAGCTGGTAGTCGCGGTCGTCGAGCCGGTCGGGATCGGGGGTCAGGTGGTCGGGGTGGTGGGGCTTGAAGAACACCCGGTCCCAGAAGGTGTCGGTGCTGGCGGTGAGGTGACCCAACCGGTAGACGTCCTCCAGCAGGTTCTTCCGGCGGTGGGCGTCGGCGCTGGCGATCGACGTGGCGGCGATCCGGTGCAGCAGGTCGGCGGTGTAGGCGCACGGGTCCCACAGGCACCGGTCGCCGATGATCAGCTTGGGCGCGTCGGGGGCGGAGCTGAACTCGGTCAGGTACTCCTCGGCCTCCCAGGCGCGCAGCTGGGTCTGGCTCATGACGTGCCACTGGAAGTGCCAGTCGCCGTCCATGTTGTTCTTCATGCCGTAGGCCGCACCCAGCTTCTTCACCCGCCGGGTGGGGCTGTAGACGATGTTGACCTGCCAGCCCTCGTTGAGCGCCAGCGCCGCCACGTTGTCGACGATGAAGGTCTTGCCGACCCCGTGTGTGCCCGTCAGGGCCACCTTAACCAGCGTCAACCTCTGCACCCTTCTTCTTGACCCACTTGCCGTTGACCTCTTCCAGCAGACTCGGGTGCACCCACTTGCCGCGCACCTTCTTCCAGCCCTCGCGCTCGCGCCACTCGCCGCCCAGCTCGTTGATGCGGATGCGCCGGAGGATCTTCTTGAGTTCGTCCGGTTCGACGTTGCCGCGTCGGTAGTTGCTCAGCAGGATGGCCTTGATGATCGGCAGCGTGAAGCGCCGACGTCCTTCGCGGGGGTCACCCACACGCTCCGGCTCGATCGGGGTGCCGTCGGGGTAGATGAACACCGGCTCGACCGGCTCCCCGTTGACCTCCTTGCGCAGACCCCAGTACAGCCACTGGTTCGTCTTGTCGAAGAACTGCGCGGCCTCGGTGGTGCTGTAGAACGGCACGATGCCCGCGTCGGCCAGCAGCTGCTCGTCGCTGATGTCCTCGATCTGGCGGTCGCGCTTGTCCAGCTTGGGCGCTGGCGGCGGTGCCTTGACCTCGGTGCGGCGTTGGCCACGCTTGACGCTGTGCGGGTTGCGGCCACGGCGCTGCGCGGTCGCTACCGGCGGCGACTCGTGCTTGGCGTCGGCCTTGGCCACCTGGTCCAGGAAGGCCTGGAGGTCGGCGTCGTCGGCCACATCCTCATGCCCGACGGGGAAGGCATCGGGCTGATCGGTCGGCTGCCCGGACGGGTAGAGCGACTCGCGTGCAGCGGCCACCCGCTCGGCCATCGTCACCTGCTCCTGCAGGGTGGCCTCGGGGTTCCAGTTGCTGCCGCCGGGTCGCAGATCGTCCTGGGGTACGTCGGTCTCCGTTACAGCGGAAACCCCGCCACCGTCGTGGTGGCGGGGAATCGGCTGAACGGGACTGGCTACACCGTCGGACCGGTATCCGGGTGGACTCTGCGAGTCCTCTCTCTCGACCGTCTCCTGGTCTGGCTGCATAGCCGTTGTCCTTGTCCTAGATGTTGTGGACCGCGAAGCTCGGCGACTTCCACTCGCCGACCTTGAGGCTGGCGCGCAGCTTCTCCAGGATCTCCGGGTCCTTCTGCGCCGCCGCCATGAGGGCCTCGATGTCGACGTTGCGCTTGACGACGACCTCCTCGGTGGAGACCTGCTTCCACAGCTTCTCGCCGAGCAGCTTGGCCAGCTTCTTCTCGTCCAGCTCGGGGTCCTTGCGACCGCAGCCCTGGCGGGCGAACCGCTTGCCGTACTCCGGCGCGTCGATGGAGGCGTTGATCTGCTCCGGGTACTCCTCGCCCTCTTCGGCGAACTCGGCGGTCATCGCGCCGGAGACGCGGGCCTTGATCTGCTCGCGGGTCGCCTTGGCGGTGTCCTCGATGCGGACCATCTCCTCCCAGATGCCCATGAGCTGGTTGGCCTCGGCCAGGGCGATCCGGGTCGGCTCCTCCACGCTCAGGATCGGCGAGGCGTCCTTGAGCTTGCGGATGAAGGTCTGGAACGACTTGTTGACGACCGCGATGTCCTTGCGGTCCATCTTGGCCAGCGCCGCCTTCCAGCGGGCGGTGCGGCTCTCGCGGGAGGACCTGGTGGCGGCGACCGCCTTGGAGTCCTCGGCCTTGACGATGGCCTCGTACTGCTCGACGTAGCTGCCGTCGGCGTTGGCGAGGATGGTCTTGAGGTCCTGCTCGATGAGTGAGTTGGTCACGATGCTCCTTGGCTATGGGGGTGGTGGTTGTTGCTTACTTCTCGTCCAGTATAGCTGTAGTCGCCGACAAATACTCGTCTAGCGAGAATCCGGCATGTCGTCGATGACCTTGACGATGGTGCCGGGGCTGACGCCGTAGTGGCTGGCCAGGGAGAACACCGCACGAGACAGCGGCATGTAGTCGACGTCGCACTCGTTCTCGGCAGCCACGATGCGGCGGCGGATCTCCCAGCACTGGCGGCTGGTGAGGTGCTCGTACCGGCGGCGACGTTCTGCCGTGGGCGTAAGTGGCTGGTCAGACATCCTTCGGACCCTCGATCTCCTCGCGCAGGATGCCCCAGAGGAACTCGCCCTTCGCCTGCAGGGCCTTGCCCAGCTCGATCGCGCCCTCGGCGGTCAGCAGCACCACGCCGGTCGGGACCTTGGTCTCCGGGTCCTCCAGCTCCATGGCCACGCGCCCGTCGTCGCGGTTGACGACGTTGATCTCGTCACCGTGGAAGGTGGGAATCTGGACGGCCATGCGGCTCCTGTGGGTGGGGTGGTGCTTGGAAACTTCTACAGCTTAGCGGATTCCTGCAGCTCCACCAGCTTGACTGCGGCCATGACTTCCATCATCCGACGCTCCAGCACGGTCAGGCCGCGCTCCATCTCGGCACCGTACACCCAGTTCTGCTCGGCCAGCAGCAGCATCTGGCCCAACCACTCCATGGCCAGGTACCCGCGACGGCTCTCGACGTCCAGCAGGGCGTGGCGCACCGACGAGACGCAGGACCGGACGAGATTGCCGTGCTCGCCGCGCTCCTCGTAGAGCTTCTCGGCCAGGGTGAACCACTCGGTGAAGAACTCCAGGAACCGCTGCCCGGTCTCGTCCTGCCGGAGTTCGAGTTCCTGATCGGCCCACTTGGTGGCGTCCTTGGCCTTCACTGGCAAACTCGATTCTTTGTAGTGGGCTTTGTACCGCCTCGCGGGATACGTTTCTCCAGGTTGGAGAAACGGTACCTCAACCAGTGAACCTGGGTTCTCAACCGGAAGAGATACGAGAGAGAATCCGCACTTCGTGCCCCACCCCTTGATCCCCTCCCAAGATCATATCTGTTTTACACGCTCTACAGCCCTCTGGCAAACGCCCTGGCCACCACCCTGGAAACCCTGTAGCTGGCCTATAGCGACCTGGTAGACTTTGGCTCAAATGCACCTTCCTGCCGATGACGTGGACGCCGAGATCGAGCGACTCCTCAACGTCCCCATCCACCCCGATCGCATCGCAATGGTGCAGGAGCACCCCGACTACCCTGGCTGCCTGTACTTCGACGTGGGCGACTGGGACAACCGGCAAGAGTTCTACCGAGCTTATCACAAATGGATGTCCCGCCACCTGGTTCTCAACGAGACCTTCCTGCTGGACCCCTTCCTGGAGCACATCGCCAAGGACGGCTGGGCGGTCATCTTCGAGGAGTCGACCCGAGGCATCCTGGAGGACCACGCTCGCTGGTCGACCCCGTTCGAGGTCCCTGGCTACGAGCTGCTGGACTACCAGGTGTTCAGCCTGAACAAGGCCCTGGAGCGCCACCTGCTGGGCCGCAAGTCCAACGAGGAGCGGTTCTTCTTCTGGAACTGGTCTGCCGGTGCCGGGAAGAGCTTCTGCGCCGGAGCGGCCATCCGGCGGCTCCAGGAGTACGAGGGCCTGGGCATGGGCGTGGATCTGGTCATCGCGGCCACGACGAGCGACCTCAAGATCAACCTCTACCGGTTCCTGCACAACGCCGGTCTGGACGCGGTGCTCACCGACGGCGGGAAGCCTCGCAGGCGCAAGATCTACTCCGGGGGCCACCACGTGCTGGTGATGAACTTCGAGAAGCTCAAGTTCGACTACGACGAGATCTCCGCGCTGACCAAGGGCAAGCGGGTCCTGTTCATCCTGGACGAGGCCCAGAAACTGATCGCCGACGAGGGCCAGAACCAGACCCGTGCCGCCCTGGACAAGCTCACCCGCGAGTGCGAGGCCACCGTGTGGCCGATGTCGGCCACCGTGGTCGGCCCGTCGCCGCTGCGGTTCCGGGACGTCTTCTCGCTCGACGGTCATCCGCGATCGAACCCGCTGGGCACCAAGAAGGACTTCGTGGAGCGGTACGCCCGCGAGGTGAAGACCAAGATGCAGCCGACCCGCAACGGTGGCTCGTTCCCGCTGACCACGTACAACTGGGACCACGCCAAGCTCCAGGAGGTCCGCCACCGGGTAGCCGACCGGACGATGGCCGTGCGCCGAAAGTCGAACATGCCCACCATCCCGGTCATGGTGCAGGCCAGCGACGGCCAGCGCGAGGCGTTCGAGGTGATCACCGAGGAGGCCCGCAAGGCGGTCCTGGGCAAGGGTCTGGACCCCGGTCCGTACATGCGGCTGCTGCAGATGGTGGCCATCACCCCGGAGGCGCTGCGGGTCACCGAGGACCAGATCGCCGCCGACATCATGGCCGAGCACCCCCACCTGGCCGAGGGCCACGCGCCCAAGATCGACCTGCTGAACGAGATGCTCGACGGTATCGCCGAGCAGTACGACCAGGCCGTCTGCTTCGTGCACTGGACGACCGGCGGGCTGCATCTGATCAGTCCGAAGCTGCGCGTGCGCCACGTGAAGCACTGGGGCACCGGACAGAGCCGTCGGCTGTCGCAGAAGGCTGTGGACACCTTCAAGGCCCAGCCCAACGTGGTGGCGTTCCTGTCCTCGGACGCCGGGGCGCTGGGGCTGTCGTTCCAGAACGCCCGGTACGTGATCAACATCGACCCGATCCGCGACTACGACCTGCTCACCCAGCGCAACAAGCGCATCGACCGGGCCGACTCCTACCTGGAGGGCCTGACGTCGTACGTGATGATCACCGAGGACTCGGTGGAGGAACGGATCTGGCACATCTGCCAGGCCCGCATGCGGCTGTCAGCGGCCACGCAGGGCACTACCGAGGAGTTGACCCCGGAGGACATCGAGCTGGCCGAGATGCCCGAGGAGGTGTCGAACCGATGGGTACTGTTCGGCGAATAATCACCTGCGAGCGATGCGGGTACGATCTGAGCGGCATCACCAGCCGCCACTACTTCGGCAGCTGGGGCGAGAACCCCCACTGCCTGCCGTGCGGCAAGCACTGCGACAAGGCCGGTCTCAAGGCCGGTCACACCCACCCACAGGAAGGGGTCCCGAGTGACCACACCAGCAGGCAACGAGTTCGTGAGGACGAGCGACCCCGAGACGTCGCATGACGCGGTGCCGGAGCGCCAGCGGCGCGAGAGCATTCAGGTCGCGCTGCTGCAGGCCTACGCTGACGCCTACCCCGCCGGTCTAACCGACGAGGAGGCCATGGAGGCATGCGGCTTCGATCTGGTGGAGGACGGCTACCGACGCCGCGCCGGAGACCTACGCGCTCTGGGGCAGATCGAGCGCAACGGCAATGAGACGCGGCGGACCGGGCGGACGGGCAAGGCTCGCATGGTCTGCTACATCACCCACGCGGGCGCGGACCGCCTCGGTTATTGAGTGGGGCGTCCGGGTCTCGATCCCGGTATTCAAGGGTAAAAGCCAAGAGTGATAGCCGCGTTCACCAACGCCCCCATGGTGCCCCTGGAGAGGATCGAACTCCCGGCACCCGAGGTAGAAACTCGGTGCTCTATCCACTGAGCTACAGAGGCGCTGAGGTGGCAGGAATCGAACCTACGGAGGCGGGGGTCAAAGGCCCGCTGGCCTGCCAGCAGACCACACCTCAATGGGAACGCCACAGTGTAGTACCAGATCCAAGCACCGCTGGGAGGACTCGAACCCCCTGCCTACCGTTTAGGAAACGGTCGCTCTGTCCGCATGAGCTACAGCGGCCTTCTGGGCGCGCATCTTGCGCCTGTGTTCGGTGTTCGCGAGCCTGCACGGTGCCTCGCGGCAGCCGTTGTTGTAGGCCCGCTTGGTGCCGCAGAGCTTCCACCCCATGTCCTCGGCGGTCTTCGCGTCGTGACAGGGCTGACAGAGCACCTGGCACTTTTCCAGCTCGGCCTCGCGGCGTTCCTGGCTCCACGTCCAGATCTTGTGGTCCACCTTCTTGGCCGGGTCGATGTGATCGAGCCGGAGGTTCTCGGTGGACCCGCACCGTACGCAGGCCTTGTCGGCGAAGTAGTCAGCACGGCGCTGGGCCTTCCACTTGCGCTGGTACTCGCGCATGTAATCGCGTCGTGCTTGAGTCGTCACAAGGAGAGTGTACCCCCTGTGCCGGAAAGCACCCCCGGAGAGAGTCGAACTCCCGCAGTGTGGCGTCGGAGGCCTCACGCCAGGTCCGCTGGCGAGGGTAGAGGGATGGTGTCGGTATTGCCCGCCGACACGGTACAGATCGGCCTGCCATCCCAAGCCAGGGAGCTGGAGGTCGGAGTCGAACCGACTTCTCGGCGTTACGAGGGCCGTGCGTAAACCGTTCACGCTTCACCAGCACTGGGAGGGGGAGTGCCTGCGCCCACCGCCGGGTGCTTGGTAGCCCCGAACGGGACAGCTCTCGACTGCTGCCTCCCCCACCGTAGTTCGGACGGGAATCGAACCCGCGTATCCCAGGGTGAAAACCTGAGTGGCACAGCCAGCAGACCACCGAACCATAGAGAGCCTCCAGGACGAATCGAACGCCCGCAGCCTGCTTACAAGGCAGGCGTCCTACCACTGAACGATGGAGGCAAAGCCAGGCCAGTCCCGGAGGGCGACCTGGAGCTAGGTGATGGATGGATATGGGGATGCTGCCGGTGTTTTTGGTGCTCTACCACTGAGCTACGCCGTTCCAGGAACGACGACGGGAATCGAACCCGCGACCACCCTCTTGACAGGAGATAACCGACCTGCGGTCGACCCATCCAACGTGCTCCAACGAGGAATCGAACCTCGGACAACCAGCATGTCGGGCTGGTGCTCTACCACTGAGCTACAAGAGCATTGCGAGCTGAATCGGGGAATCGAACCCCGGCTACTTCCATACCAAGGAAGGGCACTACCACTATGCTAATCCAGCATTGAAACACGGGCATTTAATGGAGCCGGAACCGGGACTCGAACCCGGAGTGATTCATTATGAGTGAATTGTTTTTCCGTTAAACGATAACCGACGACCGATCGGCCCGTGCTTTGTCTCCCGAGAGGGAATCGAACCCCCACTCTCCAGATTCGTAGTCTGGCGCTCTATCCGTTGAACCACCGGGAGATTGTGTTGATGGGCATGAGCGGAGCCGGAAAGGGATCGGACTCGAACCGACGACCTCCACCTTAAAGGGTGGCGCTCTACCAACTGAGCTACCCCGCAAAGGTTGGCTGCGGGAGATAACCGACATTCCATCGGCCCATCGAACGTACCTGCTGAGTGAATCGAACACTCCTTGCGCCAAGTTATCAGCTTGGATCGGACGACCAGTCCGCTAACAGGCTTGGCTACAGCGCCGGATTTTCACCGGTCCACGCATAGACGGTGCGCAGAAGTTTCGCCGCAGCAGGGCACCGGGGGTCTAGTCCCGCTGTCACCTTGTACCTATGAGTGGTCTCGAACCACTTACCTCCCCGTTATGAGCAGGGCGCTCTGCCAGATGAGCTACACAGGCATACGGAGCTGCATCGCCAGACACAACGGGACAAGGATTTCTCCCGGACCCCGAGGAATCGAACCTCGCTACACTCCGACGCGACCTATACGGGATTTGAACCCGTGCTCTCCGCCGTGACAGGGCGGTGTCCACTCCAGACTGGACCGATAGGCCATCGAGTGCCCTGTTTCGCTGGGCCAGCGATGAGGTTGCCACTTCTCACTATGCGACCGGCTGAACCGGTACGGCGACGAGTGCCTGACCGGGATCGAACCGGCTTCCTACACCTTGGCAAGGTGTCGTGCGACCATTTACACCTCAAGCACACTGGTGCAGAGTTCGCATCCTCCACACCGCTGTTTGTGCGTCCTGATGGCGTGGCAATTCGCACACACCAGGTCGCACTTCTCGGCCTCCGCTCGTTTCCGGGCGAGTGACCAGGTTTGGGACTTGCCGCTCAGGCCGAAGGCCTTCATCGTCGTGTCCCGATGATCGAACTGCATCACGTACGGCGGGTAAGCGACCCCGCAGTCCAGACACTTGCCACCGTGCTCTGCGACCAGCAGAGCCTTGTGCTTGCGCCGCGTACGAGACACGGCCTCAGAATTAGCACTCATAGCTAATTCTAACGTACGCCCGGAGGGACTCGAACCCCCGACATGCTGATTAAGAGTCAGCAGCTCTACCAGCTGAGCTACGAGCGCATAAGGTGAAGTGGCCCCAGTAGGATTTGAACCTACGACCTGCGGATTAAGAGTCCGTAGCACTACCAGACCGTGCTCTAGGGCCATTAGATCTTGCGTACTCCCCCAGGGAATCGAACCCCGCTCGATCGGATGTGACCCGACTTCTGTCCCAGACTAGAGGAGCATTGTGCCAACACGTGGAATCGAACCACGGCCTCCGGGTTTTCAGTCCGACGCTCTACCAACTGAGCTATGAAGGCAAGCTGAGGACTAACGCGCCTCAAGACGGTACGTGGAACTGGTCGGGATCGAACCGACTGCCTTCTCACTGCCAGCGAGACGCTCTACCGATTGAGCTACAGCCCCATGATGCCCTGTAGACCGGCGGGTGAAGTCTCCGGCTTGCCCGTTGCACCTCCCCAGGACATCCAGGAGGTCCATGTACCGTTTCGAGGCCGTCGACTGCCTGCGTAGGTGGTAAGCCTTGGTGCGCCCCCTTGCGGGTGATACTGCGAATACTGCGAGCGCCCGACAGGAATCGAACCTGCTTAGCCAGCTTGGAAGGCTGGAGCACAACCAATATGCCACGAGCGCGGGGTGACCAGAGGGAATCGAACCCTCGCGACCGGGATCACAACCCGGCGTTCTGCCATTGAACTATGGCCACAGCAGTCCTACCGAGAATTGAACTCGGGCCGTCTCCGTGAGAGGGAGATGGGCTACCACTACCCCATAGGACCAGAGCCGGATATGAAGCCTCCAGCGGGGCTTTGAGTGCCGAACAGGACTCGAACCTGCGTGCCTGGGGTTGCAACCCAGTGCCTAACCATCTCGGCCATCAGCACAAAGTGGAGATGATGGGAATCGAACCCACCTCACCGATCTTGCAAGGATCAGTCGCCCCCAAGGAACATGCATCCCCAGAAGTCTCGGATATGGGTGTTGAGTGCCGGAATCCCAGCCGCTAGCTGGGTGCTCCGCCATGGAGCGACGGGTCCATGGGTGGACCCGGCAGGAATCGAACCAGCGATAACCGACAGACTCTCTCGACCCGAGACCTAGTGGCGGGAGTGGGATTTGAACCCACGGCCTCCAGGTTATGAGCCTGGCGAGCTACCGAGCTGCTCTACCCCGCTACGCACCCGGACGAGCCGGGTTTGTGGCCAGGATGGTGCCTGGCCAGATCTCTAGTACTACACTATGGAGTTCTCAAGTTTCATACGAGCTGAGGTAGAAGCTACCTCTGCTCGATTCAATCCCGCAAGGGATTAAACGTGCCGCGTCAGAGAATCGAACTCCGCCGTCCCGAAGGCCACAGGGTTACAGCCTGCTCCCAAACACCAGTTGGGCATACACGGCATTGCGAGGACTACTCATCCTCAGGGTGAAGTCTCCTCCAGGTCCGAAGGCGATGGCAGTTGGCGCAAACCAACTCGCACTTCGCGATCTCGGCCAAGATTCGCTTCTTGCCGTACCCTATCCTGACCGCTTTGCCGACGTCGAACTCTTTGTCGTCACCAATGTGATCCCAATCCATCTGAAAATGGTGGAAAGTGCCTCCACAATCAGTACAGGGTCCGCTCTTTAGTTGTCTGGCCCATACGGACATCGCTGTCCTTTGAGCCTTTGCCCGATCTAGATACGGTTGCTTGTTGGCGTAGTAATGCGCTCTACGCTTCTCAAGCAGACGTGGGTCTGACGGGTCCTTGTAAGCCATCTAACCATGGTAGGTGGTTTGGACGCTTTACGCACAGGTGGTAGGAGTTGAACCCACGCCTCAGGGGTTGGAATCCTTCGGGAAGCCGCTTCACACCTGCATAGGGTCGTGCTATTCAGTTGTCGTACGTCGGGAAACAGGGACTCGAACCCCGTCAGAATGGTCCCAAACCAATCGTGCTAACCCTTACACCATATCCCGATTGTGCTGCCGGTCGGCTCAAGGAGAAAACACCCACTACGGGTGTGGAATCTTCGAGCCGGTCGTCGTCACGGCTCGAAAGCTGCGACGACTAGTGCTTGATATGCCACGGTCGATAGGCCGCTCGCATGAGCGTCCCTCGCGTGGTGGTATCGGCAATCGTAAACACGGGATCTACCGTAGCAGACCCCGTGTCAGACGTGCAACCCCTACTTGTCGACGGTGTTCCTGTTCGGGATCAGGACCCGGACCCAGGTGCCATCGAACCAGGTCAGGACCTCGTTGTCGTCGATCACGTAGTAGGTCTCGCGGTCCTGTGGCGACTTCGGCAGGTCCTTGCGGGACTGCACGCGCCACTTCCGGTAGCTCCGCTTGGCCTGGTCCGGGGTGCTGCCAGACAGGCAAACGGCGCACTTGTACCCCGGCGGGTTCTTGGTCCAGCCAGCCACCGGATTCTCCGGGTCCAGCAGGCCACACTCCACGCACGTGGGGATGATGAAGTCGCCCTGGCCGTTGCGCTCGGCGATCTCCTGGTTGCGCTTGATCCGCTTCTGGGTGACGTCGTTGAGCTGGTCCTGGATCGACGGTGCGGTGATCTCGTGCAGGTAGCGAGTCAGCGGGTCGTCGCCCCGGTTGTTCGCGAAGCTCTCGGCGTCGGCCCACTGCCTCTTGGTCGTGGCGATCGGGCCAGGAGCCTGGTACCGGGTGAAGTCGCGGGGACCGGCGTCCTCGTCGCGACCGCCGGAGAGGTCTGAGACCGTCGCAGAGCCGCCCGAGGCCTTCACCTGGGCCGTGGCGGCATGGCCGTGGTGGTTGACGCGGCACGAGCCTCCTGAGGCCTTCACGATCGCGTAGTCGTAGATGTAGCCCTTGACGATGATCTCGCCCGAGCCACCAGAGGCCATGACGGTGGCGTTCTGGTAGACGTCGCCGTCGATGATGATCCGGCAGTTGCCGCCGGAGGCCTTCACCAGCGCGCCAGGGCCGACGTCGCCCCGGATGCGGATGGAGGTGCGGCCACCGGAGGCCTTGACGACCTCGCCAGCGGCCACGTTCACCTTGTCGACGGTGTACGGACCACCGTCGGCGACTCGGCTCTTGACGCGCTGCTCGGCCTTGTGTGCGGTCAGGCCACCCACCGGCTTGCCGCCCTTGATCGCGGTGCCTGCACACCGCTTGCAGACGAAGCCGGTCATGGTGTTGTAGAAGCCGTCCTGGGCCGTATCGAACCCGCGACCGCACTGGGTGCAGGTCCAGTCCTGGTGCTCGCGGATGTACTCCTTCGGCCCACGACGTCGCGCCGCCGTCTTGGCGGGCGTGGTGGCCGAGGTCTTGGTCGGCAGCGGCTTCTTCTCGGGGTCCGCCGGAATCTGGGTCAGCGTGCCGTCGGGGTTGCCCTTCCACAGCCGCATGGTGATGTCGCGGTCCTTGGTCAGGGTGTCGCGCAGCTTGAGCATGCAGGGCTTGCAGCCCAGCGCGATCTGCTCCAGCCAGATGACCTCATCGACGATGTGGTCGCCGGTCGCGCAGAAGAACGTCGGCTTGGGGGTGTTCTCCTCTTCGAGCTGCTCCAGCAGGCGCTCGGCAGAGTCAGTCCAGTCCACTGGGACCTCCGTGGGTGTTTGGTCGGCAGCGTCAGACTTCTTCCGCTGCTCCAGAGCCATACTAGTGAACCACACGCCGAAGGCCGCGACCATGACCTGATCGAGTACGGGCGGCGGTGCGTCCATGAGAGCCTGGGCGCTCACCCATCCGGTGCCCATCAGCCCCATGCCGATGGTGTTGAGCTTCGGGTTCACAGGGTGGTGAACCAGTACGCCAGGCCCATCAGCCCGACGTAGACCGAGGAGCCAGCGGCGGCTCCCAGGAAGACCGCACGCACGCGGTGGTGGAAGTTGCGCATCACACTCGTCCCTTCTCGATGTCGCGGCGGAGGTCGGCCTTCTCGGCGCGCTTGACGGCGCGCTTGGTGACCTTGCGCTCGTCCTTGAAGCGGTCGCCGCAGCACCGCTTGCAAGGCGGCTGGCGGTAGGTGCCGAGCATACGTGCCATCAGATGCCCTTCTTCCAGTTGTTGCGGTTGCCCTTGCCGGGGCGCTTGGCGGCGCGGGCCTTGTTCACCGGCTTCGCGGCGGCGCGAGCCTGTGCGGTGCGGCGCTCGCTGTGGAGGCGACCGGCGTCGGTGTTCGTGTTCATACTTATAGCTTACTAGAAGAACACCGACGCCGCAACCCCTACTTCCCGATCAGTGCGAGGTGATGCTCGCGGGCGCGCTTCTTCGCCTCGGTGAAGGTCTTCTCGGCCATCACTGACTGACAGGGCCTAGAACGAAAGTCAACCCGGAATCTTCTAGGCAGGTGAGACAGCTCTAGTGTAGTGTCATAGGAATGAATACTTGCCCCACACCCACGAAGAGCCGCTATCGCACCGAGGAGAGCGCCGAGCAGGCATTGCACGATCCTCGGCTCGGGAAGACCCTCTACTCGCCCATCCGCGTGTACGAGTGCCGCTGCGGCGGCTGGCACCTCACCGCGCAGCCCCGGAAGTACCGTGCGCCGAAGCGATCGAAGAAGAACCGCCGGTAGGGGTTGCAAAAGGTTCTAGTCGACTGCTATAGTTGAGCCATGAGCAACCACGCAATGGAGGACTACTTCACCCAGGCCGAGGCCGACGCCATTGTCGGAGCGGCAGCCATGGCACGGGTCACCGGCAGCCGGGGCACCACCGAACGCCGGGAGAGCCGCAACGCCGAGGGCCAGCTGGTCGTCACCAGCGAGGTCACCGTTGAAGCCATCGACCAGATCGAGGGCTGCAACAAGGCCTGGAAGATCCAGAGCTGGGGACCGGCCTACCGGGTGCCCACCCACCAGAACATGGTGATCGTGATGCGCAGCCGTCCGGGCCGGTTCAAGAGCCACGCGAAGTAGCTACTTGAGGTAGTGCGGGGTGATGCGCGCCCCGTACGCCCAGGCCTCTGGCGAGATGATGCTGGCGGTCACGCTGACGTCGCTGACGGGGACGGTCGTGGTCACGTTGACGCGACCGTCCTCGTAGCGCAGGTCGGTCACCTCGTGCAGGAAGCTGCCGACGCCGCCGAGGCGAACGAAGTACCGGACCAGCGCCAGCTCGGTGTAGAGGTCCGAGAGGTACAGCTCGTCCTCGTCGTCGCCCTCCAGGGTCAGCTCTACGTTGTACTCCTGGTCAGCCCCCGGCGGGATCTCGACGAAGCGTGTCTTGAACTCATGCCAACGACCAGCTGGAGCGACGACTGACTCCTCGTAGACGATGACGCCATCGGCCAGTCGGCGGAGTCGAACCGTCGCCACGTTGTCATTTGCCGTCGGCTTGTAGAAAACGGCACCGATGCGGAACAGGCCCTGAGGAACGAAGTGAGTCCACTGCTTGACCTTGATACCGGCCTGACCAGCGCCCGCAGCCCTTCGGAAGCGAAGTACGCGCTTGCCCTGATAGCGACGGTTAGGATCGACGCTGATATTGACCACGCCGTACGGGCTTCCCCACACAGTGTCCTCAGTCGACCACGCCTTTGTGGTGTCACCCCAGGTACCTCCGGGAATCGTCTCGGGGATGGTGCGCGTGTAGTAGGCCAGCTCGGTGTCCCCGATGGACTGGCTGTCGGGGTTGATGTCGGCCCACATGCTGTCGGCGCGCCACAGTCCCGAGTCCTTGAAGTCGACCGAGACCTTGGAGAACGTCGAGCGCGTCTGCAGGCTCTTGAACACCGTGGCCAGAGTCGTGTCGGTGGTCTCCACCCGCACGTTCTCGAACCAGACCTTGCCGCCCGCCTGGGCAGCTGCCGCGACCACCAGGGCCACCCGGAACCGGGCGGCGTTGGCCGGGGCGGTCATGGTGCCGTCGATCGACCTCCACGCGCCGTCGCTGTGGGTCGACCAGTCCGAGTAGCTGACGGTGCCCACGTAGGCGTCGGACAGGAAGCTGCCGTCGGCCCGGTAGTAGCGGATCGCCAGGCCGAACGCCTCCTGGGTGTTGGCGACGGTCACGTCCTCCCACATGAGGTCGACGTGGACCTTGAACTGCTCGCCGGGTTCGACGTCGTTGATCTGGCTCAGCAGCTCGTTGTGCAGGCCGTTGGTCTCGCACCGCGCCGTACCGCGCAGCCAGCGGCCCTTGGTGCCGTCCCAGCTCCAGTTGTCGCCGGAGGCGATCCAGTTGGCCAGGTTGCGCTCGAACAGCCGGTTGTCGATCTGGTAGACCTTCTTCTGCGTGGTGATCGGGCCTGTCGGCTGCCGCTTCACGAAGTTGGTCACGAACTGGTCGGGGTCGTAGGTCGGGAAGTCGAAGTACGGCTTGTCCTCGCCCGCGATGAAGGTCGACGTGAACGGGATGATCTCCCGGACGGCGGCGAAGTAGGCGATGGCCGCGTCCCGCTTGAGGGTCCGGTAGTCGTAGCGGTGCACGCTCTGGCTGTTGAACCGCACGCGCCGCTCCAGCGTCATCTTGCGTTCGGTCACCGTGGAGGTGTCGGTGAGCTTCTGCATGACGTTGGCCGGGACCTTGAGCTGCTGGCCGGGGTAGATCCACCAGTCGGTGCCGCGCACCGGCAGGGTGCCGATCGACCGTACGCGGGTGATCGCGCCGGGGTTGGCCGCTGCGATGTCCTCCCACGGCACGTCGGTGAACGTCGCCAGCTTCTGCAGGCCCTCGGCCTTGATCGTGGTGACGTACTGGTCCTCGGCCATGATGTAGGGCTGCAGGGTCTCGCGCCGGTAGACGTACTGGCTGCCCGCCTCGATCCGGCGGCTCTCCTCCAGGTTGAGGTCGGCGGCGTTGGGCATCGTCTCGCTGATGTAGCCGTTGGACTGGGTGATCTGCACGACGTCGTACTGGGTGGTCAGCACCGACCCCACGGCGTCCAGGATGCTGGCCGGGTTGAGCCAGTTGACCGACCGGACGCCGTTCATGCTGATGAAGGTGCCCAGGCCCAGGAAGCCGCCCTCGCCCGTGTACAGGCGCGGCCCGAGGCTGGACTGCTGGACGACCGAGGTCGGGAAGACTTTGTACCGGACCTCGATGTCGCTCTCGTAGATCGGGTAGGGCTGCTCGGTGAGCTGGCTGAACTCGAACTTCCAGTACTTGGCGCTGATCGCCTGGGGCAGGAACAGCATGCCCTTCTCGACGACGTAGTTGCGCCAGACCGGGGTCCACTCCTTGTCCTCGTAGGCGGTCTCGCTTGCGCCGCCGGAGCCGTGCTCCTGGGCGGTCCAGCTGACGGCGTAGACGGCGTTGTCCAGGCTCGTGCTGGGGATCAGGCCGGTGGCCGGGTCCGGGATCACCGGGTCCGGGTCGACGTAGTAGGTCGGGGAGGCCATGAACTGGTCGCGGCTGCTCTGGTAGCTCTCCAGCTTGACGATGAGCGCGGTGACCAGCCCCCGGAATCCGTACAGCTCGTTGGTGCCGTCCAGGCTCACCTGCATCGGCAGGGTGGACGGGTTGGCCTCCAGGTGGGCGATCTCGTTGCCCCGGCGGTCCAGGACGCTGATGTAGACGGTGTTCGGGGCATAGCGCCAGCCGACCACGATGCGCAGCGTGTCACCGGCCTTGAAGGTCGACGTCAGGGGTGCGCTGTAGGTGCGGGTGTCGGAGCCGTTGTCGAACTGCAGCGTGAACTCGCCCGCGCCGACGTCGTACTCCAGGGTCGGCTTCCACTGGCCAGCTGGCTCGCGCACGCGGTAGAGGACCGGGTTGCCCGGAGGACCGCTGGCCGCGTCGAAGTCGGGGGTCCACTCGACGCCGATCCATGCCGCCTGGCCGATCTGCGGGCCGAGGTTCATGTTCCAGCGGTAGTAGCTCTCCTGCAGCGTGGCGCTGATGTCGCTGCGGCCTCGGCCCAGCCGCCACTCGGTGTTCTCGTCCTCGTCGGGGCGAATCGCCACCGGGTTGAGCTTGCGGGTGCCGATCGTGTCGTCGCTGGAGTAGTAGAGGTTCAGGTGCTGGCCGGTGTACACCGGGTCGATATAGAACTTGTCGACCGAGCGAGGCTCGCCGTCGTCGCCGCGCAGGTCCAGGAACAGGTTGGCCACCGCGCCGGGGTCGGGCATCGGGGCGCTCTTCCAGAACGTGTACGGGTCGTCGTCGATGGCCCGCTTGGCGTCCCAGTCCTTGATGTACTTGGTGATGACGTTGCCGAGGATGTCCTGCTCTTCCTCGAAGTACTGCTGGCCCTGGGCGCGGTCGTAGACGTTGCGCCGGATGAGCGTGTTGCGAAGGCCGACGACGAACGGGGTGCCCTCCATCGTCGGATCGTTGGTCCGCGTTACGCGGATCTGCATCTGCTTGGCGACGATCGGATAGACCTTGGACGTGAACTTGTAGAACGAGCGAGCGTCCGAGCGGGCCACGTTGATGCGCACCGGCAGCCGGGTCATGTCCAGCACCGGACGCCAGTTGTTGTTGCGGTCCTGGTACCAGAACTCGACCTGGCAGGGCACGCGCAGGATCTCGGTGCTCAGCTCGGAGATGCTCAGCGGCAGCTTGAAGGTGGTCGTGATGACCTCGGTGCCGCCGTCGCGGCCCGGACGCGGCTGGCTGAACCACTCGCGAGTCGCGGGGTCGACGACCTGGGCGTCGGTGCCTCCCTTGCCGAAGATCAGCTGCAGGATGAGCGCGACGACCTTGAGCGGGAAGTGGAAGTCGAAGTAGTACTTCTGTTCGGCCACTTTGGCTAGCTCCTGACGAAGTTGGCCGGATCGCGCACCTCGCGGTTGGCCTGGCGAGGCTTGCGTGCGGTCCAGCTGGAGGTGACGGTGGAGTCACGGGCGGGCGCGGAGTACGCGATGGCCAGGTCGGCGGTGAACGTGCGCTTGCTCGCCGAGGCCTTCTCCACTGGGAGGCGGTACCGCTGGTCGTCAGCATAGCCGCCCATCGCGAGCACCTCGGCCTTTCGGTCGTCGATGTAGGCCTGCTGGCTGGTGTACTTGAACTGGTAGGCGGTGCGGTCGGGGTTGAGTGCTGGCTCCTGGGTGGGCGTCAGGCCGAACTTACCGCCGGGGTAGTTGTCGGGGCTGTCGGCGCGCTCGTACTCCATCCACGCGGTGAACTGGCCGGTCGACTCGAACAGCTCGAACGGCGGCTCTGCCTTGACCTTGCCGTCGGGCTGCAGGGTGCCGTAGCTCACCGAGTCGATCGGGCTGCGCTTGCCGCCGCCGACCAGGTAGTAGTAGCCGTACTCCTGAGTGATGTTGAACTGGGCGTACGGTGCCAGCTCCGGCGACTTGGACCACAGGTACTGCTCGGTGGGGTCCAGGTCAGCGGCCAGCAGCTCGGGGTTGGGGAAGTCCTCCAGCACGGGCGTGCCGGTGACGACCTTCTGCACCTCGTAGTAGACCGAATCGGCCACCACACCACGCACCGGGACCGGCGTCGAGACGCTCAGGCCGTTGGTGTCGATCGTGGCGATGGAGTCCTGCGGGGTGATCTTGTCGAGCATGTCGCGCAGCAGGCGGCGCTCCTTGGGGTCCAGCGCGGACTTGTGTGGCCGGATGGTGACCTCGTTGCGCGCCGAGACCGGTGCACGCCCGACGTTCTGGCCGAGGCCGAAGTCGTCGATGTAGCGCCAGTTCTCCATGATCTCGCAGTCGACCGAGCAGGCCGCGTGGACGGCCAGCCGGATGCCCTCGGCGGTGCCGCCAGCCGAGCAGGCCCGGAAGTACTCGGTGATGCGCGCCCGGTACCAAGCGTCCTTGGCCTGCACCTCGTCCCACTGGTCGCTGGTGAGCATCTGGGTCATGGTGTCGTAGCTGTAGCTCTCCGATGGCGCTCGGGAGAGGAAGGCCGCGTTGCCGAAGATGTAGTCCAGGTCGGAGCCGTAGATACCGCTGATCGCGCCGGAGAGGCGCTGGATGAAGATCTCCTTCTTGAGGCTGCCAGCACCGGAGTCGCCGCACAGCGCGTCCATGAACTTGTACAGGATCGTGGTCGCGTCAGCGACGTAGACGTTCTGGTCGAAGTGGTCCATCCGAAGCTCGGTGGACTTGGACGGCATCAGGGGGAAGGGGCTGTTGTTCGGCATGGGTCAGACCTACCTGTTCGCCTTGCGCAAGATGACGGCCTCCATGAAGACCGGCAGCGTGTTGTCGCTGAGCTTGAAGTCAGCCGTCTGGATCGACGACGGCACGACGTCGGTGGAGTTGCCGAACACCTTGATGCCGTAGTTGCTGCCGTTCTCGGCGCTGGTCGTGATGTTCACGTTGTCGACGCCGAGCACCTGGTGGACCGCCAGGTTGAGGTCGCTCAGCTCGATCCACGAGCCGAACGGCAGGCTGGCGAAGTACTCGCGCAGTCGGGTCTGGATCGCGTTGGTGACCTGGGTGACCACGAAGCCGCGATCGAACTCGATCGACAGGTAGATCCGCAGGTAGGCGTATCCGGCCTGGTGCACCAGCACGTCGGTCGTGATCTGCTTGCCCTGCTTGACGACGGCGTTGAGGACCTCGGGAACCCTGTTGTAGACGTAAGTAAGCGTCAGCGGAGTGCCAGAGGACGGGCCAGCTGGCAGCCACTCGATACCGGCGACCTCGCGAGGGCTGCCCGCCTCCAGGGTGGTGCCGCGCAGGATGTGGTAGTGCACGCCCTGCTGGTAGTTGGTCGCGCCGACGACGATCGACGACGGGAAGGTCAGGATCGGCACGCTGCCCAGGCGCATGAACCGGTTGCTGGCCGACGGCGTACCGGCGGTGCCGACGCGGGCGAAGTTGCCGGTCCACAGCTCGTCGCTGGAGTTGGACGAGAGCGTCTGCGCCGAGACGACGGTGCGCTCGGTGATCGTGTACGGGTCCTGGCCGTTGACGTACAGGTCGACCTTGTTGGTGATGCCCGCCTGCGGGTTGTTGCGGCTGGAGCGGGTCGTGTACTCGAACTCGACGTCCACGATGTCGCCGACCACCATGGCTCCGGTGGCCACGCGGGTGATCTGCGGCGATGCTCCGGCGGTGAAGGTGTAGTCGTCGAACGGACGGTAGAACTTCTCGTCCTCCTGGCCGAGGTTCTTGAACACCGTCTCGCCCTTGGGCCAGGCGTACTTGACGTCGTTGGTCACCGGCAGGTTGAGCGTGGTGTCCGGGACGGCGATCTGGGTGACGTACTTGCGGATCGGGCCGAAGCAGGCGGCGCGGCTGACGTTCTTGTTCTGGTACGCCAGTCCCAGGTACCAGTCCTCGGTGCCCGCGATGTTGCGCATGAAGGTGTCCTTGAACCGCTGGCGCAGTTCGGCGTCGGTCTCGACGTCTACACCGCCGGTCAGGGCGGTGAGGTTGGTGACCGACGTGGCACCGATGATCGAGCCGAGGTAGACGATGCTGTCGGGCGGCACGTTGCCCGCGCTGCCCACGACGGTGCACTGGATCGGCACGTCGGCGACGTAGCTACCGGCGGGGATGACCACGGCCTGGGTGGCGGAGAAGAAGAGCTGCCCTGTGCTGCCTGGGAGGCCCTGGCGGGTGTAGAACTGGGTGCCCTGGGCGATCGGGATGTCCTGGGCGTTTGCATTCGCCAGCTCGACGCGGACCACACCCGACGCCTGCCGTCCCTGCAGCCGACCGAACCCGAAGATGCCGACCCACTGCTCCAGCTCCAGACCGGCCTTGGACTCGATGTCCAGCAGAGAGCCGACAAGGTACTGGTCGACGTAGGCCTCGCTGATGGACTCGGCCACGGCGTCGATGATCTTGCGCTCGGGGGTGCCCAGCTCGAACGACATGCCTGGGATGGTCACGCGGAGCTTGGCGAGCATCTCCTTGGAGATCTCGTCTGGTGTCTTTGCCACTTGGCGTCTCCTACTGCTGGATGGACGAGGCCACGCGGATCGTGGCGGTGTTGCCCGACCCGTTGCGCAGCCTCGCGGTGACGTTCACCGTGTCGTAGTTCATGCGGGCCTGGATGTCGTCGATCGACACCAGCAGCTCGCTCGTGCTGTAGAGCTGCGGATTCTCCTTGATGCCGCGCAGCTGGACGGCCTGGTAGTTCTGCAGAACGCGCAGGACCTCGGACTCGACCTCGGCCCGCGTGGAGCCGCTCACGATGCCGCCGATGAACTCCTGGAGGATGCTGCCCATGGTGACGTGGAACCGGTCGCCGCCGTACCGTTCCATCAGCCAGAGGTAGACGTCCTGGTTGAGCTTGTCCACGCCGAACACGAGGTCGAGCTGGTCGCCCTTCTGCACCAGGTCGCCGTCGGCGAGCGCCAGACTGAAACTCATCGGTCCTCCTCTTCTCTTCTGGTCACTGGGACCCCCTCACCCAGGCTCCGCCGCCTGAGCCGTCTCCGCCCTCCCAGGCCACGGTGTAGATACCGCCGTTGCCAGCACCGCCGCCAGCTCCCACGCCGGTCGCGTGCGCGCCGTTGCCGTCGCGGGCACCACCGCCACCGCCGATGCCTCCGGCGAACACGGTGCCGGTCAGCGGGTAGGTGTAGTCGCCCGGAGACTGGCCGTCGTAGCGGCCCTGGTACTGCGGAGTCGGCCTGGCCGCTGCGGGGCAGGTGAGCACCACGACGCCGCCGATGGTGAACGTGGTGGCCGTGCCAGCGCGGCCCTGCTGCTCCTTGGGTGCGCCCGCGCCCTTGACGCCGACGACGACCTGGACCTGGGTGGCCGTCCAGGGGATGTCGGTGCCTCGGGTCAGACGCAGGTTGCCCCACGCTGCAGCCACGCCACCGGTACCGGCGCGGCCCGCGCCACCGTCACCACCGTTGCCGCCGGAGCCACCACCAATGCCCACCAGGTCGACAAAGCGGTGCCTGATGTCAAGATCGAACGTGTAGCTGCCAGGGGCAGCCCAGATCTGCTCGATGGCCGGGAGGTAGCCCCGGAACTGGGGGACGATAAGGGGCACTAGTTCAGCACCGCCCGCATGTCGGCGACCAGGCCCACGCCAGGGGTCGGGCTGACCTGGCTGACGTAGACCTGGAGCAGGTCGCCTGCGGCGAAGGACCAGGAACCGGTCACGGTCAGCGCAGAGGCCTGCTGGGCGGGCGTAATCGCGGTCTGGGTACCGGTGACCAGCGCGCCGTTCTTGCGCAGCTCCACGCTCATGTTGCCGCCGACGCCAGCGGTGCCGCAGCGCCAGGTGATGGAGTTGATCGTGCAGGCGTCCTGGATGCGCAGGCCCATGGTGTTCTCGCCGTAGCCGACGGCGCGGGTGATGAACGTCTGGGCGTAGTGGATCGGGTAAGGGATGGCCAGCGCGGTGCGCAGCGCGGTCAGGCTGGCGATCTGCAAGACCTGCTTGCCCGCCGCCGTGGCGTTGCTGATGTCGTTGGCCACGATCACGACGTCGCCCGTGCGACCGGCCACGCTGAGCACCGGCACCTCGGGGATGTCGACGCCGGGGAAGACCGGCAGCCACGGGTCGTCGTCGTCAGCGGTCGAAGAGCGGTGCTCCAGGGTGCCGTTGTTGTCGCGGTAGGCGTGGCCGGTGCCGAACTGCAGGACCTTGCCGCCGTCGATGATCACCGGGCCGTGTGCGCGTAGCTCGGTGCCGTTCAGCTCCAGCGGACCCTTGTCGCTGCCGACCGAGACCTGGCCCTCCTCCGGCTCGATGAGCAGCGTCTCGTCGTTGAACGGGATGCGGGTCTGCAGCTTCCAGGTGGATTCGTACCGCTCGATGTACCACTGCTCGCCGACCGCCGGGGTAATGAAGCTCTCGCCGACGGCGTAGCTGCAGTCGACCTTGATCATGGTTTGCGCACGGGTCAGCACCATGGCCTCGCGCTTGTCCAGGTTCACCGACTGGATCGCGACGGCCTGGCGGTCGACGTCGCCGACCGAGTGCCTCGTGTAGCTCACGCTCATCAGTACATCCAGGAGTAGTCGCTGGGCATTGGCTTGCCGTCGATGTCACGCTGGTCCCAGTGGGTACCGAACTGCAGGTCGCTGTCGATCTTCTGGGCGATGCGGTGGATGTTCGGGTTGCTCGGTGCCATGATCGTCGCGCTGGTGGTGAACCCATTCTCCCAGTCGCCCGAGTGGGTCACCGCAGCGACGTAGACCTGCAGGTTGTGGCCCACCAGGTTGATGCGCATGCCCGGATACAGCTCGGGCATGAACGTGAACTCGACCTGGGTGGAGTACTGCTCAGCCCACTTGGTCATGAAGATCTGGAGCGCCATCAGGAACTCCATCTCGCCGTTGAACAGGTTCGGCATGTCCTGGACCAGCGGTCGCATGCCGAACCGCTTCATGATCTCCTTGCCGTTGCGCATCTCTGCGCCCTTGACCGCCGGGGCGGCAGCGGTCATCCGGCGGAACAGCCACTCGTTCTCGACGGTCGCGACACCCTTGGTCATCAGCCAGCCAGGCAGACCCATCGAACCGCCGGTCGGGTTGGCCGTACCGGCGACGTAGACGTGGGTTGCCAGCGCGTCGTCGTTCCAGTTGATGTTGACGTTCTTCATCTCGATGTCTTCAAGGTCGAGAATCGCGTCTTTGCCGTCCAGGCCGAAGTAGTCCGGGTAGTAGGCGGCGAAGCTGCCGTCAGGCATCGACTGGACGTTGCGCAGGCCAGCGCGGGCGATCGACATGACCGACTGAATCAGCGGCTCGTCGTTGATGAATGCCTTCTCGGTCTGGCCCTCGTCCATGCCGAACAGGGCCGAGATGCCGCTCTGGAAGCGACCTGGCTCGAACATGTAGCTGAACAGGTTGCGGGCGATCGGCTCGCTGGAGCCGGTCTGGTATGTACCACCGTTTGTACCCTGCGCCGCCGTGCCAGGTACCACGCCGCCGTCGGAGCCGCCGTTGGACGCCTGCGCGGCCCGTGTGGGGTCGTACGGGATCGGCGACGGGCCGGAGTAGGTCGCTGGCGGGTAGGTGCACACCGTGGCCGGGGTGAAGTACAGGTTGGCCACCTTCACGACGTCGCCGGTCTGCGGCGCGTGCAGGATCTGGTTGCCGCCGAGGTACATCACGACGTGGCCGTGACCGGCGGGGAAGAGCAGGTCTCCCGGCTTGGCCTGGGCCATGGTGATCTTGGTGCCGCTGGCGACCTGGCTGTAGGTGTCGTCGCCGATGTTGAGGCCGATGTAGCGGTAGCAGGCCCGCGTGAAGCCGGAGCAGTCGTAGCTGTTGGGTCCCTTGGCTCCCCACTGGTAGGGCTTGCCCTGCTGCATCATGCCGAACTGCACGGCCTCGGCGAGGTCGTACTGCGGACGGTTCAGCGCCTGGTTGGCTCCCTGCGTGGAGGCCTGGCCGTTGACGGTCGGGATGCCGGGGATGCCGGTGGAGCCAGGCACGCCAGCGGTGATCGGAGGCGGCGCGGTGCCGACCGGGGAGATGGTGGACTGCTGGCCACCGGGCGACGGTGCCGCGCCGGAGGTGCGCAGCGCCCGGACCTCTTCCATGGCCACGGCCTCGTGCACGGCGTAGTTGCTGCCGTCGGAGAACGCCGACCGCTGCACGGCCTGGCAGGCGGCAGGGCGAGGCATGTTGCGCCAGTCATGCTTCTTCAACTCGTTGAGGAACATGCCCGCCGACTCGCGGGGGTTCATGCGCTGGTCGATGGTGCCCCAGGTCTGGCGCTGCTGGAACAGGCCCACCGAGTCGTGGTCGTGGCCGACGGCCTCGTGCGGGAAGTTCAGCGACTCGGGCACGGCGGTGTTGGCGTACATGATCCAGCTCGACTCGGCCATGATCGTCATGAAGCAGTGCACAGCGGCGTCGTTCTTCTGCGCGGCCTCGGTGTAGTTGCGACCGAGTTCCTGCTGCAGCTTCCAGGCTTCCTGGTCCTCCAGGTCCTTGCCCGCGCCGGAGGTCGTACCCAGGCCCTGGCCCAGGCCGATGTTGCGCAGGTCGGGTCCCATGCCCATCTCGTCGACCGCCCGGATGACCTCCAGCTTGCGGCCAGCCTGGTCGACGTTGTACGCGCCCTTGGTGACGCCGAGCTGGCGACCGGCTGCCGCGCCGACACCGCCGGAGGTGTCGTCGCCGAGCAGCATCCGCCGGAACTCCATGTAGGACTTCTCGCTGCTCTGCAGCTTCTCCAGCTGCTGGCGCATGAAGTTGAGGTAGCCCATCGGGAACCGCTGGATGTGGATCTGCGAGCTGTCCATGTTGCCGACCTCGATCAGCAACCGGCGCAGCGTCGAGCCGAGGCCCTTGTCGAGCTGGCTCTCCTGGCCGTCGGCCTCGTTGACGTCGTTGGCGAACTGGTCGAACAGCTTGGCCGAGTCGGGCAGGCCGGGGTCCCACCAGGTGTGCAGCAACCGCTTGAGGGTGCAGCTGGCCTTGAAGTCAACGGTGCCGGGGTAGAGCTGGGCCAGCGCCACCGAGTCCAGGTAGCCGGAGAACACCTGCACCCACTCGGTGCGCTTCATGAAGATGGCCACGCGGTCCATCGGCGCGAACAGCGGAGTGTAGCGGCCCTGCCGGTGGTTCTCGTCGTACTGGTCCTCCGGCTTGTTGATCAGCCGGAACGCCGCCGAGCTGACCGAGTTCTCCACCCGGTTGATCGACACCGCCACGACGTCCTCGCTCACGTCGTACTGCTTGTTGTCGCGAGAGATGATGATGCGGACCCGTGGCGTGTAGACCAGGGTCTCCATTGGTGGCGGCTCCTTGCCGCCGACGTCGGTCAGGTAGTAGTTGTCGACGCCCTGCTCCTGGTCGGGCGTGGTCTGGCTGTAGCCGGTGCCAGGCTGCGGACCGGGCGGGGTGACGTTGCCGGTGGGGACGTTCGGTGTGGTCATCGGCCCACCGCCGGAGGTGCGATCGGCGACTGCGGTGCCGGTGGACCAGGCGGTTCAAGGGTGGTGTCCTCGGGGTTGACCGGCTGCTGCTGGTTGCCGAAGATCGGCAGAATCAGCGGCAGGTCGTCGTAGCCCCGATACGGGTTGAGCTGCGGGCCGAGGATCTTGCGCCAGTCAGCACCACGGCTGGCCAGGGTGGTCTTCTCGCTCATCAGCGACTTGACCAGCTGCACGCCGAAGGTGGCCGACGGCGCGATCTCGAACCGCTTATCGGTGACGGTGTAGGTCATGATGTGCCCGGTCCAGTTGAGGATGTTGCGCTCGGGCCACCACAGGGTGACCTCGGTGTTGTCGTCCTCGCGGGTGCTGATGTGGTGCTCGCGCACGAACCCCTCGAAGGCGTGCTTGTCGTCGAGTGAGGCGTACTGGACCGTGAAGTTGATGTCGGGCTGTCCCGAACGGATCGGGAAGTGCGCGAGCAGCGTGCGGGTCTGGACGCTGTTGATCTGCGCCTGCATGGGCGACCGGAACTGCGTGACGTTCATCTTGAACTCGCGGTTCTTGTAGTCGGTGATGTACAGGTGGCTCACTACTGCCCCCGGATCTTTGCTGGACGCTCCAGCGGCTCCATCTGGTCAACCGCGTTGAAGAAGAATCCGTAGTCGTTGTTCCAGACCATGCCGTTGCAGTCCCAGTGCACCTCCCACGGCATGCGGCGCGGGCGGCTGATCGGGGTGTTGCTGACGTAATCGGCCATGGGTCACCTTCCTGGGGTCGGCGGCGCGTTGGTGACGCCGGGGAGATTGATGATGTTGCCGCCGGGACGGCGGTCGGCCTCCGGCAGATAGATGCCTCGCCCGTCGAGACTGTCCAGGCCGACGATGCCGCTCTGGAGCTGCTCCAGCGGGATCGCGCCCTGCAGGTCGCCGAGGACGTCGCCCATCTGCTGACCGCCCTTGAGCGGGTCGTTGTACTTGGACCGCTGGAAGCCCACACCGTCGGCCAGCCGACGCAGCTCGCGGTCCAGGCTGTTCTTGCTCAGCAGGCCGGAGATGTCCTCCTGGACCTTGAACTGGATCTCGAACTCGCGCAGGACCTCCTGCACGCTGTCCTGGAAGGGGACGCTGACGACGTAGCAGTTGAGCTTCCAGCCGCGCTTGGTGTACTCGAACGTGGCCGGGATGCCGTTGCGCTGAGCCACCATGACGTCGCGCATGAACTTCGCGGCCCGGTTGGCGTACTCCCAGCGACCGCCGCCCGCGTCGGCCTTGAGCGCGAAGTCGTCGATCTTGGTGCCGAGCAGCTGGATGACCCGCCCGCCGTAGGTGGCGTCGATGCGCTTGTTCAGCGTGTAGGTCCAGCGGAACTCGTTCGGGTTGGTGCGGAACCGGAACGTGCGGCCCATGTGGGTCAGGCTGGCAATACCTCGCTCGTCGGCCCGCATGGGAGCCGACTGCTGGGGGAAGTTGTACCTGCCTGCCATTAGCTAGGTCCCTGCGCGAACGGGCCGTTGGCGTGCCGGAAGCTCGGGTCACCCGGCGATGGGTTGTTCATCGTCAGGCTGCCCACGCCCGCGTTGACGCCCTTCTGCTGTCCGGTGAGCTGGATCGACTGCGGAGCGGTGACGCGGCCCTGCTGGTCGACGGTGATGCGCACCTCGCCCGAGACGTTGCCCTCGGTGCGGATGCGGTTCTCGGCGCGCTCGGGTCCGGTGGCCTGAGGTGCCGCCGACCGGCGCTGGGTGTCCGCGACGATCTCCTCCTCGCTGGTGAGCGCCCTGGCCGTCTGCTTGAACGGCGCGGCGATGCCGCTACCGGCCTGCTTGAGCTGGTTCCAAGCCTGGCCGAGATTGCCCTGCAGGACGGCGGTACCGGCCTGGGCAAGGTCGCCGATCGCGCCGAACGGTGCCAGGCCCGCCTTCATGACCTCGCCTGCGGTGCCCGGATCGGCCTCGGCCTCCGCGCCACGACGGTGGCCGCGAGTGGCGACGTCTCCGCCGAGCAGCTCCTTGTACAGCTCGTAGTAGTCGTCCGGGCTGCCCAGCTGAACGCCGAGCGGCTGGACGATCATCATGAACCGGTCAGCGCCCAGCGTGAGGTCGCCTCCGGTGCCCTGGTAGGCCATCTGGGCGTACCGCTGCAGGGTCTTCCAGTAGGCCTGGTCGACGCTGATGCCCTGCTCCTGCATGCGGCGCAGGGCCATGGTCGGGCTGGTGACGCCACGCACGCCGTTGGTCTGGGCCATGGTCGACAGGAAGGCCGGGTTCTGCAGCGCGCTCTGGGCCGACTGGGGCACGATGTTCTTGAGCTGCTGGTTGTCGCTGAACGCCTCGTTGATGCCCTCGACGGCCTGGGTCAGCGACTGGCCCTGCAGACCCATCCCCTGCAGCGTGCCCGCCGTACCCTCGTAGGCCGCGTTGCGCTCGTCCTGGCTCATCGCGTTGCCGTCGACACGGGTCAGGTCCTTGAGGTGCTCCATCTCCTTGGAGAAGTCCTGGACGCTGACGCCGCCCTTCTCGACGGTCGTGCGGAAGATCTCCATCGACTGCTGAGCGGACATGTTCATGTCCTTGAGGTTGGTGGCCATCATCTCGGTCACCGTGTCGAACTCCTGGCCGGTGTAGCCGTTGCGCAGCGCCGACTGCATGATCGAGCGCGACTGCTCCAGGGTGATGAACGGGTTCATGGCCATCATCCGGGCCTGGATCTCGTACCCGGCACCCTCGACAGCTCCGCCGCCGGTCTGCGCGCCGAGGTTGCGGTAGGCCTGGATCTGCTCGCCCGCGTTCTGGATGAAGCGGTTGGCCATGACGCCACCGCCGATCGCCATACCGGCCAGGCCCGCGCCCTTGGCGATGCTGCCCCAGCCGCCACCGCTTCCGCCGTCTCCCTCGCCGCCTCCAGCGCCCGGAGGGCCACCGGTACCGCCTCCGCCGCCACCACCGTGGCCACCGATGCGTCCGATGGCTCCCAGCATGGCTCCAGCGCCCGCCATGATGCCGCCAGCGTTACCGCCACGTCCGGTGGCCGCACGGGTCTCAGCGAGCACCGAGAGGGCCGTAGCGCCCGCCGTGCCCAGCTGCTGCTGCCAGGCCGGAGAGTCAGGGTGCGGGGTGGTCGGTTCGCGCTGCGGCTCCGAGGTCGTTGGCTGGCCGCTCTGGTGCTGGTCGCCCGGAGCGTTCGAGTCGCGATGGGTCGACGTCGGCTGGCTGGTCATGCCGCCGGGGGTCGGCGCTCCCTGGCCCATGCCGCCACCCGTGCCGCCCGTGACGCCACGCTGGGAGGCCAGCTGGCCACCGATCAGGCCCAGCTGCGCCGGGTTGACGTAGCCGCCACGCTGCGCCGCCATGTTGGCGAAGGTGCGCGGGTCGTTCATCATCATCGACTGCATGAAGCCGGTCATGCCGCCCATGGTGTTCATGCCCGCGCCCTGGCCAGGCAGCCCCATGAACGGGTCGACGTAGCCCGCCGGGGCGGCGGTCGAATAAGCACCGCCAGGCTGGCCACCCATCGGTGCGCCCTGCACACCGACGTTGGGCTGGCTGCCACCCAGCTCCTGCTGGATGTAGCTCATCCGCTCCATCTGGGTGATCATGTTGCGGTAGGCCTGGTTCGCCTGCTCGATGATCTGCGGGAACGACTGCAGGTAGCCCGCCCAGTCACCGGTCGCCCGAGCGGCTGCCTCGTTCTCGACGCGGATGGCAGCAACCCGTTCCCGTACCTGGTCAAGGTCGGTGAGCGTGGCTGCCGGGATGTCGACCGACAGCTTGGCGACGACCGAATCGTCGCGGTAGTCGAAGTTCTCCGGGTTCGTCATTACATCCACTCGCCGTTGTTGTGGACCTCGCTGCCGAACAGCTCAGCGCCGGTCATCTCCCGCTGGTTCTCCAGGTTCGCGAAGTAGGCGTCCAGCTCGTCGATGTCGTCCACCTCTACCTCTTCTGGGTCGATGCCGCCCATACTCAAGGCCTGGGCCTTGGCAGCTTCGTCCTCGGCAAACAGGTCGACGTACCGATCGGGGTGCTGGTACCAGGTCTGCTTCTGGAGGGTGTCGTTGATGTCGGTGACGAACTGGCGACGGCGCTTGTGCATCTCGTAGATCGCAGCAAACCGTTGGAACGGGTTGAGCGACTTCTCCCGGAGGAGTCCCTGATGCCAGGCTAGAGCGATGAGACCCTCAGTCTCCTCGTCTAGCCGAGCAATTTTCCCAGCTTGACGGCCAGTTGCGCGAACTCACGCTCCAGATTCATGATCTCTTCGTAGATCTTCGCGATGACCGGCGGATGGAACTCCTTGAGCGCATCCACGTTCTTGGCAAAGATCTCGTCGGGGTCGGTCACCTCCTTGAGGCTGGTCCACAGCTCCTGCTCGACGCCGTTCTTGCGGATCTCGACCAGGCCGGATGCGATGACAGCAACCTGGTGAGCGCGTGCGAAGGCGTGGCTCTCCAGGTAGGGCTTGGTGTAGAGACCGATGCGCATCTCGTCAGCCGTCTTGAGCGTCCGAATACGGATGTCGTGGTCGGCGACGTTGATGGTCTTGTACCGACGTCCGACGGTCAGAAGCCGCTCGAAGTCCTGGCGCTCCTCGTGGGTGAGGGTGATCTCCGGCTCCGCCGGAGCCTCTTCTGCCACCTCGATCAGCTCGCCGACGATGCGGCGGTTCTCGGTCTCGCCCGACTCCTCCAGAGCTGCCAGGGCCTCTCGGTCCGGTGGCCTGATGTCGGGGTCGATGCTGGTGTCTACTGGACGATCTTCACTGGGTTGTGTCACTTCTGTCCTCTACTAGTACAGCGGACGGATAGCCGAAGGCTCCTCCACTGAGTGCTGGCCGTCGTCCCAACGAACGCCGACGTTTGTACCGTCCAGGTGCGTCACTGTGCCCTGGATGATCTGATCGCGCCATGGGAGTGCCACCCGATGGCTTGGCGCGAACGTGTGCCCCAACCAGACCGGCGCTGCGGGCTGCTGGGGTTGTGCGGGCTGCACTGGGAAGGCGAGCTTCGCGGCAAGCCCGTCAGCGGCAACTGCGCCGTGACGGGCCTGGCTAAAATGCGCCGGAGGCTCTTCCCTCGGGTGTAGGTACCGCTCGCTCTCGTGCTGATTGAGCATCTGGTCCAGGGGCTGGAGCGCCGGATGATCGCTCACTCCGCTGTCGTCGATCGACGGCTCTGGACCCCAGTTGTAACCGGATGCGTCATCGTCCTCGATGCCCTGAGCGTTGTGCTCGTACCGGGCCTCCTCGCCCTCCGCCAGCTCCGGCGGAGAGTCGCGGTAGTAGTCCATCCGGTAGCCGCCCGCCGGGTGCTCGTGGTAGGCGTGGCTGTCGGGGTCCATGCCCCGCGTGTCGACGGCCTGGCGCTGCATCAGACCGGCCATGATGGACGGCCCGCGCAGCAGGTCGGCCACCTCGGTGTCGTCGATGGCCGCGTGGCGGTCGCGGGCGTTGTAGGCGGCGGCGTCCTTCATGAACGGCGCGTAGCTGTCCGAGTGCCGCTGGATGGGCATGCTCACTGCTTCTTCTCCTCGTCTCGTGCGCGCCGGATGCGCTCGACGTACACACCCAGGGTCAGCATGGCCGTGGAGCTGACCAGGATGCTGACGACGCGGGGCGCGTCGATGCCAAGCGCGGGGGTCCGCAGAATGACCACGGCCAACCACATCACCAGCGAGATGCCGATGATGGGCCAGCTGCGAGCAAACTCCTTCACGGCGCTCCTTAGACGGTGGTGGTGCGGACGTACTGCATGGTGATCGTCTTCGGCAACGTCATGGTGCCGATGTTGATCTGCTCACCCTCGTCGATGTCGGTGATGACGCAGCCGTGGTACACCCGAGCGCGGGTGATGCCCGACGGCGACTTGATGAGCTTGCGGCAGGTGACCTCGCCCATCTGGACCTGTCGCTTGAGGACCTCCAGCAGGTTGTTGGTACCTTCCAAACCAGGCAAGCGAGACCACACCGGCTCGTTCCACAGCTCGTAGAAAGTCAGCCGGAGGCTGCCAGCGCCGACGGCGAGGGCGGTGACGATCTCCAGCGGTGTCTCCGCGTCGATCGGCTGGACCACCTGGGCACCGGCCACCGGCTGAGGCGGGGTGTCCTGCAGGGTCTGCAGGTAGGCCAGTCGCGTGCCTCGGAAGGTCATCGTGGTGAGACCGGAACCGCCAAGGCGGACGTTCGGCTCTGCCATCCTTCACTCCTTATGTCTGATCTGGGACTAGATCGCCGTATCGGTCACGGTGATGTCGCCTGAGAGGACGGCCACCGAGTAGCGGACGACGATGTAGTTCAGCGGGTAGGCAGGCAGCCACTCGTATCGGATCTCCAGAACGTCAGGCAGGGTCGCGATCTGGCGGACCTTGAGCGCCTGGTAGTTGCGGATGATCTCGTCACGCAGCAGCGACTGCAGTGCGGCCTCGGCACTTGCCTTGACCTGGATCAGGGTGGAGTCGTAGATCGGCTGACCGATCAGGCCGTCGGCGTCCAGGTAGTCCCGGATGCGGTAGACCATGACGTCCTGCTGGCCGATGATCGACCACTCTCGGGTGAGCAGGTCGGTCGGGTTGGTGGTCACGCCGTGACGCACCTGCACCTGCTGGCGGCGAGTCTTCTCGACCACCATCAGACCGTTGCTCGACTCCAAGTTCTTCTCGCCCTCGCGCTGGTTCTCGGCTGGGCCAATGAATCCACGCACCACCTTGCGGGTGAGCGGCTGGGCGGCGTTCATGCTGCTCGACAGACCGGCGAGCGCGGCAGCCATGTACTGGCCACCGAGCACCACGGGCTGGTTCAGCTCCGGGGCGTAGTACTGGAAGCTCGACGGCGACACCAGGGCCACGCGCTGGTCGAAGATCGCCTGCGCGTTGGCGATGCGCTGGCTCGACAGGACCGGTGTAACGGAACCGTCCATGCCAACGATGGCGCGCCGCTCGTACTTGTTGTTCGACTGGGCCTGGACGTGCTGCTGCACCAGGGCCTGGATCGCGGTCGCGCCCGTGGCCGGGACGATGATGGCGATCTGCTCCTCGTCGCGGAACTTGTTCAGCGCGTCGGCGTAGTCGGCCATGGTCACGGTGTCCGGGTCCTCCGGGTCAACCGCGCAGGTCAGGACCGTGCTCGCGCCGTTGATGAACGCGAACTTGGCCGCGAGCGTCAGCTCCGACTGGATGTTGCCCGCGCTGTCGAACGGCTCGCCGTAGAAGTCGCGCACGTCGTCGTAGTCGTAGAGGGCGTAGACCTCGAAGTAGTCCGGGTCGGTGTACTGGTAGCTCAGCTGGACCGTCTCGCCTGGGTCGATGTGACCGCCGTCGATGACGCGCTGGATCGTGTACAGGTCGTCCCGGCTCTCGACCTCGGAGTCGTCGCCGACCGACACGCGGGTGATCACGTAGTCGGTGCCGAGCACGTAGAGCTGACCCGAGTTCGGGTCGATGACGCGCACCGAGGCGGGCTTGATGCCCTTCTGCGCCAGGGTGCGGTTCAGTGCTGGGGTGTCCTCGTCGGTGTCCGGGTTGATCTTGACCGACTCGCGGTAGGTCTTGTACCCGATCGACTGGCCGAAGAGAGCAACGGCGGTCGGGACCGACGATCGGACAGCAAGCTGCGGTCCGCCGACCGCCTCGGTGTACACACCGGGCGGCTGGTACCGCGTGAAGTCGATTGCCACGTCTGGAGTCCTTTCGTGCCTCTATGTCTTCTCGTTCTTCGGTGGGCGTCCCACAGGGTCACTGCCAGTCGAACCGGCTCGGTGGCTCCACCATCTGTCCCTCGTCGACCACAGCGCGCAGCGTGTAGGTGCCGTCGTTGCGGAAGACCATGTTCGACTCGCCGAGGATCTCGAAGCTGTAGCTGTCCTCGTAGCCGAGCGTGTCGGGGTCCCAGGGGACGCCAGGTGTGACGCTCTGCCCGCCGGGGGTCACGGCGTCGTGGTTGATCATGATGGCCACGTACGGGTTGTTCTTGAGCGCGGTGGCCAGACCCCGGAACTGCTTGGTGTCGCGGTTGGGGTCGGTCAGCACGTACTCGGGCTGGCGGGCGTAGGCCAGCATGGTCACCAGGGCATCGGACACCCGGTCGCGCTCCAGGTTGGTCAGGGCCACCACCGACAGGCTCACGGTGCCCTTGAACATGATCGCCCGGACGGTCTCCCAGTTGATCCGCTCCTGCGGAGTGCCGGGGTTCTCGATGACCTTGTGCAGCATCTCGTGGCCGATGCCCGCGTTGGTGAACTCGGTGAAGCTGAACTGCACCCAGATGCCGGGGTAGTGCTTGGCCTCCATCGGATATTCCATCTCGACCGAGATGTCGGTGTCGCTCATCTCGTGGCCCATCGTCGAACCGTGCAGGCCCTCCTTGATGGCCACCATGACGGCGCGCTTCACCTGCTCGATCGGACCGCCAGGGACGCCGCCGGGGAACTCCTCGTTGACTCTCAGGTCAGCCATGGGATGTTGCTCCTGTCCTCAGTGACCGACCGGATGACCGACGAACGGATCAGCTCGCGGTTCTCCTTGACCGCCTGGGCGATGGACGACTCGATGAACCTCTTCGGCTGCAGGCCGGGGTAGCGCCACTTCTGGTTGCGCCAGACCCTGCCGCGTCCGGGGATGTTGACGTAGCCAGGCTTGCCGACCTCCCTGCCGCGCACGAAGTGGGTGCCGGTCTTGTCGGTGATCGGAACCGTGCGGCCCTCCACCCAGTACATGAGAAACGACTTCACACCACTGTTCTGGTACAACAGGTGCTTCATCGTCGACCGGATGCCGACCTCGCCCTGATTGCTCACGGGCTGTAGCGCGCCAGCCGATCGCCAGCCGCGTCCCATGACGTCCTGGCGGGCCTTGGTGGTGGCCATCTGGCTGATGACGGCGCAGGTCTGCGCCGGGAGTCCTACGAGAGGCATCAGCGGACCCTCCCGTCGTAGCGGGGGATCACGCGACCGAGCGCGGGGAACTTGTAGATCGGCAGCTGCTCGGAGACGCGATCGACCTCACCGCGCTGGCTGATGGCGTCGAAGTCGGTCTGGCCGAAGACGTTGCCGGTGCGCAGCGACTCGTTGTTGACCTCCTTGAACGTGTAGATGCCCTCGATCTCCACGGGCCGGTGGTCGGGGGTCCAGCGGGCCACGCGGATCACGTAGTCGCGCTGCCAGAGGTCGGGCTTCCACTCGGTGTGGATCGACCGGGGGCGCGGGTGCCAGACACCCTGCCGGTTCATGTCTTCCTGGTCCTGGGTGTCGGTGAAGATGGCCCAGGACCGCCAGAACTCCTTGACGCCGCCGTCGTAGGTGGTGCCGTAGCAACGGGTGCAGCGGCTGCTGTCGCCCTGCTTGTAGATGTCGTCGTAGCACGCGGCGCAGCGCGGCTGGTCCTTCGGCACGTCGTTGACGTGGTACATATGCATGAGGATGCATTCTTCGCCGTGCATCATGAGCGCGTCCTTGATGCTCTGGCGAGCAAACCGGATCGCGTACGGTTCGGCGAGGTCGATGCGTGGCACTAGCGGGCATCCCCCGTGGCGTAGTTGCCGATGCCGACGCCGAAGCTGGCCGGGTAGAACCGGAAGGCACGGGTCTGGGCGGCGTACATACCGGGGATGAACAGGCCACCCTTCATGCCGCCACCGTAGATGCCACCGGAGACCAGCAGCGAGCCACGGCCCAGGCTCAGCAGCCCGCGCTTGGCCATGGTGACCGCCTGCTTGTAGTCGGGGGTCTCCTCCTCCAGTACCCGGTACCAGCGGTCCTGGTAGTCGCGCCGGTCGGTGATGTTCGTCTGGACGTTCATCAGGTTCGGCTGCTCGGTGTAGCTCAGCGCCAGGTGGCGGATGCACTCCAGCTTGGTGCCCCAGACGATGACCTGGCTGAGGTTGGACGGCAGCTTCTTCTCGTCGACCGTGACGCCGAAGCTGGTCACCGGGAAGCCGGTCATGTTGAACTTCATGACGGCCTGCTGGCTCATCTGGGCGATGCGCTCGTAGGAGAAGTGGGTCTGGTAGTTCTCCTGGAGCCACGGCCCACCAGCGGTCGAATCGAACAGGTCACCGAAGAACCAGCTGACTTGCTCGACGATGCGCTTGGCCTCCGGGCGCAGCCGCTCGTACTCCGGCATCTGCTCCTGGATCTGCATGGCGTCGTTGAACTTGAACTCGCCAGAGCTGTCGGCAGCCGTGTAGGCCCACTCGGCGTTGAGCAGACCGATCTTCTGCGTCCACTCCGGGCCGACGTCGTAGTGGTACAGGCCCACGTCATCGCGCACGATCGACACGTGGTCGACGCTGACGATCAGCTCACCACGGGGGTCTGTGCTCATGCCCGACAGGTCGTCGAAGAACACGCTCAGCCGCAGCGTGCCGGATGCCGGATCAACCGGGTTGCCTGCTGCGTCGAAGATGCCCAGCGCCAGATAGCCACGGCTGTTCTGCGCGACGAACTTGCGAGCCACTGAGTGGTCTCGCAGCTTGGGGGAGTAGCCCTGGGGGATGGTCATTACGGTCCCGTGTAGGTCAGATCGAGTCGGCTGTTCACCTTGGAGTTGCTGTCGAAGAACGAGAAGATCTTGTCGATGATGCTGTTACCGGCGGTGTAGTAGGCCTTGATCGTCACGACGTCGTTGACGGCCAGGCGGATCGGCGCGGCCAGGCTCAGCGTCTGCGAGAAGCCTGGCGTGAAGCCGGAGCCTCGGATGTACTTGCTGTCCCGGACGGTGGTCTCCAGACCGTTGATCAGCACCACGACGTGGGCCTGATCCGGGGCGAACTGCGGGTCCCACTGCAGCGCGGCCTCGACCCGGTACATGCCCGGTTCCTTGACCACGACGTCGGTCTGGCTGACGTTCTTGTCGAAGTAGCCGAAGTTGTCCTCCAGCTCCTCGGCGAACTCCAGGATCGTGCCGGTGCTGAACAGCTTCTGCGTCTTGGACTGGCGCAGCCGGGTGACCGGCGTGGCTCCCAGCGGCAGCAGGGTCCAGCGGTTGGTGCTCTGGTAGTACCGGAGGTCCTGCACGCGCCACCACAGGATGTGGCCTGGCGTGGTCTGGCCGAAGCCGCGCACACCGGCCTCCATGCCGATCATGAAGCCTCGGAAGTTCGCGCCCTTGCTGGTGACGTTCTGGGTGTCCTTGATCGTGCCGAGCAGCTCGCCAGCGCGGAAGATCTGCAGCTCGCGACCGACCATCTGCGCACGCCACTGCGTGTTCGGGATGTCGGTGTTGATGTTGTTGAGGCGACCCAGCTCCTTCTCGTTCGCCCGACCGGTGGAGGTCCAGTTGACCGCCACCCAGTCGTTGCCGACGATGAGCCGGAGGTAGGACTGCTCGTCGGCGCTGACGCGGAAGTACCAGTCGTTGGACGCGCTCTCGGTGAACAGCAGCGTCTCCTCGATCACCGTCGAGCCGGTCATCCAGGTGAACACCTGGTCGTCGGTCTGGGTGGTCTCGGCGCGACGTGCCCACGAGCGGTTGCGCTCGTTGCCGTTGTCGACCCACACCAGCGCGCCCGCCGGGGTGGTCATCTTGCCCTTGGTGTCGTTGCCCGAGTAGCTCTGGGTCCAGCCCGTGCCGCCGACGCCGAGCGTCGACACGGTGTCGAACTCGTAGAGGGTGTTGAAGCCGTCGACCACGACGTTGTTGGCGAACAGCGCCCACTGCCGGAAGGCCTTGGTGTCCTTCTCGTAGATCACCATGCCCTCGACCGGCTGGCCGGGTCGGGTGTTGCTGGTGCAGATCTTGAACGGCACGTTGAGGATCGAGCCGCCGTCGTAGTCGTGGGTGTGGTTGCCCGCAGCGGCCTGGTGCTGGCCTGGGCCTACGGTCCGGTGGATCGCGCCAGGCGCGTCGACCAGGACCTCCTCGTGGGTGTTGACCGCCTTGAGCTTGCTGCCCTTGCGGATGTGCGTGCTGTCGCCGCTGTGGTCGTGGTCGCGGAAGCTCGCGCCACGCTCCAGCTGCTCCACCGCGTCACCGAGGTCCTCGATCGACTCGGTGAGGTTGCGGTCGTTGCCCGGACCGGCCTGGGCCAGCGGCGTGTCCTCCGGCAGGGTCGGCACGTGGAACGTGTCGAACGCCGGAGCCTCCGGGGTGCCCGGATACAGAATCGACACCTGGTCCTCCTAGTCGGTCATGACAGCAACAGGGACCCGGTGTGGTCGTGAGAGACACACCGGGTCACCTGCGCTGGGCTTAAAGAACGCCCTCGTCCAGGTCAGGCCGCTTCTTGATCGAGATCGAGTCGAACTCGTTGCGGTAGTAGTCCCGGTGTGCGTACACCTCGGGACGCGGGTTGCGTGGCTCGTCCACGCCGGTCTCCCGCGCCCGCTGGAGCGAGTTGTTCTCGGCCACGACAGCAGCCGCTGACGGCTGAGCCACGGCGGAGAGGATAGACTCTCCCTTGCCGGGGTTGCGGTCGAACTGACGGATCTGGTGCGTCAGCTTGGGCCGGTCGTACATCGACATGCTGCCTCCTGATTACTAGCTGAGTCCCCGCTGCGGAGCCTCGATGACGGACAGCTGGTGCGTCCAGCTGCCGTCGGCCTGTGGAGTCGACACGACACGGTGCGACTCGCTCTGGTGTTCCGGGCACAGCGGAGCAACGCCTTCGGCGACGTCCCGCTCGCTCTGGAAGATCTGTTCCCCGCCGACGATGCAGCGGGTGGTCTTGGTCTGGCCGTAGGTACGGCTGGTCGGGTCGTTGTCGACCGGGACCGTCATCGCGTTGCTGCCCTGCGGCTGCACGATGGTGGCCTCCTGCTCGACCCAGGTGCCGTCCTCCAGCTGGACCTGAACCGGCTTGATGGACGAGACCTCGACCTGCCCACCCATGAGCAGGGTGATCTCGTTCTCCATCTCCTCGTCGTCGCTGATGGTGACGTGCTTCTTCATCCACAGGCGCTGGAAGCCGGGGACGTTGAGGCACTCCTTCGGGACGATGCGGATCGAGTCGTCGTAGCCAGCAGGCTCCAGCTCGAAGCTGACCTGCTCGGTGTTGCACGTGATCTTGTGCGGGGTGTTGTTCTTGGCGAACAGCGTGCCGCTGGACTCACGAAGCTGGCGCAGGGACTTCCGCTGCGCGGTTGGAGTAGTCACTCCTGGTCTCCTTCACTAGTAGGAGAGGACGGGTAGCCCTCACCTCTTCTGGAGGCTCAGCGCACGGGCCACAGGGTTAGGCCGCTGCATCCACGAACTCGACCCGAACGTATCCGACCTGACCACCGTTAGCGCCGTTAGCTGCACCGGAGAACGAGCCTTCCTTACCGCCGCCGCCACCGCCGCCACCGCCCCATGCGCCACCAAGAGCGCCTCGACCGGCGGTGCTGGAGCCAGAGCCACCGGCACCACCACCGCCGCCACCACCACCGAATGGTCCGAGGTCGGTCACGTTGCCACCGGGATCACCAGCGTCGGCGTTGCCTACACCGCCAGCACCACCAGCGGCGTTGGCCGAGCTGCCGCCGTTGCCGCCGTTGTAGACGTTGGTGAGGTTCGATCCACCACCACCACCACCGGCACCGGCCAGGGTGCTGTTGGTGCCCGCTCCAGCGGTCGCCTGGCTCGTCGACCCGCGTCCGCCACCTGCACCGTTCTCCTTGGCGAGTACGGGCACCACAGTGCCTTCTCCGGGGATGCTGGTACCGCCGCCAGCGCCACCCAGAGGGTCCATGCCCTGTGTGCCGCCGCTACCGCCCAGCGCGGCCCAGGTGATGCCGTTGGACACCACACCGGACGCCCCGCCCGCGTTGCCGTTGGTGCCAGTACCGACGGCTGCTCCACCGGCACCTTGAGCCATGGTGATGCCGGTCGCGATGTAGGCAGCCGGGATGCGGATCTTGTAGTAGCCTCCACCACCACCACCACCGCCGCCGTAACCCGATGGCCGGGTGGAGCCGTTGCGTGGGGGAGCACCGGCACCTCCACCGCCACCACCGATCGCGGTGACGATGGCGTCCTTGCCCGGAGGCGTCGGGAAGTTGCTGACGCTGACGTTCTCCCAGATCAGAGGGTCTCCCAGCTCGATGACTGCTGTGCAGTATCCGCTAGAGGTCTCCGTGGTCACTGCGTTGGTGCTGGCCCACGTGGACCGCTGCAGGCCGTAGAAGGATGCGCCGTCGTTAGCCGCACCCTCGACCGCGCCACCGGGACTCAAGGTGCCAGGCGCGACATTCATCGTGGCGTTGAAGCTGCGGTGTGCGCCGAAGGCCACTAGCGCAGCGCGCCCGTTGGTCTGCTGGAAGGTTAGCGCCGGGTAGTTAACTGTGGCCGACGTGCCGTTCAGACCGTTGGCCGCGCCCGGAATACCGGAGGTGCGCCAGACCTGCGCCATGACCAGAGTGGCACCGGTCCAGGTTCCGCTGGTCTCAGAGCTGCCTGCCGCCCACTTCCAGCCGACACGGGAGGCGCAGGTGTTGCCGCTCTTGCCCGCCGCCGGGATCTCGGTGAAGCCAGCTGGCAGCGTCGGCTGAGTCGCGGCGGTGTCGCGGAAAGCGAACACGATGATGACGTCCCACATCTGGTGATCCGGGAGCGGACACGAGGTGTCCTCGGCACCTGTCGCGCCGATGAACAGATTGCGGGGATACGCGCCGCCGCCTCCCATCCCTCTGGTGATCATCCTGCTCACGTGCGCACCCGGAACCAGATCTGTGCCCTACCGCCCTTCTTGCCGGGTCCGCCGTCGGTCCACAGACCACCGTGGCCACCTCCGCCACCTCCGCCAGGTGCCTTGCCCAGAACCTCTTCGCCAGCGGTCGCGCCGCCCTCGTAGGTGACGCCGTTGTAGGTCTGGTTTCCTGGCGACAGGCCTGTGTTGGTGCCGTAGCCGGGTCCCTTGAGGCCACCGGGCACGGTGATGGTCTGGCGCACGCCTGCGGGGTCCAGGTAGGTGAATGTGGTCGCCTCGCCGTCGTAACCGGCCTTCTCCTTGCTGGGAGAACCAGCGCCGCCGTCGCCGAGGACGCCGCTGATCTGGGGCACCGCATGAATGTGTGTGCCCTTGGTCAGCGTGCCGGTGAGCCAGGTGCCAGCGCGGCCACCGTAGCCGTCCTGGCCATTGCCGCCGTTACCGCCGTGTCCTCCGCCGCCGGAGCCGCAGATGATGTAGTCCAGGTAGTTCCAGTTGCTCTCCGGGTCGAAGGTGTACGGGCCGGGGATCTGGATAGGGGTGGTCTCGTCGATCGCCGCCGTACCGGCTCCGGTGATGCCGGTGACCTGGGTGACGGTGCCCTGGTTGGATGGCATCACGAAGTCGCTCTCGCCGAGCACGGCGGGCTTCTGGGCCACCACCCGCGAAACAGCGCCCGACCAGTAGACCCGCGTGCTGCTCCAGACGCGACCGAAGAAGGTGTAGTTCAGCAGGCCGGAGTGCAGGCCCGCGTGGGTGCTCGTTCCTGCGTTGTCGCAGGTGATGGTCACTCCATTGGTGACCCTAGTGACTCCGCATGGCATTAGCCCTTGTACCTCCCTCGGCACTGGAAGTGGACCGGGCCGGTGATCACGGCGGTACCGACGGTCACGTAGACGCGCACGACGGCGTTGGCCGCACACGAGTACGGGGTGCCCAGCACAGCTACCTGGTCCTGGCTGCCGACCGGCAGGGTGACCGAGGAGACCAGCGTGCCCTGGGTGTTCTTGGTGCCAACATAGACGCTGAACAGCGCCGAGCCGGTGCCCACAGTCGAGCCGATGCTACCCAGGCGGACCCACACCGAGTCCAGGAAGACACCGTTGGCGTTCGGACCAGGCTCGACCGAGATGCCGCCTGGCATGTCGTTGTAGCCGTCAGCCAGCGCCCCGGAGTTGATCACCATTTCAGGTGCCCAGGTGCGCTCTGGAGCCGCCAGCGCGATGGCGTCGTCCACGTAGTCCTTGTTCGCCAGGTGCTCGGGTGAGGTGGGACTCTGGCCGTAGCTCAGCGGTCCGTACAGCTCGCCGCCACCCTTGGGCACGAAGCCGCTGCTGAGCAGCTGCGAGTCGTAGGCCAGGGCGAACAGATTGGTGATACGGAAGTCGGTGGTGACCAGGTTCTTGAGCGTGTAGCGGAGCTTGGTCACGGCATCGCTGCCGCCCCACCCGGAGTCCTGCCACTTGGTGACGCCCGTGCCCTGATTCTGGACGTCGAAGACCGTGGTCCAGGCGTTGCTGGTCACGTTGAACCGCTCCAGCTTGATGTCGCGGGCGCGGTAGTTCGGGTGCTGGGCGATGCCGAACCAGGCCACCCAGTCGAAGCCACGGCACAGATTGATCTCGATGACCCAGACGTCGGTGGCCGGATCGGTCACGCCGAGGTTGACGCTGGCGACGTCGGGCGAGAAGAAGTTCGAGAAGTCCTGGACGACAGGAATGCTGCCGTTCTTGGTCACCGTGACCGTGCCGCCGCGTTCCAGGTTGTAGGCGACGTCGTTGAAGAAGTGCGGGATGTGGGTGAAGTCCCGCGACTCCGGCGACACCGTGTACAGGCTGGTGCGGAACAGGTTCTCCTCGTACGCAGCCGGGATGTCGATCAGGGTGTTTTCGTTGTACCGGATCGTGGCGTTCGTCAGCGTCCGGGCGGCTGTGCGCTCATTGGTGACGGCGGTGCTGATGGCAGCGGCCTGCGCCGTGCTCACCGGCTTGTTGATGTCGCTGGTGTTGTCGACGTTCTCGATGCCCAGGCTGGCCCGCGTGGGGATCGGGATCGTTTGCCAGGTCTTGTCGCCGCGCCAGAACTTGTCGGTGGTGCCCGCCGCGATGGCTGGCTCCTTGGTGTCGACGTAGCCCTTGCGGGCCAGCGCGTCCGCCGTGGCCGGGTTGGTCGGCGTGGTGATGGGTCCGTAGATCGCGCCGCCGTCGCGGGGCAGGAAGCCCTCGGTGAGCAGGCCGGAGGCGTAGTTGATCAGGAACAGGCTGGTGATGCGGAAGGTCTGCCCCGGCGTGGCGAAGTTGGTCAGGGTGTAGCGGATCTTGGTGATGTCGTTGCCGCCGGGGACCTGGCCCGCCGCGTTGGCCTGGTGGATGCCCTCGTTGACCGCGCCGAGCGCCTGATAGATCTGCCGCCAGACGCCCGCGTTGGTGTCGTAGACCTCCATGGTGACGTCGCGAGCGGCCCAGTTGGTCGACATGACGATGCCGCACCAGCAGGTGTACCGGAAGGCCTTGTGGGTGGTCACCTCGATCACCACGACGTCGTTGGCGGCACCGATCAGGATGCCTGCGAACTCGACGTTGTTGCGGAACGGGGCGTTGGGTCCCATGCTGCCGGGGACCGTCGGCGCGCCGTTGAGCGAGTAGGTGACCGAGCCGCCGCGCAGGTCATTGAACGACAGGTCGTTGAGGGTGTGGGTGATGTTGCTGAACACACCCGCCTCGGGGTGAGTCTGCAGCGTCTGCTTGTTCAGCACGTCGCCGGATGCTGTCGGGGCGGCGTCGGCCTTGTTGCCCAGGTCGGCGGTCAGGTTGGTGACCTGGCTCTGCGGGACGACCAGGGTGTTGTTCGCGCCGTTGATCGTCTTGTTCTGCAGCGTGCGCGTCTTGGTGGCCTCGTTAGCCATCAGGTCCTCGGCGCGCTGGCCGGTGATCAGGGTGGCCGTGGTGTCGGCGGCGTTGACAATCTGCGCCTGCGTGATGGCGGCGTAGGTGTCGTTGCGGCTGGCACCCATCTGCTGGAAGTAGGTGCCGTCGAAGTAGTACAGCATCGCCTGGTTGGTGCCCACGCGGATGGCCAGGTTCGAGGTGCTGCCGTCCGGGCCACGCACGGCGCGAGCGGTGCCGCCGTTGACGGCCAGCGTCATACCGGAAGCGACCGCGCCGTTGGTGTAGCGGATCAGCAGCCAGTCGCCCGCCGCCGGGGTGATGCTGGTCCAGGGGCTGTCCAGGCTGACCGTCTTGGCCACGGTCGTCTGGGCCGTAGGGGAGGTGCCGGTCATGAACCGGGCCTGCAGTCCTGCGGCCTGGGCGGTGCTGATCGGCTTGGCCGCGTCGGAGGTGTTGTCGACGTTGGCCAGGCCCACAGCGGCCTTGTCCAGGTTGCCCCACTCCAGGCCGTTGGTGGCTCCGCTGTTGGCCTTGAGGACCTGTCCGTTGGTGCCGACCGCCAGGCGTCCGGGGGTGTTGTCGGCGGTGCCGATCAGGATGTCACCCTTGGCGTCGACCAAGGACTTGTCCATCTTGGCGTTGAGTGCCGGGATCAGGCCGTCGATGGAGTCCATCGAGACCGACCCGGAGACCACGCCCGCGATCTGGTCGTCAACGTACTTCTTGGAGGCTGCGTGACCTGGTGCGGTAGGGGTCTGCGGGACGTCGAGATGGCTGGTAACTTCCCGCGCCGTCATCGGTTACAGCTTCCAGACGACCGCGTGGTACTGGCCAGCCGACCACACCTCGTCAGGCTCGATGGTGACGGTGTTGACCGTCGGACGGCTCACGTAGACCGTGATCTCGTCGAACGGGCTGGCGTTGCGCCAGACGACCACGCCCACGGCCTTGGTGCCGAAGTTGTGGGTCAGGGTGAAGGCCGTGGCCGAGCCGTCGCCGATGTCGGCCTCGAAGGCGATACCGCCCGCCGGGGTGCTCGACATGTGCACGACACTCAGGACCGAGGTGCCCAACGTGAAGGCGGTGTCGTTGCTCATCACCGCGAAGGTGTCGGCACGGCTGCCCTCACGCACGATCCAGTAGCTGCCCAGAACGGCCTCTGCGTTGCTGTCCCAGTTGGCCGCACGGGTCATGGCCACCGCAGCGCCGTTCCACACGTACGGGCCGTTCTGGGTGCCCGTGGTCTGGCCGTAGAGCAGCACCACGTCGCCTGCCACCAGGTTCACGCCGTCGATGGTCGCGCCGGGGCTGGAGATGTTGATGTTGGCGTTGGTCGACACCCGCACCGCGCCCTTGAGCGTCTGGCCGGAGACCAGGCCCGCCAGCTGGGCATCCACGTAGGCCTTGGTCGCCGAGTCCTGCGGAGCGGTCGGGTCTGCCAGGCCGGTGGCGCGCTGGGTGTTGAAGGCCACCGGGTTGGTCGGCGCGGCCATCTGGTCCAAGCGGCTGGTGCGCACCTGAGTATCGAAGTTTGAGATGGTCGCGGCCAGCTGGGTGCCGACGTGGTTGGCGCGGCTGATGGCGTTGGTGTACGCGGTGTCGACGTCGGTCTTACGGGCGGCGTCGTTGGGGTCCGAGGGAGCACCGACGTTGATGATCTTCTTGGAGTTCATGTTCTGCTGCGAAGCAGACAGGCGTGCGGTCATGTGTCAGTTCTCTCCTCAGAACACCGTGGCGATGAAGGCGATGGGGTCGTCGGCGGCGATGCGGCAGGTGTTCTTGTCCACCATCTCGACGGTGAAGTTGAAGTACTCGATCTCGCCGTCGAGCGAGTACAGGGCTGCCATGACCGGGCCAGGGCGGCTGTGGTCATGCTTGATCGTGGTCACTGCCTGAGGGGTGCTCTGCACGTGCACGTAGGGCCGGAAGACAGACCCCACACCTGGCAGGACCTCGATGACGTTCTGGAAGTCGGGGTCGATCGCCACCTCGACGTCGCCGCGCTCCCAGACGCGCTCGAAGCCGGAGGACTTGGCCACCGTCCAGGGCAGCGGCTGCTCGTCGCCGACGTTGCCCTTGGCCTCCAGCAGCCAGCGGATCTTGCCCAGGTTGAAGGTGATCGGCTGGCGCGTCAGGTTGCGCACGAACAGGTCGGGGCGTGCGGCATAGCCAAACGGGTCGAGTTCGACCTCGTTGAAGACATCCGCCATGGTCATACGACAACACCCTCCTCACCTCTTCTGGGAGGTGGGGAGGGTGCTGGCAGGGTCGGCCTACTCGTCGAACCAGTTGAGGATGGCGTCCTCCTCGACCATGGGCAGGTTCGAGGGGAGGACCTGGACCCGCATGTGCTGCGCGAACTGCGGGTGGTTCGGGGCGACGACGCGGCCACGGGCGTAGCCCATGGTGATCTCCTCCCAGGAGATCTGGCCGTAGTGGCGCTGGGCGTCCATCATGCCGTCGAGAATGCCCTCGGCGACGGTGGCGGTCGGGGCGATGTAGTAGGCACCGTCGGCGGTGTGAACGGAGATGGAGACAAGGGCGGCGGGGGCGGTGGCGTTGCTCATGCATTTAGTATAGCACGCTAGAAGGAAAGAGCGCAACACCCTGCAACGACAAAACCCCCGACCGAAGTCGGGGGCTTGCCGGGGTGGGACTCAGGACTGCGAGCGGATGAACGCGGCGACGGCCTCGGTCTTGGTGTCGAAGCCGGTGGACTCGGCCACGTGCGTCCATTCGTCGCGCACAGTGTCCCACACACCCCAGTCGTCTTCACCCTCGAACGGCTGGTTGGTCAGCTCGAAGCGACCGTCCTCGGTGCGCCAGTAGTCCTCGCGCAGCGGGTGGAAGACGGTGCCGTTGGCAAAGACGCGACCGTCGGCGTGGAAGTGGATGCCCTGTCGATTGCTCATGATTCTATTCTAGCACGCTAGAACAGAACCGTGCAAGGACTAGGCGGAAGCCTTCTGCATCGACTGCCAGGCCGTCTTGACCGGACGGCGGATGTGCAGCTTGCGGATGCCGATGACCGACGGGGCGGTCAGCGTGATCTCGCTGCCGTCGGTGGCCTTGAGGCCCGGACGCAGGATGAACTCCCGAACGTCGTCCTCGGTGTTGTGGGACGGCACGTTCACGAGAACGCGCTGGTCCTTACCCTCGCGATCGGCGAGAGTCACCATGTAGGTGTCCATGCCGGTCTCCTCTGGTGGGGTGAAAACGCCTCTTACGTCTTCTATAACCCCATTGTGCATGTACTACACCTTTAGTGCAAGGCCGGTCAACCCCCAGAATGCAAAGAACCCCGGCCTAGTGAGAGGCCGGGGTTCTCGCGCTTCGCTGATGCACCTCAGCTTAGCAGGGGGCTTTCGCCCGCTTCCCACCCACGGGAAGAAACTCCATCGTAGCAGCTACGATGGCAGATCTACTAGTCGGAGTCGAACGTCACAGGGTGCTCCCAGCCCCGCTCCACTTCGCGCTTCTCCAGGACGCCGGGGGCGACCTCCACGCTGATGGTCTGCGGGTTGTTCGCAATGCCGTCGGGCTGCTTGCGCCAGTACTCGGCGGGCACCATCGACGACGTGGGGTACTGCGGCGGCGCGCCGTACTCCCGGTTGATGACCATGGTCATGACGTTCTACTCCTCGTTCGGGTTAGCGACCGGTGCCGTCCGGGCTGCCGCCGTTGACAGCCGGAGCGTCGGTGGCGTCGGTGCCGTCACCCTCGGTGACCGGGACGACCGACTGGTCCTCGGGCAGGCTGCCTGCCTCGGTGACCGTGGCGGTGTCGCGGACGTCGCCGTCGGCGGTGACGTTACCGGCCTTGACGACCGGGGTCTCGGCGGGCAGCGTGCCAGCGTCCACCGGGTCAGCTGCCGGGTCGGCGGGCACCGGGTCGGTGATCTCGGCTGCCGGGACGTCGGTGGCCGGAGCGTCGGTCGCCGGGGCGTCTCCGCTCACGTCAGGGGCGTCAGCCGGTGCGGTGGTCGGGTCCTCCGGGTTGGTCGCGCCGACGGGATCGACCGGCGGAACCGGATCGGTCGGCTCGTCGACCGGCGGCAGCGGGTCGGCTACCGGACCCGGAGCGGTCTCCGGCGCGGTGGCCGGATCGCCCACGGCGTCAGCGGCCTCCTGGATCTTGGTCGCGGCCTCGGCCAGCGCCGCGTCCACGGCGGACTGGATCTGGGCGGCGTCCTCGGCGGCGTCGTCGGCCTTCACCTTGGCGGCTTCGTCCTGGGCCTTCTGCACAGCGGCCTGAGCGTCGGCCAGCTTGGCGGCGACGTTGCGGTTGAGGCGTGCGAGTTCCTCGTCGATCTTGGCCATGTCTACTCCTAGTTTCTCGAACAGTCGAAAGGCGGCGTAGGTGAGACGACCAAGACCGAGAACCACCCAACGGGCGATGGTGTCCATGACGCCTCCTCTACCTCTTCCTGCTTCAACGCTACGCTTCGGCAGGATCACTGGCGCTGCCAGTACATAGGCGAGTACCACGCCCATGAGCGCAGGAAACCACCACCCGTGCTGGAAGAAGTCCATCAGATGGTTGGGACCGGGCTGGACTCGTTGCTGCGCGGCACGATCGCCGACAGGTCGGTGTCGCGCTCGCGAGCGGTCTCGATCCGGTAGTCCGGTGCCTTCCAGTCCGGGTTGCCCTTGCGACGGCGGATGCGGTCGTTGGACGTGATCAGGTCCGGGCCGTCATTCGGCGGGCCAGGCAGGTCGGGACGGTTCTTGATGCCCCGGATCTCGGTCACCGGCACGTTGGTGCGCTTGTTGTAGGCGTTCACCGACTCGTTGCTGGTGTCGCCGGGGTTGGACAGGTCGCCCTGCCCCTCCACGACAGTGTGGAACTCGGGCGGGGTGCTGTCCGGGCTATTCGGAACTACCAGTGCCATTAGCTTGCTCCTCGTGTACTTGGCTGGAGGTCAGCAGCGATGCCGCCTCCAAGATGATGGCCAGGAACGACAGCGACAGGACGAACGGCGGTTCGTCCTTGGCCACCGTCATCATCGACACGGGCCACGCGATTGTCGATCCAATCAGGAGTACCCATGCGACGACCGTCCGAGCGCGCCTCACGGCGTCTCGTCGTCCTCTGCCACCACGAAGTCCGGGTCACCAGGGATGACCGGTGGCGGGGGCGGTGTGTCGTAGGTTGGCGGGTTGCCTGGCGGTCCCGGCAGGTCTGGCCTGTTCGGGATGTAGTTCGCCAGCGGCTCCCTCACGGGGTCCTTCCATCCGGCCATGTCTAGCCCTCCAGCATCTCGTCGACCGACGCCAACAGCGAGCGAACGCTGTTGAGCCGGTGCATGGTGTCGTCGACAGCCTTGTACGGCGCGCCGCCCAGGGCCTTGGCGTCCATGGCCCAGTCACGCGGGCTGTCGCTGTGGTTGGTCGGGCAGTGCGGGTCGCACAGCTCGCCAGGGCCGCTGTGGCAGTACGCGCAGGTACCAGCCAGCTCGTCGGCTGCCTGGCCCTTCCACGGGCTGTCGTGCGGGCCTTCCTCCACCTGGTGCGGGAAGCTCTGCCCCTGCATGATCGAGTCGAAGTCGTCGTATGCGGCCATGTGGGCGCGGGCGACACGGGCCAGATGCGGGTCCTGGCCCTGGAGGGCGTGTGGGTCCTGCGTGCGTGGATCTCCTGCGTTGCCGTCGGGCTGGCCCGGTCCGGGTGCGTGGTGCTCCACCCAGGCGTCCAGCAGATCGGTCCACTCCTGTGGCTGGTGGTGCAGGAACACCTGACGCCACAGAGGCGGCATCGAGAACAGATCCTGCTCCTCCAGAGCAGCGGCGCGGCCTGGTCCCTTGCCGAGACCCTTGCCCTTGGACTTGTAGCTCTTCTCGGCGAACTGCCAGTCCTCAGGACGGCCCGCTCCACCCAGCTCGGACTCGTGGGTGATCTTCTGGCCCGTCTCCGGGTTGCGCTGCCGCTCGAAGTAGTCCTTGTCGTTCTTGTGCTTGAGCCACACGATGGCCTGGAGCTGCTTCGGGGTGATGTGCTTGGTCGGGTCGGCCTGGCCGTCGTTGATGCGCTTGGTGGCCTCGTACAGGCCACGGTTGTACACGTCGTACTCGTGGTCTGTGCTCGGGTTGCTCACGGCGTAGGGCTTACGCTCCCACTGGCCGTGCGCCATGCCAGCGGCGCGCATGTGGTGGCTGTCGATCGTGCCGCCGAGGTCCTTGTTCTGGGTCCAGTCGCCGTTGGGGTGCTGGTAGTACCCCTCTTCGTCGATCGGGGTGTCGTCGAGGATGTTGTCGGTGAAGTGGCTGATCTTCGGACCGCCGAGCACCTTGAACATGTGCGCGATGTCGTCGGGCGAGTGGTAGAGGTCCTTGGCCTTCTGGATGTTGCCACCCAGGGTGTTGATGCCGGAGGCGCGCATGCCGAACGCGGGGTTGAACGGCTCGCCCTTGCGCCCCTTCGCCGACTTCTCGTGCGCGGTCCGCTGCTGCACGTGGTCGGCCAGCGTGGCTTCCATGCCCTTGTGCTGGATGTTCTCCATCCATTCCTGTCGGGCCTCGGGGTTGTTGGCGATGTCGTGCTTGCCCAGCTGCCCCTTGGCCTGAGCCGCCTGGCTGCCCATCCACTTGCCCTGGTGCATGTCGGCCAGCGCGTGCAGGTCCTCGTCGCTCTCGGTCGGCATCCGACCGTGCTGCTGCTGGAAGGCGTCCAGGGCCTCGGGGTGGATGTGGGCCTGCTGCCAGTCGTGCTTGTTGAAGCCAGGCTTGTCCGGGGTGTAGCCCAGCATGAACTTCTGGGCGTGGTGCACGTTGTCGCCCCAGTCGGTCAGCGGGCTGAACGCGGCACCGTAGGCCACGGCCCGCTCGGGGCTGATGTCGTTCTTCTTCGCGAAGGTGTGGAACAGGTCGTGCGCGGCCTTGTACCAAAGCCGACCCGACTTCTTCTCGTCGTCGGTGGAGCCGTGGTAGTGGCTGACCAGGTTGTCGACCATCGTCCCGTAGTCGTACGGGCGCTTGTTCAGGTTGCCCATCGGGTCGTTGGTCGGGTCCAGCGACGGTGCGGACGGCCCGCGCTTGGTCTGGACCGGCGCGCCGGGAGCGGGCGACTGGATGTCGTAGGCCGTGCGCCATGGCGAGTACATCGAGTGCTGCTCGCGGGCGGAAGTAATGCGCATAGGTGGGGACCCTCCTCTACTCATTTAGGGTCCCCACCTGGCCTACTACAGGACGGTGACGTGGCCGGTACCGATCGCGTCGGAGAGCCAATCGCCGAAGTCGAACGACTCCTCGTCGAACCCGTCGAGCGTGTTGGCCTCGTCGGTGATGGCCGTCTCCAGCTCGTCGCGGGTGAACTCGACGCCGTTGTACTCGTAGGTGATCATGAGGCCGTGGCCTTGTCGATGACCTCGTTGACGTAATCGTAGGTCAGGCCACCAGCGCGGTAGTTGGTGCGGATCTGGTGGGGCGAGATGTTGTCGGTGTGCAGCCAGCAGCCCGCCAGGACGGCGGTGTCGAAGTTGGCGACGGGGACGGTCTCGATCAGAGCGCGGATGACGCGGGCCTGGGCGGGGACGATGCGGCCTTCGGCAATGGCCTGGCGGATCTGGGAATCGGTCTTCGTGGTCATGATTCTATTCTAGCAGGCTAGAACTCACACCGCAACAAGAAACCCCCTCCGGGATCACCAGAGGGGGCTTCTCGTAGCTTGGCAGGTAAGCCGACGCAGGCACTAGGCCTTGCGCAGGATCACGATACCACGCGGGTTGAGGATGGCCATGCCGACCAGCTCGTCCATGACCCAGCCCTTGTGGAACTGCTCCACCATGTTGTTCTCCTCGACGTCGAGGGAGTACATGACCGGGAACACGCCGAGGAACTGCGGCTCCGGGGTCAGGTAGACAGTGCCACGCGGGATGATGATCGACTTGCCGATCTGGAACTCGCCGAACTGCACGATCCGCTCACCAGCGACCACCGAGTCCTTGAAGGCCCAACCGGTGGTGTTGATGTCCCACCGGTACAGGTCGCGGTATTCCTGCGGGTTGGCCAGCAGGCGCGACGAGTCCAGCTGACGCTGGTCGGTGTAGGTGACGGCGGTGTACAGATCGTCGGGCATGAGGTGCGTGCCCGCGATCGTGATCTCGTTCGGAAGAGCGCCGCCGCCGGGACCCGGCACAGCCGAGCTGTCCACGACACGGTAGCTGACCGCTGCAGCCTCCAGCAGCGTCACGAGGCGCGAGTCCTCCTGGCGCATGATGGCCTGCTTGGTCATGTCCTGCGTGTACTCCACGATGTTGCTGCGGAGGTAGTACAGGTCTTCCTTCTTGATCTGCGGGAACGACGCGATGCGGAACAGCTGCACCGGCACACGCTTGCCCTCGAACGGGGTGATCTTCACTTCACCCTCGTTGCCGTGCAGCATGTACGCCTGGCCGAGGTCGTCGAGCACGTCGTACTCGATCGGGATACCCGGCGTCAGCGTGTCCTCCAGGAGGACGTTGCGGAGAATGCCCTGGTAGCGCAGCTGCAGCTGGATCGGGCCGATCATGCTCTGGCCCAGGCGCTGGATGCCGCCCACCTTGTCGCTCAGGATGTGAGCGAGCTTGGTCTGCTTCTCCGGGGTGCTCAGCTTGCGACCGCCGAGGCGGCGCTTGGCCTGCACGATGTCGGCGACGTAATCGTCCGACGACTTTGCGAAGCGGCCCAGGCCGCTACCGACTGCTGTTGGGAGAGTCATGGGTTAGCTGCCTCCTGCCAGCCCGCCGCCCGAAGCGGCGATGTCGTAGCGGTCCAGGCTGATGATGATCTTGTCCGTGGACGGGATGTCGATCAGCGTGGCGATGGCGTTGCCGGGGTTCACGCCCTCCGGGGTCAGCTGACCCTGGGCGTTGGCCGTCAGCATGTACTTGCCCGGTCCGGTGACCTCCGGCCAGTCGGCCTCGGTGTCGAACGCCGGAGCGAGGATCTCGAACATGGCGTCCGGTCCACCGATCCAGATGGTGAACAGTCCGGTGCCGCTGCCGGTGACCTCGTTGACCTGGTGACCCTGGTATCCGCCGGTGTTGACGAACAGGGCCGACAGGCCGACTGGGCTGGTGCCCGCTTCACCCGTGTAGGGCGCGAACACTTCTCCGTACACACGCTGCATCACGGTGCCGGGGTAGATGTCGAAGTCGACATCCAGGTCGGGGTCCAGGAACCCGCCCCAGGGGGTGGCCTGGTGGTTCGCGTAGAGCGGACGCAGGGTCCGCTTCTGCGCTGGGTTCGCAAGAGGTGGCCTGAACACGATTCAACTCCTTTCGTAGAACTCGGTGACTGCCTGCGGCTTAGCCGAACATCAGGCTGTCGTTGACGGGATCGTTTGCCGCCACCCGACGCGAGGCCGTGCGAGGCGCGGTGTTTCCGCCTCCGCCGTGGCCCATGCCTGGTGGTACTGGCGATGCGGTCCCGCGAGTCCTTCCGCTGGCGACCTTCTGCGCGTACCGCTGGTTGTCCGCCTGGCGCACCATGGCGAACCGCTCAGCGAGCGCGGTGCGGTCCATGATCAGACCGCGTGACATCTTCTCGAACTGCGCAGCGAGCTGGTACTTCCGCTCGCGGGTGTTCGGTTCGAGACCGGCGGCGATCATGGCCTCCGCGCAGCGGATGGCCAGAATGCCGTCGGCCTTCTTGGCGCTCTTGTTGGGTGCCTGACCCGGAGCGAAGTTCTGACCGGTCGAGCCGTCGTACTCCGAGATGTCGTCTCCGGCGTTGTTACCGAAGCCCTCCTCGTCGTACTGGCTCGCCTGAGCCTCGGCGTCGGTGGTGTTGGAGACCGGTGCCGGAACGGAGACGCGCTCGTCCGGTGCGGCGGTCTCAAGATCCACTGCCTTCTTGCGCACGGGCTGTCCCTTCTTCTCGGCCTCAACCTTTCGGGCCTGTCGAAGCACGATTCCCAGTGCCGGATACAGAGCTGCCACCTTGATCTTGTTGTAGGCGGCGAACTGCTGCGCGGCGCGCTTGATGTTCTTCTCGCTGTGCTCGCGGCTCGACTTGCCCGTCGAAGCGGTCAGCCAGCGGTCGAAGGTCTGGAACGCCTTGAGGCTCGACTCGATCGGCAGGGTGGTCGTGCCCGGACCGGCGGGGCTGGTGTCGATACCCGGCTCCGGGGTGGCGGCGCTGTCGAAGTCGTCTCCGGTCAGCTTCTCGCCAGCCTCGGTCTGCACGGTCGGATCGACCTCGGTGGCCACCGGGCCACCCGCGTACTCGTCGGCGGTGAACTTGCGACCGGCCACGCGGGCGTACTCGCGAGCGGTGGCCTCCAGGGCGGCGCGCTGCTGCGCGAGCTTGGAGGTCAGGCTGCGGGCGTACTCGGCGTCGGCCACCAGGTTGCCCTCGGTGTTCGAGATGTTCGACGTGTCGTCGTCGGGCAGGGTGTCGGAGACCTCGGGCGGCGTCTCGGTGATGAACGCCTCTTCCTGCTCGCCCTGGTCGTTGCGCGACTGGTCGCCCGTGTCCACGAGCGGACCCTCGGCGAAGTGCCGGGTGCCCGCCGTCTTCCGGCGCGATGCCAAGGTGCTGCGTGCCATGTTGGCGGTTCCTCTCGTGGTGTTCCTACTGCTTCCAGATTCTGCGACCCGGTTTTCCAGGGTCCACAGGGCTGCCTCCCGGTTGAAGTCAGCCTTCTCCTCCGGCGTGAGGTCCCTGCCAGCGACGATTGCGTCCTGCCAGTTGGCGACCCTGTGGCCGAAGTAACGCTCCATCCAAGCCAACGTGCGGCCCGAGACGGCACCCTTGCCCGCGAACGACTGCATCGGAACAGCCGGAGGCGGAGTGCCGCCAGGGGCAGCTCCCGATCCGGGGATCGGGATCTGGAGCGTCATGTACTGCTGGCCACCACCCGGTGGCTGTGCGCCCGGAGGCGGTCCACCCTCGGCAGGGCCGGGGATGCCGCCGCCGTTGGGGTTGCCCATGGCCTCCGGGTTCATCGGACCGGCCTGGGCCTCGCCTGCGGCCTGCTCGCGGTCGAGCTGGTTGGCCTGAGACAGGTCGGGCATCGACAGCTCCTGCGGGCTGTCGACGTAGTGGTGGAAGTCGTCGTTGTCGTCCTCCGGCGCGGACCCCTCTTCGCGCAGGGTGTCGACGGCCTGCGGAGCCTCGATCTCGCCCCAGGCCTTCTTCATGATGTGCGCACGCACTTCCTGCTTGAAAGCTGTCATCAGCTGGTCTCCTCCGTTGCGGACGACGTGAACGCCCGCTGGTCCGAGCTTGAGGGGCTTGACCGTGTACTCCGGTCCCAGCCGCTCGGACACGTACTGGTGCAGCTCCTTGGGCGTGAAGCCCTTCTGGTAGGTCTCGTGCGGGGTGTCGGGGCGAACCCGTACCGCGCCGAAGTCGCCGTTGTCGGCAGGCACCGCGTTCTTGGCCTGCTGGACCTCCTTGAGGCCACGGGTGGTGATGATGGCGTGGCCACCAGGTGCCAGCGACCGACCGATGCCGTCCACGATCTGGTGGCGGATCTCCGGCGGCACCACGTTCAGCACGTTCAGGTTCGTGACCCGGTGATATGCGCCCTCCGGCACGTCCTCGGCCTTGGTGTAGGTCGGCTCGAAACCGGTCTGCGGGTGCGGCTCGTAGGTGTGTCCCCACTTGCCGCTGTGGCCCAGGCCAGCGCCGTAGTCGAGCACGCCAGCGGTGCCCTTGTCGTGCGGTGCTCCCAGCTGGTCGAAGAATGCATGCGCCTTGGTGTAGGTCGGCAGGGTGCCGGGGCGCTGGGTCTTCTGGCTGTTCTCCGGCACGTACTCGGCGATCTTGGCGATGAAGGCCTTGCGTGCGGCCTTGTTGCCGATCGGCGCGGTGTGCACGTGGTCCATGTGGTTCTGGGTCGGGTCTCCCCGGTCCTCCATCGGGCTGCTGGTGCCGTCGGCGTTCCACTGCGTCTGGTTCCAGAGCACGTACGGCGAACCGGCGGCGAAGGCGTCAGCCTTGACGCGCTCGACCGTGGCCGGGTCGCTCGTCATGACGTCCAGCGCACCGTTGGCGTGCTCGCCGTAGCTGTCCTCGCGGTACCCGCCGATCTCGCCGTCGTGGTACTGCTTGATCGTGTCGTACAGCCCTCGCGAGCTGTCCATGATGCCGTCGGCTCCGGGCGATCCGCCGCCGCCTGGCTGGCCCTCGATCGCGCTCGTGTCGACCGCTGGCGTGCCCGCTGCAGCTCCACCTCCACCACCGGACGGGTAGGCCGTCTCGGGCAGCCCGCGTGGGTCCGGGAAGGTGGCAGCGCAGTCGGTGTCACCTGGACCGCACTGGCCCGCGACGTGCTGGTGCTGCCGCTTGCCGACGATGACCTTGGACGCCACAGCCGTCTCGTCTGCGGGGTCGAAGACGTAGCTCAGCTCGAAGAACGAGAGCTTGTGGCAGCTCTCGTAGACCAGCTTCTGCTCCACCTTGCCGGTCTTCTTGTTGCGGACGTTGACCGTCTCGCCCTTCTTGAAGAGCACGTGGTAGCACATGTCCTCCATGTCCTGCGCCTTGTTGCCGCAGGCGGAGCAGATGGTAAACCCGGCCTCTGCTCCCATGGAGACGCTATCGAGTCCACCCGTCTTGATCTCGTGCGCGAGCTTGGGGAAGCTCACGGCGTCGATCTCCTGGACGACCTCGATGTACTTGTCGCGCCCGTTCTCGATGTAGCGCGCAGCAACCACAACACCACGCGCCTCATTCGGGTCGTAGTTCTCGTGGTTGACGAACACCGGCTTGCCGACGAACGTATGCGCGGCCTCGCGCAGCTCGTTTGACGGCCAGCCGTCGAAGTTCTGGTTGACCCGTGCGGAGATGGCGCGAACCACCGTGTACAGGTAACCGGGCTTGATCTGGAAGCCAGGCAGGGTGTGGCTCTTGCCGATCTTCTTGCGGATCGCCTGCTTGGACGGGGTACGGATGACGTTCTCCGTACCCACCACCAGCTCACGTGTGGTGCTCACGACACCTCCTCTCTACTTCTAGGCGGTCGTCGCGATTACCACAGGCCAACGCTGTGCTCGGCCTCGTAGTGGGTGCCACGCAGGTCCAGCTGGTCCAGGTTGCGTGCGCCGCCCTTCTTGCCCTCGGCCACCAGCGCAGCCTGCTCGGCCAGCGAGTACTGGCGACCGGCGGTCCGCTGCATGGCCTTCTTGAAGGCGGGCGAGTCCGAGAAGTCGTCGTACTGGGTCTTGGCCGGTCCGCTGTTGGCCGACATCAGATCGGCGTTCGCGGCCTGGAACTGCGCCACGATGTCGATCGGAGCACCTGGCTCCTCGTCCAGGAAGCTCGCAGCGGTGCGCGGTGCCAGCGGGTCGAAGTCGTCGGCGGGATCGAACGCGGCCTCGACCGTCTGCTTACGCGGTCCACGCACGCTGACGACCTCCGGCTCCACGTACCGGCGCGGTCCGCTACCGGCGCGCTGGATGCCCACGGCACCCTCAGCCCACTTCTTGCGCTCCGGCTCCAGGTCCTTGGTCAGGTAGCTCTCGTCGGGCACCTCGGTCACGTCCTCGATGCCGTCGCTGTAGTGCTCCTTCACGACGTCCTTGGACTGCTCCCAGTCGACCTTCTGCGTGCCTCCCGAGCCGTTGAACGGCTTGTGGTCGGGTGCGCCGTCCGGGTAGGCCAGCTTGATCCACTCGGGGTCGGCCTCCAGGGACGCCTGCCGCGATGCGGTGAAGCTGCTCATCATGTCGCCGATCGAGCTGGCGATGTCGGTGGCCGCGCCCACGCCCGACGAGACGGCATCGCTGATGCCGCTCACGGTGTCGCCGATCTGGCTCATGTCGAAGCCGCCCATGGACGAGCCGGTGTCGCTGGACATCGGGTCCGGTGCGCCCGTGCCCGTGCCCTCGGTGTTGGCCGTGTCCTGCTGCTCGTCGGTGGCCGGGTTGGTAGCCGCGTCGGTGGTGGCCTCCGCGCTACCTGGTGCCGAGGCCTCACCGCCGGATGCAGCGTCCAGCGCGACGTCAGGGGTGGCGCTGTCGCCCGTTCCTGGCGTTGCCGCGCCGCCTCCGCCGCCTCCGCCTCCGGTGGAGCCGCTGGACTGATCAGTCGTGCCGGTGTCGGCGTCCGCGCCGGGATCGCCGTACCAGTCCTTGTACACCGACTCGGCAGGCGCTCCGGGGTTGCCGGGGATGCCCGGACCCTGGATGCCCTCGCTGTTGCCGGTGCCCGGTCCAGCCGTCGGCGACTGGGCCTGGGTCGACGGTGCGGGTGCCGATGGCGGCGGAGCGCCGAGCAGCTCACCCAACGGGGTGGCCGTCTCTGGTGCCCGCTGCTGGTCGGCTACCGACTGCGGAGCGGGGAAGGGTCCGATCTGACCCGGTGCTGCGCTGCCGCCCGGTGGACGGGGCGCTGCGGGGTTCTGCAGACCGCCGCCCGTGGGGTCCTGGGCCGGAGGCTGTCCGCCCAGCGGGCTGCCAGGCGCGAATGGGTCGTCGCCCGGTGCGGCCTGACGCCGGAGGCTGGCCACCAGCTGGTCGGCGTCCACGCCCTGCTCGCGGGCGCGCTCCACGGCGTCCCGGATCTCCTCGACCCGGTTCTCCATGTTGCCGAAGTCGTCCTCCTGCGGGGTCTCGGCCCAGTCGCGGATGTCCTCCAGCGCGCTCTTGGCCTCGCCTGTGCCCTTGACCTTCCAGTCCTGGGTGGTCTCGTCCTCGCCCGCGTAGTGGGTCGAACCGAGGATGGCCGAGGCGGGCGAGATAGCGCCCATCATGCCGCCGCCGCCTTCGCCACCCTCGTCGTCGGAGAGGTGCTCACCGATGGCTCCACCGGCCAGCGACGGCAGGGCACGCATCACCAGCGGAGCCAGCAGCGCCGCTGGGTTGGCCTCGTGCACCGAGGCGTTGCGCGGGTTCTTGCGCTGACGGCGTGGCTTGCCCTTGACGTGCGCCGACTGCATCTCCTGGTAGGCGGCGTAGCCGTGCGAGCACAGCCGTCCCACGAAGGTCAGGCGGCGGGCGAAGGCCCACTTGCCCCACTCGCAGCCGCAGTGCCAGTGCGTGATCGACTGGCCACCGTTGCCGCCGTAGGCACCGCCCTTCTTGATCATGGTCTCGTAGGTGCCGTGGTCGCCCTGGACCGTCGCGTAGATGCGGTCGTAGTCGACGTCCTTGACGTGGACGCGGCCCTCAGCGCGCAGGCGCTTGGCCTTGGCCCGGACGTCGGCCCACGCTGCGGTGCGCAGCATCTCGTCGGCCTCGACCATCTCGCCGTACTGCGCGATGCGCGGGTTCAGTCCCTCGCTCTGCGAGTGGCCCACACGCTCGATGAATGCCGCCGGGTCGTTGCGAAACTGAGCCACCATCGGGTCGACAGAGGCCGTGATGTCGGCGTACCTCTCGTCGAGACCGGCGGGCCGGTAGCTGCCCATCTTGCCGGTCATGTCGCCCCAGCCGTAGCCGAGGTCGGGCAGGGGCAGCGGGTCCTCCTTGGTCAGCTGCTCCTTAGCCTTGTTGCCCAGGTCGGTGACCGGGTTGCCCGGTGCGCCACCCTGCTCCTCGCCGCCCTGCGGCGGGGCTGCCATGTCGTTGCTGCCGCCACCCATGACGCGCTCGGCGGCTCCTCCGGCCAGGCCGGTGGCCAGTCCACGCGCCAGCGGTACGGCCAGAGCCGCTGCCGGGTTGGCGTGCATGATGCGACCGGCGAAGTGGACGATGCCCTCCGGGCCGGTCGTCTCGCGCTCGTCCTCCTGGACGTCCACGTCACGCAGGTAGTCGTCGTCGGTGTCGTTGACGATCATGTAGTCAGGCTCGAACGGCGTGCGCTCGACGTCGGTGTTGAGCACGTCGGCCTCGTGGTAGCTGCCGAACCGGTTCAGCTCCGCGTCCTGGCCACGCCAGTAGTCGGCGTTCATCCGCTCGTGGTCGCCGGGGTCGTGGCCGCTGTCCTCGTGGGCCATCGCCGCCGCCAGCGGATCTTCGTCCTCGGGCAGCCAGCCCTCGGTGCCGTGGTGGTCCATGTAGTCCTGCGAGGGACCGTCGCCGCCCTGGTAGTACGGCGACTCGTGCTCCCAGGCCTGGCCCTGGTTCTGGTCCATCCAGTGCGCGTGCGCCTCGTCCGGTCCTGCCTCGATGCCACCGGCACCACGCGGGTAGTCGCCCAGCGCGGCGCTCTTGGCGAAGAGGTCAGGGTTGGGTCCCGGCTCGCCGCGCTCATCGCCCTCGTCGCGGCTGCGGTTCTCGAACGTCTGCGAGTCGGCGGGGCTGGTGCGCTCGTCGGCGTCGATCTCGTGAATCGGCTGGATCGTGCTCTCGGTGAGCGGGCCGACTCCGAACTGCGGAGCCGGGTCGTACGGCAGGTCGACGCTGTTGCTGCGGTCCACCGGGGCGAAAGCCACCTTGGTCGCTGGCATCCAGACGTCGAAGTCCGGTCCAGCCACGCGGTACTCGGTGCGACCGCGAGTGACCTTGGACTCGACGACCTGACCGTAGCCGTAGTCGTCGGTGTAGACGTGCTGCATCTGTCCTCCTCGGAAGCCTCTACTACTTCCGGGGCGAACAGGGTCTTGCTACAGGTTCACGAGCCTCTTGGCGGCGCGGAGCCGACGCATAGCGTCACGACGGCACGCCAGGCAGATACCCCAGCCTCTGTCGTCGATGCGATCGTACGGGGTGCCGTGCACCGAGCAGGCGTCCTGACGCTTCTCCTCGGCGTGGTGGATGCGGTGCTCTTCCCTGGGCTGAATGACCAGGTGATCAGGCTCTACACAGCGGCAGTTCTCGCACGTGTGGTGGACGTCCTCGTCGGCCTCGATCGGGCGTCCCGCCGCCACTGCGGCCACCACGCGGTAGGCGAGCACCCTCCGGCGTCCGGGGATGCCGACGCACGGGCGAACCTGCGACGGCGTGCGAGAAGACACCAGGCAGCCGTTGTCCAGCCGCTCCACCTTCTCGGTCAGCACCTTGGCCGCGTGACCAGGCAGTACCGGCATCCGAAGACCCTGCATTACAGGTCCCAGTCGTGTTCCTCGCCTTGCCACCGGAGACCGATGCGTTCGAGAGTAATCTCCCCCGTGAACTGCAGTTTTGAGATGGGGATACCGTAGCCCGCTGTAATATGTGGAGTATACACCGGGTGCTGCTCCTTGGAGCCGGGGTAGCGGTCCTCGACGAACTTCTTCATGTCCTGGTAGAAGTCCACGATGTCGATGTTGTCGCCGACCAGGTAGACCGCGCACGGCTCGTCGCCGGTCGGGTTGAACGCCGCGTGGGCGAACACCTTGGCCTCGATCGGCTGGTAGTTCTGCGCCATGTAGTCGAGCTGACTGATCAGCTCTGTAGGGTCCTGCCCGGTGACGTCCTCGCCGAGGAAGATCACTGTCATGTGCAGGTCGTCGATCGGCTCGGCCTTGGGGTCGTCGATGACCAGGTTCTCCAGGTCCTGACGACGCGGGTAGAGCGCGACCATGCCGCCGGTCTTCTTGGACTGCTCGGCGCTGGCGTCCTTGATCTTCATGGCTTCGATCCGCTTGCGGTCGCCCACGGGATCACAGCGCCCCACACGCTCCACCATCAGCTCTCCTTGACGAACATGGGTAGCCCGAACAGGCCCGAGTCGCTGTTCTCCCAGAAGGCACGCCAGGTGCCCTTGAGCGTGCGGATCAGCGCGTCGGAGTCGGCGTCGGTCGTCGTGGCGCTCACCGAGTGATCGGCGCTGTTGACGACGGCGAACACGCCGTGCTCGTTCAGGTAGCCCGCGAGGCTCTCAGCCTCGTCGATGCTCGCTGTCATGATGGTCTTGTACTCGACGTCGATTTGTGGCATGACCTGGCCTTTTTGAGAGTATGGACGGTTTAGGGTGCCACTCGGCGGTTCTGCACGAAGGCCCGGTGCGTCATCGGCGCGTACTGGGCCAGGATCGACTCGTACTGGTCGGCCACCTGGTTGATCTCCCACTGGGGCTTGCTCGGGAACAGGGCGTCGTCGTGACGCTGGCGGAGGCTGAGGAAGGCCATCAGCGACCGGGCGTTCATCGTGACGATGCAGGTGCTCATGATGCTGACGGGCAGGATCATGCGAGCGACTTCGCGCACGATGCCTCCCTCCAGCTGGCGCTCGTAGGCCTCATAGGCGAGCACGCACACCTGGTGCGTGGCGCTGTCGACCATACGGCGCTGCTCGCCGGTTCCCATGGCGAGCACGTAGTCCATGCTCTTGGTCCCCTCGACCTTGGCGATGCCTCGCCCGACCGACGGGATGTAGAACACCGGATCGAGCTGCTTGTAGCGGCCCGACTCCTCGTTGTAGCTGAACCCCGCCCGGTGACGATGGTGCTCGCGCCAGACGAAGATCGGTGCGGTGACCCGGACCGTGACGTTCATGTGCTCGAACGGAGTGCCGTGACGGTCGCGCATCAGCGCGTTGATCAGGCCGAACCGCTCGGCGTCATCAGCGCCAGCTCCTGCGGTTGACGTCCGAGCCGCGATGCACACGCGGGCGTCGGAGAAGTTGGTGTCGATCAACTCGACGGGCATGACACTGGTGAAACGTACGTCGGCCACTTGGCTCCTTCTTCACTGTGGGTGGGAACTGGTTGGGGCGGCGGACCCTGCTGCCGTCAAGCGACCCGCCCTTGCGCACGGCAAGACCCCGACCAGGTTAGTACCAGCGACGTCCGCCGATGGGGCGACCGCCGTTCACGCCGATGCCGGGGAGCACCAGCAGGACCAGGCCGATGACGGCCAGGATGACGCCGATGGTGAACAGCACGTGCAGCGATGGCACGAGCAGACCCACGACGATCAGGATGATTCCGAGGATGAGCACGATGCTCCCCTTCCGGTAGTGGTTACACCTATTCCGGGTCCTGAGTACCCGTTTCGGAGTACCGCGACTGCTCGGTCATCGCCGGGTGGTCAATCGGGTTCTCGTCCACGCGGTCCAGGTACGAGGTCAGGGTGATCGTGCGCTTGTAGCGAGTCAACCACTGGAACTGCGCGAGCGTCTCGTCGAACGGCAGGCCCATGTTGCGGATACCGTCGGCGATGGCCGACATGATGATCGCACGCTCGGCGGATTCCTGGTACTGGATCTTGCCCATATACAGCTCGGGAGGCCAGACCTCTTCACCGTTCGGGAGCCGGATACCGAACTCCATCTCGGTGTTCTCGTGCATCTCCGGCGCGGGCTTCTCGTATGGCGTGGGCACTATTCCCCTGTCGACTATTTGACTAGCACTACAGGGTCAGAGTGTATCACCACTGCGGCTCGACGCCGAACACTTCCTTGAACTGCTCGATCAGGTCCTCCAGAATCGACCGCGACTCCGACGCACCGCCAGCCTGGATCTCCGGCCAGTCGGCCTGGATCTGGCCACGGTACTGGTCGGCGTTGAGCGACCGGTAGAAGGCGTTGTCCCGGATCAGGTCCGACACCCGTGGGGCACCAGCGGCCTGCACCTCGCGGCGGCTGACCTGCTGCTCCACGAACGCCTCGCTCACCTGGTCACGACGTCCTAGTGACGACGGGCCTGCCGTCCAGCGGTTGCGGCTGGCGGGCTTGAGGTTGCCGCCGGGGTGGTTGTCGTCGCTCTCCTCGGGACGCAGGCGGTTGCGCTGCGGCTCGTGCGGCTCCGGCACGCCCGGAGGCAGCTCGGGTCCCATCGGGCCTTGCGGACCCTTGGCCGCTGGGCCGGTGGCCTGCGGACCGTTGACCTGAGTGCCACCGTGACGGCGGGCGGCGGCGAAGAAGCCAGCGGCGGGGCTGCCCGGTGCCGGAGCACCAGGACCCTGCGCCTGCGGCGGCGCTCCACCCGGACCGGCCACCTGACCCTCTGGCGGCGTCCCTGGCGGCACAGCTCCCGGCGGACCAGGCTCTGCCCCTCCCGGAGGTCCTCCGGGCGCTCCTGGAGCCATTCCCATGGCTCCTGGGGGTGCCATGCCGCCCGACAGCTGCTGCTCCAGCATCGACTTCTGCATGTCGATCTGCATGTCCTGCAGCTCGGCCTGGTCGATACCGGCGACGGCCTGGGCCTCGCCCAGCTCGGTCTGGGTCTTGCCCTGACGCAGCTGCAGCGTGGCGGTGAGGTGCTGGGCCAGCTCCGGCGGGTACGGCAGGTTCTGCTCGTCGCAGAGCTTCTGGACCTTGGCCATCGTCTGCGCGGTGGCCATGAGCTTGTTGACGCTCTCCTCGGACTGGCGCTCCAGCTCCTGCTCGAACTCCATGTCGATGTTGACGCTCATCGTCTTGTCCGACACCGGCACGCCCATGGCCTTGAGCTGGGCGATGAAGGCGCGTTCCTGGCTCTCGTCGCGCAGGTTCAGCGTCGAGAACTTCACCTCGGGGATCAGCAGCTTGGGCACCTTGCGGATGTACTCCTCACCGGTCTCGGGGTCACGCTCGACGATCTCACGGTAGATCGGCACGCGCACGCCGCCCTTGAGGTCGTAGTCGAAGTGACCCTGGGCCTCGGCGATGATCTCGGCCCGCTTGGTGATGTGACGCTTGAGGTGGTTCTGGAAGCCCACCATCATCTGGGTGACGAACTCGCGGTTGAGCGCCGAGCTGGCGTACGCGCCGCCCGAGCCACCGGAGATGAGCGCCTCGCCGATGCCCCACGCCTGGAGCAGCTTGCGCTCGACGCGCTCGTAGTCGGCGTCTAGGTTCGGCACGCTCTCGCGACCGAACACGTTCTCGACCTTGAGGCCGAAGTTGTGCACGACCAGGCGGAAGTCAGCGGCCAGCGCGGTCTGGAAGTCGTCGCGGGCGTCGTCCAGCTCGTCCTGGGTCGGCAGCCACGGGGTGCCGTCGCCGAGGTTCTCCGAGCCGAGGGTGGCCAGGATCAGCGGGCTGTAGAGGCGATCGGCCACCGCGTCCTGGGCGGCGTTGAGCGACTCCTCCTGCATGAGCGTGCGGAAGCTGCGCAGCAGGTGCGGGGTGCCGCGCTTGGCCCACGGCGTGTTGCGGTTGACCACGCGGCTGATCAGCGCGTCGGAGATGTCCAGGCCGTCGTTCTGAGCAGCGGCCTCGATGATCTCGGGGTACTTCTCGACCAGCTCCTGGTACTCGCGGTTGCGCTGCAGGCGCTCGCTCGGGGTCTCCTCGGTGGTCGACAGGCTGGAGCCGTCGCTCATCGGACCCTGGCGGAGGTTCTCCACCATCTCCTTGACCATGAGCTGCACGCGGTCACGCTGGACGAACATCGACCGGCTGATGCGCAGCATGTCGGGGTCCAGGATCTCCTCGCTGGACCAGACGCCGAGGCTCTCGTTGAAGTGGGCCAGGCTGGTGACCTCGCCGACGGTGAAATACTCGCGCCCGAACTGGTCGGGCAGGAAGCTGAGGTAGTCCAGGTCGGGACCCAGGAACATCTCCTCGTAGAACTTCTTGATCAGCGGGTCCTTGCTGTCGAACTCCATGCCGACGACCGGGAACCGGCTGTAGATGTCGATGAGCAGAGGCACCAGGTCGTGGGTGGCGTAGAACAGGCGGCACCAGCGCCGGATGTCCTTGAGTTCGTCCTCGTCCTCGACGTTGTAGGGGATGCCCTTGTCGGCGAGCGTGCCCAGAGGCTGCCTCACCTTCGGCAAGGCGATCTGCATGTTGGAGCCGCTCTTGCGCATCGACTGCACGAGGGTGCGGTTGCTCACCAGACCATCGGGGGTGTCCATCCGGCTCATGGCGCGGCGGGCCTCGGTGACGGGGTTGGGACTCACCGTCGCGCTCTTGGGAATCCACAGCGCGTAGCTCTGCGGCGGATCGTTCGGGACCATCATGCGTCAACCTTCCTCAGGCAGATCTCGGTGTACCAGGCAGCGTCAGGTGCCAGGTCGTGTTCCTTGGTCTCCAGCACCACGTGGAAGCTCGGGTAGACCGGCGTGCCTCCGTTGATGATCTGGGTGCTGATGTCGTCGACCGTGCCGATGCCGTCATAGACCTGGCCCGCCGTGCGCGCTTCCACTCGATCGCCGATCTTGAACGGGTTCGTGATCGAGATGAACAGCAGCGCCAGCTCCTCCGAGGTCGGAGGAAGCTGGAGCGCGCACGGCTGGCAGAAGGTGCGGTTAGTTCCAGCCTCGGTGTAGGCGATCTCCTTGAACGCCTTGCACCCGAAGCAGAGGTCGGCACTTGCCATATGTCCTCATTCGGTCGGGCCGGTACTTACCGGCTACTTGAACTGGGGCTTGACCCAGTTGCCCTTGTCGTCGCGCTTGGCCCAGTCCTTGGGCGGCTGCTTGCCTGGCGTGGTGGACGGTGGCTCCTTCGGGCCTTCCTCGTACCCGGCGTTGTCGTCGTCGGTGAACTTGGTCCAGTCTGCGAAGAACGACCGCGAAGCCTGCTTGGCAGGGCAGTGGTGGACGTTCGGGTCCCAGAGCATGGCGTCACAGGCGCTGCAGAACTTCTCGCCGTTGCGGTCGACGACGTTGTGGTCGTCCTCGCCGTAGCTCGCGCCCGTGCGCTTGCCGTCGTTGCGCTTGGGCTTGCGCTCCTCGAACGGCCAGCCACCGAACGCGGGGTCGGTGTGATCCGGGTCCTCGTGCTCGATCGCCGAACGACGACGATTCATGGGAGAACCGTGCCCCTCCTTGGGGTAGTGATAGAAGCCGCACTCGCCGCACTTCTCACGAGGGGCAGGATGGCTGACTCCATATTCACTGGCTTCTGACCCACCGTGATCACCAGTGAAAGGAGGACTGGTTGCAGCCGACCGGCGGGTGTCCATGTCGGTCTCACCTGGCGCGTGCGGCGTCGACTGGTCGATCTCGTCGTCGTCGTAGAACTCGACGTCCTCCGGGTAGTCCTGGTACGGGCCGTTGCCGCTGGCGTTGTTGTACTCCTCCGCCGACCGGAACTGGCGGTTGGCCATGATCACGTTCTCCCGCACGGGGATCTCGCGGGCCAGGAACATCTCCGCCTCGTTGCCGTTGGCCAGGTGCTGGCCGGTGCCGATGGCGTAGGTGTACCAAAGCTTGCCGCAGCGGCACATGCCGTGCGACGGCGGGTTGTGGGCCTGGCCGCACGGGCAGTGGAACGCCTGGCGGATGTGGCTCACGTAGCCGTTGAGGTGGTCGTCGAACTCCCACCCGGCGACCTTGGGCTGGAAGTTCGCGGCCTTCTGGTGCGGCTGTAGACCGATCTCCTCGTGCAGCTTGTCCTGGGCGCGTGGGCCGACCTTCTTGTTCTGCAGGAAGGAGTCGACCTCGCCCTCACCGCCGACGTTGAGACCCTGCTCGGCGCGACGCTTGTCGAACCGCTGGAAGTCCTCGACCACGCCCGCCGACTTGGCCTTCTGGCCAGGCAGGTCGTTGATCTTCATGTTGTCGCTGAACTCGGCCTTCTCGCCCTGGCCGGGGAACTCGAACGCATCGAGAGCTTGACCCCCACCCGGCGGCTTCCAGGTCTCTCCAGCCGTGCGTCCACCTCCCGTCGTCCTCGACCTAATGACGAAAGGGCGGCGGCTCCCCTGCCGGAGTCCGAGGCGTGCGGCCTCGCGCTCCTCCCAGTTGTCTGGGTCGGTGTCGTACTCCTCGGCGTCCGCCGAGGCCCGGTCCTTGCCGTCGCGCCAGCGGTCACCGGCACGGTCGGCGGGGTTGGCAGCCACCCTGGCCTTCTTGCCCGGATGCGGGTAGACCTCGCCGGTCTCCCAGTCCTGGACCATACCGTTACCGACGTCGCTATAGCCCCGGTTGTTGCGCTCGTAGTCGCCGGGTTCTCCACCGCGATCGTTGTAGGTATGGAAGTCGTCAGTGCTCTTGGCCATGTGGATGGCATCCGCGCCCATCGGCACGCCCGCGCTGGCCATGAACTGGCCGGTGTTGAACCGCACGTTATCGGTGCTGAACATGTCGGCCAGGCTGGCGGCGATGCCCATCCGGTGCTCCGGCGGCAGCGTCTGGATGGCCTCGGCCACGTGCTGGTAGTGCTTGCGGCTCATCGCGGCCAGGACCGTCTGGTAGCCCTGCTCGCTCAGACCCCAGTACTGGGCCAGCTTGAAGGCGTGGCGGCGCAGATCGAGCTGACGCGACGACTCCTTCTTCTCGCCGCTGTCGGACTCGCTGGAGCCACCGCTGTCACCACCGGCTGGTGCCGGAGCAGGCGCGGGCATTCCTCCCGGTCCCGGAGGCGGCGGACCAGCCGACGTCTGTGGTGCCGGTGCCTGGATGCTCGCGGCCTGGGCCTCGGCAGCCGGGTCGACCGCAGACTGCGGGTTGACGTCGACCGTGCCCTCAGGCGGGGTGACGTCCAGCGGGTTGGCTGCCTGCTCGACCTGCTGGGCGAACTGAATCGCCTGCAGCGCCTGCTGCAGCGGGTCGATGATGGTCTGGTACTCCTGGGTCTTCTGGTCCACCAGGTTGGTCACAGCCTGGCTGGCCTGGTCCAGGAGAGCGCCGTCGTCCGGGCCTGGCATGGCCGGAGCGGGCGCGGCAGCCGGTGCGGGGGCAGCCGGAGCTACAGCCTGACCCCCGGCAGCCGGGTCAGCCCCTTCTCCGAAAGCCACGTACCTGCGGCTCGCGACGGGTCCTGCGCCGTGTGGCTGTGGCGGACCGCCGTGCGCGATGCTGTCGGCCAGCAGCTGCTCCAGGGTGCCCGGAGGCAGGCCCAGGGCGTCCTCGATCTGCTCGACCTGCACCAGCTCGGTGTCCGGTGGCAGCTGGCCAGCGGCGTCGGGGGTCAGCTCGTCGACACCCGAGAAGTCGTCCTGCGCGAGCGGCGGCGCGTCGTCCAGCGACGGCGGTCCGGGCGGGGCTTCCAGCCCAGCAGGATCGCCGCCGTCCTCAGGACCGAGGTCAGGTGGGCCAGGCGGAGCCTGAGGATCACCAGCCGGTCCCGCATCGTCCGCCGAAGGACCGGCGTCCTCCGAAGGCGCATCCGAATCCGAGTCGCTCTCCGCGAACGGGTTCTCGCCACCATCATCCGAACCTCCGTCGGACTCTGGTGCGTCGTCGTCACCCGAATCGCTGTCCGAGCCACCGTCGTCCTCGCTGTCGTCATCCGACGACGACTCGCCACCCTTCTCGGCGGCACCCTTCGGCGGACCGTCGCTGTCGCTGTCCGAGCCGCCAGGACCGTCGGTGTCCTCGTCATCGTCGCAGTCGCAGTTCTCGTCCGCCTGGCGGATGAGGTTCGCGAGCATGAAGTAGGTGGAGTCGTCGATGCCGGTGTCGGCGTAGTGGTCCAGCGTCGACAGCTTGGCCTCGCGCAGGCCGTTGGCCTCGGCGAAGTCCTTGTACAGGTCCACGGCCAGCCGACGGGCCTCGCGGCTGGACGGCTTGTCCTCGCCGCTGTCGTCGCCGTCGGTGAAGTTGCGCTGGACCTTCTCCGGTCCGCCGTTGTCCACCGAGTCCAGGTAGGCGTCGAAGTTGCCCTTGGGCACCAGGTCGCCGTCGAAGTTCTCGGCGTAGCGGCGTCCGGTCTTGACGATCTCGCCGCAGTCGTAGCACTCCTTCTGGCCATTGCCCAGCGGTTCACTGTTCTCATGGCTGCACTTCCTGGGGTCAGACCCGAAAGGACCCTCGTCACCGTTCTCGCCCGCAGCGTGGCGACGGCTACTCTTCTTGCGCTCCGGGCCGGAGTCACGGGGGTCACCCTGCGGGCCAGTGGTCGACGACGGATTACGGCCTTCGGCGTCAGAGCCGTCTCCGGTGTTGGTCTTCACGTCGTCCTTGACGCTCGGATCGCCGTCCTGGACCTTCTTGTACTGCGAGTCGTTGATCGTCCGGGCCTTGTCGCCGTCGTCCTTCGGCTTCTTGGTCGGGTCGTCGCTGTTGTCGTCGCCGAGAGTGGCCACGAACTCGCGCTTCATCGCGTTGTGGATGCGGCGCATGACTCCGGTGTTGGGGAACGCGCCAGCGGCCTCGACGGTCTTGCGGATGTCGGTCTTGGCGTGGTGCCAGCGATCCTCGAACTCGTCCTTGCCGGTGCTGCCCATCAGGAACGGCCCGTACTGGTCCCGGACGTCGTAGATGGCGTTGGCCAGCTTGTTGGCTGCCTGACGCTGCTGCCGCTGCGGTGCCTGCTGGGCGTCTGTATCCGCCTCGAACAGTCCGAAGTCACTCATTCCCTGCCTACTTCCAGTAGATGGTGTGTCACCTCTTCTGGAAGCTACTGAGGGCTTCTACAGTGTTGCGCGAGATACCGGAGTCGAACCGGTCGATCGCGAGGTTTAGAAGCTCGCTAGGTCACCAGACCAATCTCGCTTGGTGCCCCGGCTGGCTTTGACCCCAGCCGGGGCATGGTCGGGGCGGGAGGACTCGAACCTCCAGACCGGCCTCACACCGGTCGCCCCGCTGGTGCCGGGGGAGGCTTTGACCCCTCCCCCGACAAGCTCAGTAGGTGAATGCGTTCCGCAGGCACAGCGGGAAGCTGGCGCACAGCGCCGAGGCCGTCTCACCGGCCTCGATCGCGATTGCGGTGTACTCGTCGCCCAGATCCGGCTCGTTCACCATCGAGACGGCAAGGCCCTCGCCCAGACGGGCGTCGGTGGCCAGGGTGATGAGTTGCTCCTCGTTCTCCACGTTCACGATGACGATGAAGTTCGAGGTGCGAATCCACTCACGAGTCAGCTCGGGGTGCTCGTGGTAGAACTGGAAGGCTGCGTGGCACGCCTGCGCGGTCTGGAGACCGGGGGCGATGTCGGCCCGGACAGCGATATACAGCTTGTCGGGGTTGGACTCTCTTGTCACCTACACGCCTCCGACTGTAGCACGAGGCCGTGCGGCCCTGTCAACTATGGATCTCACTATAGCCATACTACAGGGTTTGCGTACTCCAGGCGAGACTCGAACTCGCACGTCCTACGGACACCGCATTTTGAGTGCGGCGCGGCTGCCATTACGCCACTGGAGCGTAGACCGAGCGGGAGTCGAACCCGCACTGGACACGTCCTCAACGTGCTGCCTCTGCCTTTGGGCTACCGGTCCATACCGCCCCTGAACTGGGACGATTAACACAAAGGGTCCGATAACGGACCTATTGTGCGACGTACCCCCGCCGGGACTCGAACCCGGAAAACTCTGCAGTCTGAGTGCAGCGACTTTGCCAATTTGCCCACGGGGGCGTGTTCAGTTGTTGCGCGGAAGATAGAGGAATCGAACCCCCAGGAGTTACCCCGCCCCGGTATTCGACGCCGGTTGCCAGCCACTTAGCGGTATCTTCCATCGGTACTGCTGCGCGGAGGGAGGAGGACTTGAACCTCACGGGTATGAGCCGTACGGGATTAGCAATCTCGCTGTATCACCTGATACTCACCCTCCAGGAGAGGGCAAGCGCCCTCAACCTACGAAAGTCGTAGGGAGGATGACAAACTCAGGAGTGCGAACATGGGATCGACTGTAGCAGGTCGATCTAGGGGTGCACAACCCCCGGCACCTTCGGGCCGTGATAGCCCATCTCGTAGTAGCTGTCGCCGTTGTGGTACAGGTGCTTGGCCGGGACCTGGGCGCGCATGACGCTCCAGGTGCCGTCGCCCTGGCTGTCGGCGTGCTGCTGGGCGTACTCGGGGCTGTGGGTGATCCAGTCGCCCGTGTTGAAGTGGGTGGCGTGCTGGCTCGGCAGCGCCCGGTAGACGTCCACCAGGTGGTCGGGCTTGCCGTGCATGTCGTTGTAGATCTTCTGGGTGCGCCGCAGGTCGCCCTTGCTGGTCTCGCCCGCCGAGTAGTAGTGCGGGTGGGTGTACCAGTCCTCGGGCACGCCGCCGAAGTCCTCGCCAAACGTGCCGTGCTTGCCCGCCATGTCCCAGGCAGGCCAGCCGGTCTCCGGGCCAGGCGACTGGTGATGGCCCGCGTACTCGTCGTAGTCGGCCATGGCCAGCGGACGACGGCGCAGGCTGGCCGATCGCATCTGCGGGGTGTGCAGGACGTTGTGCCACTGCTCGCCCTGGTACATGTCGTCCCAGTCGTCGTGGTGGCGGATGCCCAGGCCGTGGACCTTGAGGCCAGCACCGGGCTGCAGGTTGATCTCCTGCTCGTCCTTCCAGCTGCCTCCGGCGTTGGACCGTCCGACGTCCTCGCCGCGACCGTCCCAGTCGGCGCTGAGCATCACGCTCAGGCCACGGCTGGCGGGCTTGGCGTCGTGGCCGGGGAACGCGAAGTCTTCGGCGACGTCGGGGTTGGTGGTCCAGTGCCGACCGAGCCAGGTCGGGTCGGCCTTGTCGTGGACCTTAGTGAAGTCGACGCGGGTGTCGGCGTTCTGGTCGGTGTAGTCCTCGCGGTACTTGTGGACGTTCTGGCCGACGTCCTCCATGAAGTTGAGCAGGTGGTCGGAGAACTTCTTGCCCTCCGGCGACTGCGGGTGCGGGTACTTGGTGCCCTGGACGCCCTGGGCGTCGAACATGCCGCCGGGAGCCTGCTCGCCGAACAACACCTGCTTCATACCGTGCACGTCCGGGTGGTTGGCCCACATCGGGTGGTCCAGGTCGATGCGCATGCCCCGGTAGAGCGTGTGCGGCTCCTGGGTGCGCGGCCAGGCCGTGTTCAGCTCGGTCCACTCGTCGTCGGGATCAGACGGGTGCGGCAGCGGCCTGTGGTCGGCGTAGTCGTAGTCGCTCGGGAACTGGTTGAGCCGAGGACGGTCGGGGTTGAAGTGCTCGCCGTAGGGGTCGGTCGGGTCCGGGTTGAACCGGTTGTTCGGCCACGGCTGCTCAATGGCCTGCCGCTCCAGGAACCGATCGCGCCCGGTCTCGACCTCACCCCACGTCATGGCTACCTCTGGATTGCTCGGATCTTGTCGGGATCGAACCCGCTGAAATGCCCGCCGACGGTGCCCTCGGAGTTCTCCCACTGGATGACCGGCGCGGCGCTGTAGCCGAGGACCTCGGTCACGTGCTTGTAGGCGTCCTGATCGACGGTGATGTCGACCTTCTCGAACGGGATGCCCTCCTTGGTCAGGACCTTCTCGGAGAGGCTGCAGCCGGGGCAGTTGGGCTTGCTGTAGAGAGTCGCGGGCATGGTCTTCCTATTCTAGCAGATAGAGGGACCGGACCCAAGATATGGTGTCCGGTCCCCCATCATGCCACAAGGACTAGTCGAGCCAGCCCCGAATCGTCTTGAGCGCGCCGGAGACCTTGCGCAGGATCTCCTCGGCGTCGTCCGGGACGATGAAGCCGAACTTGAGCACGATCGCGATGGCGCTGGTCACCGCGTCGATGGCCTTGACGGCGGCGTTCAGCTCCTGCGGATCGGTCGTCGGGATCGGACGCTCGCCCTCGGGCTGCGGCTGCCCCTCGACGTAGGTGTCGTCCTTCGGGTCGATGATGACGTTGGTGACGTCGCGGATGGCCTCGGCGATCGGCTTCGGCAGCAGATCGCCGATGAGCTTGCCGGGGTCCAGGTCGCCCAGGTTGATGCCCAGGAAGCCTGCGGGGATGTTGGTTGGCGCGGTCACGGTGGTGATCTCCTTCGGTAGGTGTGCCCTCAGGCTACGGCAGCTGCGGAGGCAGCTGCGTGCAGTTCGGGTACTGGTTCTTCTCGCGCTGGGTAGCCAGCTCATCCTGGTCGGTGTTGACGTCGGCGATGGTGGCCCGGTACTCGTTGAGCGCCGTCATGTTCAGGCCCGGATCGCCCTGACTGGTCGCCAGGTCGGCGATCAGCTTGTCCAGCGCACCGTCGCGCCTCGCCTCCAGCTTGGCGATCTCGTCGCTGTAACCCACGCGGGTGGTGAGCACGTCGATGACCTGCTGGAGGCAGTCGTTGGTGGCTGTCGCGAACGCGGTGTTGGTGGTCACCTGGTTCTCGACGCGGTTGGCCGTGTCCTGCGTGCGCCAGCCGATCCAGCAGATGATCAGGGTCGCGATCGTGGTGTAGACCCAGAACCGGGTGCTGAACCGGTAGGTGCCGTCTTCCTTCTTGGTGAACACTCAGCAATCCTTCTCGTCGTCGTCGCGGTCGCGCCAGTACTTGCAGTAGAGGTGATGCACCCCAATGCCCGAGAAGAAGCTCAGGGGGGGTGTAAGGGGACCAGAACCCGCTAACCAGGTTCAGGGTGTCCTGCCACATGGGCGTCACCCGCCTCCATCGTCGTCGTCGGCGGACTCGTCGTCCTTCTTGCCACTGTTCTTCTTGTCGATCGCCTCATTGGCGAACCAGACGCCGAAGGACGCCACCAGGATCTGGTCCAGAACCGGTGGTGGCGTTGGGTCCCGCCATTGGAACAGCGCCCACAAACACACCAGCAGGAAGAGGCCGACCGTAGTCGGCTTCGCGCTTGCCAGCGGGTTCTTCCACTTCGCCACTACCCCTCCTAGTAGAGGAGCTGATCGTCAAAGTCCTCGAACGCCGGGGACTGAGCAGCCGCCACCTTGGTCGGGCGGTTGGGGATCAGCTCTGCCACCCTCGCAACGAACGCCTGCGTGGCCCTCTGAGAGGCCTCCGGCGTCCACGTGGAGGTTTGCGTACGGGCATGACGTTCCGCCCGGTACAGAAGCTCTGAGCGGTCGTCGCACCCGTGATCCTGGGCCAGGAACTCCTGGGCCTCGAACTGGAGCCGACGAGCGACCTTGGATGGCAGGGCCATCACCGGAGGCACTGGCGGAGCCTGAACCGCCGCCGTACGTGGCTGCGGACGCGACTCGACCTGCTGGATAGCGGCCAGGCGTGCAGCCGTGGACTGACGCCGGGGACCCACACTGCTGCGCTGAGCTGGCATGGGGACAGCCAGCGGATCGCGCTCTGCGTTCTTGAACATGAGACCTCCTACCCATTCAGGGCGGCTGAGGTCTATACAGCAGGGTCGGTGAGTGCCTTGTCGGCGGACTCGCAGCGACGGTACCGGTAGATCTTGCCTCCGCGCACGCCGTCACGAGGGTCGGCGCTGTGGAACTCATAGGCCAGGATCGACAGATTGTCGACGAGCAGCTTCTGCAACTCCGGGTCGCGTGCGTCCTTGATCTCGCCGGTACGGCACACGGGGTAGACGTAGAACATGTCGGGCCAGCGGGAGCCGTGATCGAGTTCGAGTTCGGCCTCGAACCCGTCCTGCTCTCCGCCGAACAGCTGGACGTAGATGGTCTTCTTCTTCACGAAGGCACCTCCAGGAGCTGGTTCTTCACCTATTCCTGGCTCCGGGAACCCCCACAGCAGGGTCACTGGTAGTCGCTGGAGTCGGTGACCACCTCACCGAACGCGGGACCGCCCTTCATGTCCTTGAACTCCATGTTGAAGACGCTGAGCAGGTAGACGGCGATGTCCAGGGCGATGTGCTCGTACGGGAGCTTCTTGACCTGGCTGCCGTAGTCGGCCAGGCTCATGCCCTCGATGACGTGGCGCTGCAGCGTCTCGATCCGCTTCTGTCGCTTCTGGTCGGCCAGCTGTCCCTCACGCGCACGCTCGCGCAGGTGGTTCATGAAGCTGCCGATCGTGATGGCGGTGTTCGCGCCCTTCTTCTGAGCTTCCTCCAGGTGGCCCAGCAGGTCCTCGGCCTCCTCCCAGGGGATGTCCTGGATGTACCCCATCAGTTGAGCCTCCTCAGGCAGTTGATGTCGGTGCCGTCTCCGGCGGTGCCCGAGTCGCTGAACGCCAACTGGTGGTCGATGTAGACCTGGCAGGCCAGCCACAGGTTCGCGCCCATGATCGGGTCGACGCCCACGATGTCGCCGGAGAACGCGGTCTCGTTGACCTCCAGGCGGTGGACGGCGTTGCAGGCGCTGGCCGGGTAGAGGTCGTTGTAGCGGTCGGCGAAGACGTACGGCAGGCACTCCACCCCGTTCCACTGAACGTAGGTGGTGACCACGTGGCTCATGGACGCTCCCGCCTCGGGGGGCGCGACGACCGTAGCCGCCAGCGCCGCCCCGAGGGTCGCACAGGCCGCTAGGCCAGCGATGCGCCGAGTGGAGAGCTTGTTCATCCCTTGTACTCCTCGAACCGGGGCTGACCCTGGAGCGTGGCCACGACCACGTAGTCCTGGTGGTCCAGGTTGATGACGTCGCCCGCCCGGATGTTGCGTCCCAGCTGCTCGAACGCCGGGGCGACGAACTTGGCCGAGGAGCGGTTGTTGATCTGACCGACGACGTACTCCAGCGCGGCGATCGTACTGCCGACGTTGGGGATCTCGAACTGGTCGACCAAGAACATGTCGGCGGTCCGATCGTCGAACGGTCCCGCGACCCGGTTGCCGTAGACCGCGACCTTGTGCATCTTCATGTGGTGCCTTCCTGTGGTGGGTGGGTGGTGGATGTCAGCCGCGCAGTTCGCGACGAACGGCCTGGCGCTCGCGACGACGCTGGGTGCGACGACCGGCCTTGCGGGCATCGGAGCACTCGCGACGACCGCAGTGGCACGAGGCCTTGGTGGTCTTGGAGTCGAAGTGCGCCGCGCCCATCATGGTGGAGTTCCCGATTGCCATGCCTCAAGTATGACAGCCGCTAGAAGGAATGTCAAACCTCGATGCTGATGATGCCCTCGGCGACGTCGTTGCGGAACACGTCGAACGACTCGAAGATCACGTCGGTGGTCACCGTGACGACCCTGCCTGCCTGACGGCGCAGGGCGTAGGTGACAGTCAGCGTGCCCCAGTACTTGCGCAGCACGGTCTTGGTGGCCGTGCTCTCGACGACGGTCCAGCCCTTGGCCCTGGCGCGCATCTCCAGCCGGTCCTGGGTGGTCTCCTGCATGTGTCCTCCTTGGTGGATGAAAGGGGTGAGTCCCCCGGCCTGTGGAAGCGCCGGGGGACTCGGTGGGCGGGTTAGGCGTTGGCCGCTGCCGCGAGCTGCATCGCCTGGACGGCGGTGCCCTCGAACTCGAAGGCCCGGTCCGGGTCCTCGATCCGCTGGGTGGCGGAGGTGACCGCGTGCAGGATGCCGCCCGACGTCAGCTGGCCACCGGCCATGAAGTCGTCCAGGATCATGTCCTGCTCGGCACCCGAGTACTGCAGCTTCTTGCCGATCAGCTCGACGGTCTCCTTGGCGTTGCTGCCGGGGATCTCCACGCCCGCGTCCTTGAGCAGGTCGTCGCGGAGGTTCTCCAGGTAGCCCTCGGACAGGAACGACTTCACGGCGTCCTTGACCTGCGCCCGGACGAACTCGTTGGCCGCGTCCTGGGTCTCGACGCTCCAGTTGATCGAGCCTTCCTGCAGGCGACCGCCGAGGTGCACCTTGCGGAAGCCGTCCACGTCCCGGCGCATGCCGTTCTTGCAGACCTGGACCACCGCACGCGGGAGGATCTGGAACGCGCCGCGACCGACCTCGGAGTTGGTGAACACCAGGCCCGCGCTCATGAACGGGTTGTCCTTGGAGTCCTGGTCGTAGAAGTGGTAGTTCTTCACCAGGTCCTGGGCGTGGATCTTGATCTCCGGCACGTCCACCGAGAGGTAGATGCGCTCGTCGGAGAGGTCGATGCCGGTGACGTTGGAGGCGTCGAGACGCTTCTCCACACCGTCGTCGCCGACGACCGTGACCTCACGCAGGCCCTGCAGCACCGACATCACGGTGTCCAGGTGATCGCGGAAGCCGTAGCGGTCCGACAGGATCGCCCGGACGTAGCCCATCGACGTCGGGTCCTCGACGTTGCTGCCCTGGATGATGCGCAGCAGGCTCTTGCCGGTGGCGTCCGCCGCCCACTCGTTGACGTTGATGTCGAGCAGGCCGACCTTCTCCGCCCGCATCCGGCGGATGTAGCGGACCGGGATGCCGAACAGGTCGGCCAGGTTCTGGTCCACGACGTGGGTCGTGGTGTACGCGCCGTTGGGGTCGGTGACGCCATCGGCGTCCATGATGACCTCCTGGCCGTCGATCACCAGGCGACCGGCGTCGAGCCGGATCGAGTTGGTGGGGACCACCAGGTCGACCTTGGCCGCGTGCTGATCCTTGAGCACCTGCACCAGCGTGCGCAGATCCGAGTTGCGGAGCGTGCGCTGGGGGAGAGGGGCGAGAGTGGACATGTGACTCCTTCTAGTGGGTGGTGTCTGACTGACAAGAACTACTTTACACCCACTATAGGACAAAACGCAACACCTCCTAGAAATTGCAGCTAGGAGGGGTCGAGCTTCTCCGAACCCTGTAGCGCGACAGGCTCCAGCCAGATGTCCAGCCGGTCCAGGGCGCTGTCCCCGCCGACCGACTCGACCCAGCCGTAGACGTATCCGGCGGCGAACGCAATCTGCCTGTCGACGTCCTCCTCGTCCTCGTCCAGGCGGATGATGACCGGCGTCTCGGCGTCGTGCATGACCGGGCGCGGCTCGTGGCCACCCTCGCCGTCGACCTTGGACCACACGGTGACCGTGCTGCCCATCAGACCGCTCTTGAACAGCTTCGCCTGTGCCGACACCCGGTAAGGCCGTGGGTTGCCCAGAAACGGCTCTGAGGCCACAGAGGGGGTCCCTGCTGGCGCTGTCCCCGCCATCTCCTGGCGGATCTTGTCAGCCTGGTTCAGCAGGTGCTGCTCCTTGGCCTTCTCCTTGAGTTCCGCCAGCCTCCGGGCCAGGTGTGCGTCGGCCTTCTCGCTGCGAGGGATCGGGTCTCCAGGCTTGATCTGCTGGTGATCTCCGGGCATACCACTCCTTGAATTGCTCCGCCAGCTGGCGTACACCAGCCTCGCCGTACATCTTCTTGTCGATCAGACCGTGCCGCAGCACCGTGAGCGTGGTCCCGCCGAAGGCGTAGTCGTTGGTCGTCATTGCCAGCCGGTAGGTCGGGTGCTCGCCGGTCAGCTCGCGGGTGAGCATCCACTCGCAATCTCCCGGCGGCTCGGGCAGCGGGAACGAGTCGTTGATGCCGCCGACGATCCACTGCTTGTTGCCGCCCCAGGCCTTAACCCAGGTCTCGTAGTCCCACGGCTCGTGGGCGCTCACTGCCACGATGCTCGGCCCTTCCCACCCAGCGCGTGGCCGTGGCGGCGCAGGGTGGTCAGGTGCTCGATCGACTGCGCGTTGGTCCAGCCCTGGCCACGGTGGACGTTGCGCACCGTGCCCTCGTTGAGGCCCAGCGTCCGGGCGGTCTCGCCCAGGCTCATGCCGTCGGCCAGGAACAGGTGAATCTTCTCGATCTGCTCCGGCGTGGCGTAGACCTTCTTGTAGACCACACCGCGCTTCTTGCGCCAGTAGTTCACCGTCCGCTTGTCGACGCCGAGCATGCGAGCGATGTCGGGCGTGGTGTGGCCCTTGAGCGCCAGCTCCTCGATCAGGTCCCCACGTGCATGCCCACGGCACCGGTCGCACTCGTCCTGGCGCTCACGCAGTCGCGCCACCTCCCGGCGGAGGTCCTCCAGCTCAGACATGGTGGTGGTAACGCCGCAGGTTGGCCAGCTCTGCCCGCGTGCGGGCGTGATCCTCGCGCTCCCAGTCCAGCTGCGTCTTGTGCTCGCGGGTGTCCCACTGCGCAATGCCCCAGACGATGGCCCACAGGCTTACCAGGAAGTGGTGGTCGTAGTCCTTCATCGGCCAGTCCCAGACGTCCTCGAACCCGAACCCCGGACGACCCCAGCCGTTGGCGTTGTACGAGAAGAAGAAGTCCGACGCGGCCTTGTAGGCGATGTCCTGGCTGTACTCGACGCCCTCCTCCTCCAGGACCTGCTCGCGGATGGCCTTGAACACCTCGCGACTGCGGCCCTCCGGGATGCTGTGGCGGCTCCACAGGAAGTGCGTGACCACCGACTCCTTGAACTTGTCGAAGTCGAAGTCCTCGTACTTCTGCTGGTGCCCGACCAGCTTCTCGGCCCAGTAGTGCGGGTTGATCTGAGGCCGGTCGGGGTTGTTGCGGAAGAACTGGAACATGTCGGGCAGCCGTGCGAAGTGGTAGTCCTGCAGGTCCCCGGTGATCACCAGATGCCCCGGCCAGGTCACCAGGTCGAAGCGGTAGATGCTGGAGCCGTTGGGCTTGCCGAACCGGACGTGCCGGTACAGGCCGTCGTCGCGCAGCACCGTCATCCGGTGGTTGGCGACGTCGCCCAGGAACATCCGGCGTGCGCGCTGCTCGCTCTCGATGCTCACTGCTTGGTCAGCGTCTCGGGCTTCACGACCGCCGCGACGTAGCGGTGATCGTTGTCCAGAATGACCGTGGCCCGATCGCCGGGGTGGTTGGCCACCTTGCCCGTGCGCCCGTCGGCCAGCGTCACCTGGTCGCCCTTCTTGATGTCGCTCATGCGACTCCTTTCATCGTGGGTGGATGTCGTGCAGCTCCACAATCAGATCGAGCACGTCGTACTCGCCCTGGGGACGTCCCGGCGAGTGGCGGACAAAGGCACCCACGTAGCCCTCCCAGGTCTCCCCGGTCGGATCTTCCATGTAGTGCGCGCTGCCGCCGTAGGTCAGCCGAGCAACGGTGTTGGCGTCCAGCCCCTGGAGCTGACCGGCCTTGTCGGCGAGAATCTTGACTGCCACGGTGGTCCTTTCGTTGAAAACGACTATAAGTCCACTATAGCTTATTCAGGACTGTCGGTCACCCGATCCGGCCAGCGATCCGAACTCGCTCTGCGTCCTGGGACGTCGAGCGTACCCGGTGGTGCCCTCGTGGTGCAGCGTGACCTTGTAGGTGGTCCCGCCGACCGGACCGCGCTCCCACTCCTGCGGGGTGACCTCGACGCGGATGGGGTCGTTCGCCCCGTCGCGCCGCTGGATCTCGTCGGCCAGGTCGATGATGTCCTGGCCCTTGAGGCTGTCCAGGTCCATGCTCAGCGTCGTTCTGATGGCCATCGTGGCTCCATTCCGGGGATGTCGAACTGCATGTCTTCTGCCCGCAGACCGCCGAAGAGGCGGTCCTGGACTGCCGTGCGCGTGGCGTCGAAGTCGGCTGCCATGCGCTTCTGCTGGGCCTTGAACGCCCGACGGCGCTTGAACCCCCGGAGCTTCTCCAGGAGCCACACGAGCGCCGTGAGGCCCAGGACGATGCCGACCACGAAGACCAGCAGCACCGCGATGAACAGCACGGGCGAGTACCACATGGCGAACAGGAGGTCAGTCACGCGAACCTGCCCAGTCGCAGCTCAGCCCGACGTTGCCCTCGCCGATGCACCAGACGCGCTGGCCGTTGGGCAGGCTGACCTCCTCGTAGTACAGGCTGTCGAACGTCTGGCCTCCGGTGCCGTTGTCGCTGCACGAGGTCGCGGTGAACGACAGGCCGATGACCAGCGCCGCCCCGGCGATGATGGTGCTCAGCCACTTGGCGAACGTCTTGTCGAACATCAGCACACCACCTGCATGTTCGCGCCGTCGCTGGAGTCGTTGTAGACCCACATGGTGCACTGCTTGCCCGTGCGCGGGTCGGTGACGATCGTGCTGGCGATGTCGGTGTCGCTGGCCGTGGTCTGCTGAGCGCAGCCGCTCATGACGGCCATGAGCACCGCGACGAGCAGGACGAGAGCCTGGACCTGGACGATGCCCTCCAGGCGCTGCACGCGGCCCACGGTGGTGATACGACCGTTCTCGTCGCGCTCCAGCCGCCTCATCGGACGATGCCCTTGTTGTAGGCGTCCCAGTTGCAGCTCAGCCCGCCGGAGCTGTTGCCGACGCACCAGACCTGGCCACCGTTGGGCGCTTCCATCCAGCCGCCGCTGTTGTCGGCTCCCTCGATGCCACAGCCGGTCAGGATGGCCGCGAGCGCGGCCAGGCCCAGGATCATCTTCTTCACAGGTAGTACTCCATCTTGAACTGTTCGTTGGTGATTTTCTCGATCATCGACTGTGCCCAGGCGTGCAGCATCGTCGCGTCCATCGTCGGCTTGTAGCCGAAGGTGTGCCGGTAGGCGTCGTCCATCCGCTCGGCGGTGTCCTTGGCGAACCACTCGTCGAGCTTGCCGGTGCGGCGCAGCTCGGCCAGGTGGGCGTCACGGGCCTCGTCGGCGGCGATCTCGTCGGCGATCTCCTCGTCGGTCATTGGCGTCTCGACCTTGACCTCGATCCGGGCCAGGAACTCGCCGAGACGGTCGATCAGGATGGCCAGCGAGTCGATCAGCCCGCCCTCGGTGGTGGGCACCGACCAGGCGATGTCGCCGTACCCGCAGCCGAACCCGGCGCTGTGGTAGTCGGGCCAGCCCGCCTCCTTCATCAGCTCGGTGATCTCCTCGCGGTAGTCGAAGGGATCGCTGACGCCATCCGGCACCTCGAACGTGATCGAGATGTGGTAGCTGCGGATGTCGGTCGCGGTCACTGCTTGTCCTCCTCGGTATGGGTGGGAACACGCTCGGTCTTGGTCTCGGTGATCAGGGCGTGCACCTTGATCGAGCTGCCGATGTGCTTGGGGTCGGGGTACTGGGAGACGATCTCGACGGCGGTGACGATCCAGCCCCGGTCCCAGGGGTAGCGGTAGTCGTCGTCGTCGATCGCCTTGATGCGCATGCGGTCGCGCAGGCCGTCGGGTCCGATCTCGTCGAGATACTTCTCCGAGAAGCTGACGTTGCTCTTGATCCGCTGGCGCGTGATCTGGACTTCCTTCACGGCATCTCCTCGGGTGGCAGCATCAGGTCGTACCAGAACTCGGGCTGCTTGGGCACCGAGGTCGGCGGGTTCTGCAGGTCGTCGAGCCACAGCTCCAGGAACGGCTGGCCCTCCTGCGTGTTCTCGATGCGGGTGTCGGGCGGTGGCCCGTAGTCGCAGGCGCTGAGGCTGGCCACGAGTGCGGCGGCGATGATGAGGCGTTTCATGTCTTCTCCTGTGGGTGGGTGGGAAACTTACTATAGCAGGACTACAGGGTTACGGGTGGCGCTCGTCGGTGTAGGCGGTGTAGGTGCGCGAGGCCTCGCGGCCCTCGGCGTTGTCGACGCCGACCCAGTGCCCCTGGGAGACCATCAGCCCGTGCGGCTCGTGGGCGGTCGCGGCCTCGATGATCCGGCGCATCTTGTTGACGGTGGCCTTCATCGCACGCGGGTTGCGCGAGTAGTTGCCCCGGCAGCCGCAGGCGCACCCCGGCTTGCCGGTGTAGGTCTCGGTGGCCTGCTGGTCCAGCTCGGCCAGCGCAGCGGCCCGGATGACCTCGAACCGGTTGCGTGCGGCGGTCTCGTCGGTCGTCTCGTGGCGGTCCTGCGGCTCGCCGCAGGCGCGGCAGGTCCAGGTCTTGCCGTTGAAGGCGTAGCCCTCGTAGCGGTGGCGCTGGCACTCGACCTTGCGAGCAACGGGCACGGCGACCATGGTCTGGGCGATGGTGGCGGTCATGGGAGTCCTTCCGGTGGTGGGTGGGTGGTTGGTCAGATGCCGAAGTCGGACAGGATGTCGTCGAACTTGCGGAAGACGGCGGAACGGCCCGACGCGGGACGCGGGTCCCGGTATTCGCCGTCGGTGTACTCGCCGACCGAGATGCCCATGGCGTCAGCGGCCTCGATGGTGTCCCAGGAGGCAGCCGGGACCTCGTAGCGGTCCTGGTCGGCCAGCCACGCCTCGGCGGCGTTGTCGTCCTCGATCGGCGAGGACCACACGGTGTCGACGACCGGGGCGGCGACGATCTGGTGCATGCGCACGGCCTGCTTGCGGTCGATCACGTAGCCGGGGAGGCCGGGGTAGTAGGTGGCGCGACCCTCGGCGACCAGGGCGTCGATCTGGGCCTGGGTGAAGGTGACGGTCTCGCGGGCGTAGGTGCGGGTCATGGTGATCCTCTCTGCGGTGCTGGTGGGTGGGTCCTTTAACTATAGCTGACTAGAGCAGCTCACGCAAGCGGTCCGTAGAATCCGCTCGTCGAGAGCAGGTAGTCCTTCACGGCCTGGCGCTTGCCCTTGTCGCGGAACTCCTTCTTGGCGGTGTAGGTGACGTAACGCCCGTCCAGCGCGGCCTGATCGACCGGGGTGTGCAGCTTGACGTCGCTGACGTGGCCAGCGGAGTTGTAGCCGACGGTGACCTGCTCGGCCAGGTGGTAGCCCATGTTCTTGGCCAGCCTGCCCATGCGGGTGTTCGGAGCCTTGACCTCGCGGTAGAACACGTCGGTGTACTGCCGGTTCTCGGCCAGGACGAACCCGGCCTCCTCGGCGATCTTGCGGTTCTCGGCGCGGGTCTTGGACAGGTTGATCACTTGTTGCCTCCCAGGCAGATGGTGGAGTGAGCGGCCCAGCGGATACGGTCGCGGGTCGCAGCGGACTTGTCGTCGGTCTCGGCGAGCTGGCGGGCCACCTCGTCGTCGCACTTGCAGGCGGGGCGCGCCTGGATGATCCGGCGGGCGGGACGCCGGTAGACCTTCCCGAAGTCAGGTCCCGGCTCGTCCCACTCCTTCTCGCGGTAGCTCATGCCGCCACCAGCCCAGCGAACGGGCTGTGGGTGAGCGGCTGCGGCGAGCAGTAGCGCGCCCGGACCGCCCGGTCCTCCAGCAGGCTCTTGATGAGCCACTGCTCGGCGTAGTGCGACTCGTGGTCGTCCACGTCGTACTCGGCCCAGTCGTCGAGCGCGATCATGCGATCGTGCTCGGCGTCGTTGGCGACGTACTCCGCCGCCAGCTCCTCGTTGGACAACGCCTCCAGGCGGGCGATGTGGTGGTTGCGCGAAGCGACGTACTCCGCGTCGCAGTAGCTCCCGGCCTGCGCCGAGGCAACGGTGTCCTCGCCGATCTCGGCGATGGCAAAGGGGGTGATGTTCGCGACGTAGAAGGCGACGAACTCGTCGTGGGTGGTGATCTCGGCGGCGGTGGCGACTGCGTTGCTCATAGAACAAGTATGGCATAGCTCCTAGAACAATGCAAGTCGCTAGAACATCTAGTACCAGGTGCCGTAACAGGGCACGTCAGACCCCATAACGTAGTCGCTGTGCGACTCGATGTGGTACACCCCGTCCTCGTCATACCAGGCGAATGCAGGGCTGCCGCAACCGCAGACGATGGTGAACTTCACGCCCGATCGCGGATCAGGCTCCTTGGGCGGCTCCTGACGCCGGATCGGCACGTAGCCGATCGCCTGGTCCACCTGGTCCCAGAGCCAGCTCGGGGTCACCCGCTCGATCTGCTCGCGGATCGCGTCGATTCCGGTCTTCACTGCAGATCCGCCCAAGACTGCTGGCATACCTTGCACCTCGTGTAGTCGTCGGTCTTCATCGGCATGAACGCCCCGCACGCGAGGCACCGAGGTCGGCGTTGACTCATCGGCCAACGCTTCTCCTCCTCGTCCTGGTGCTCAGCGTCCCGGCGCTCCTGCTCGGCGACCTCCTCAGGCGTCAGGACTCGCCACTTCACCAGCGTCTTGTCCAGCTTCGCCAGAGTCTCCTCGTAGCTGCTCACGCTCACCCTCCTCCTCTGGGATCACCGGCTCCCAGCCGGGGTCGGCGTCGTGGTTGTTCGGGCCTTCCTTCCACCACTTCTCGATCTGCGGGTTGGGTGGCCACTCGTGTACCCACCATCCGCCAGTCGGGCGCTCCTGCCAAGAGCAAGGGATCAGGCAGACGTTGCAGACGCCCTGGTGCTCACTCATGGCGCACCGGGACGACCTTGGGGCTGTAGCCCTGCATCTGCAGCTCGATCGCCAGCCCGTAGGCACGGGCCTCGTCGAACGGGCCGAACTCGGTGCCGTCGTCGAAGCGCACTACCATGTCCACCCGCTGCCCTTGATTCTCACCCGGTTCCACACACGCTTGTCGCAGGCGATAGAGGCCTTGCAGCGGTACTTGCCCTTGTTCATGCCCCAGCGGACCTCGTGGAATCCCCGGACGCCCAGGCGACCGCACAGGAAGCACTCCAGCCGGTCAGGCACCAGGCACCCCCACGACGATCACCTGCTGATGGAATGGGCAGTTGTCCTGGCCGTACTGCGCACAGATACAGCGGGCCTTGTGCTCGTTGACCACTCGCTCACGCAGGTGACCGGTGCCGAAGATCTGAAAGCCCATCACTGCCCCTGGTTCGGGGCGATCTCGTCGGCGATGTCCATGAGCTTCTGGGCGAGTTCGAGGTCACCCTTCTTGTAGACGCTCAGGATCGTCGAGGCCTCGTGCAGGGTCTGCGCGGCTTTCATCCGGCGCGATCGTTCGACCGGGGTCAGTTCCTCAGGCATCTTCTCTCCTTGGCAGTGGCGGGCACGAGGCCCTCTTGTTCAGGCAGTCCCACATGGCCTCTCCACAGCCGGGGCACAGGTCCATGTCCCGAGTCGAGACCCAGGCGATCCCGGCGGCGATGAGGCCGATTGTCAACAGCCCGCCGCCGACGTAGACGAGCAGGAGCAGGACCGCCTCCAGGTTGCTCACGACCGCGCTCCCATCTGGCCCGCGATACCCAGCATCTGCGAGATCGCGTAGGACTTGGACTGCGCGCCCTTGGTCAGGTACTTGCGGGTCACACCGTCGAGGACGTAGTGCTTACCATAGCCCGACGGCCCCTTGCGCACGATGAGTTTGAACTCGTCGTCGGCACCCTTGTTGAAGGTGTAGTGCAGTTCGTAGCTGGAGAAGTCCGCTTTTGCCATGATTCGAGTATGACAGTTACTAGAAGGAAAGTCAACTCCTACCTGCGTGGGTCTTCTCGTATGCCTCAGTTGCCTTACACCGCAGCGCGAGCTGCTCGTCCAGGGTCTCGACGTCGAGCAGGAAGACGTCGCGGGCCTCGCAGGTGCTGGTGTACTCGCGGCTGTTCAGCCACACGCACTTGATCTTGTACCGGGTCAGCGGCGGGTGCTCCTCCCAGGAGCGGTTGTCGTAGTCGTAGGTCCGCTGCGGCACCTCGTAGGGCCGGAACTCCAGGATGACGCCGACCTGATGGGCGCTCATGTTCCCGTTGCGGTGCCCCCAGCCCACGACATCGCCGACGCTCAGCGGCTGGCCGAATGCGTTGGTGGTGATGCTCATTCGGGTAGGACCTCCTGTGGTTGTGGTGCGTGCGGGCAGATGTGGCGCTTGTCCTTGCGAATCCAGACGGGACGCAGGTGGGCCTTCCAGGGCGCGTGACACCAGGGACAGTTGCCCTCCTGCCTCTCGATCCAGTTGTTGCCCGGACCAGGCTGGAAGAGTATCCACGGTCCCGCTGGAACGTCGCGGTACTGCGGGTCCATCGGGCGACCGCCGGAGGCACCGGAGCCGACGTGGATCTGGCCAGCCTGCTCCATCTTGTCGGCCATCTCCGGGGCGATCTCCGCGCCGGAGAAGTAACAGCGCATGTCGGTCATAGCAGGTGCAACTCCCCTGTGATCTCGTCGATGATCGGCTCCAGGTCGGGACCGATGGCCAGGCAGGTCTTGGTGGGCACGCCGTGGAACTCGGTCTTGCCGCTGTCGGTGATCAGCTCGCAGATCAGGCCCTTGTGCACGGCCTTGGCGAAGATGCTCATCAGCTCCTCCTCGGAGTCGACGCGCAGGCAGATCTTGGTGAACGAGTTCTTGAGCCAGGCCTGGACGCGGAAGTCGTCGCGGTAGGGCAGCACCGCAGCCAGGCTCGCGTGAGCGCCCTGGGCGATCATCTTGCCCTTACGCATGCCCAGGTCGGTGCGCATGACGATGACCTGCTTCATCGGTAGTCCCCGAAGTACGACAGCGCCAGCTTCACGCCGTCGAGCTTGGCCTCCAGGCGCTGGACCTCGGTGCGCGCCGTGCGGCGGTCCCTGAGTTCGTCGATGCGTTCCTGGAGTCGACCGGCAGCGCGCTCCAGACGACCCTTGATGTCAGGCTCGCCGGTCATCTGCATCTCCCAGCCCATCGTCATCAGCTCGTCGCGGATGCGGGCGGCGATCACCTTGACGTCGTGGTGGCCGCTGTTGTCGGTGAACGACATGCCGAGCATGGCCGCTTCCAGCAGCTTGGTGGCCTCGTCGCCGGTCTTGACGAACTTGACCCCGGTGATACTCATGGTCATCAGAAGTAGCTCCTCACGAGCAGGTAGAGGCCGTAGACGTTGGCCCAGAGAATGAACAGGATGATGGGCACGAGCACGGCCCACAGCGTGGCGCTCACGCGGCCAGCTTCGCGGCCTTGCGGGCTTCCTTGCGGGCCTTCTCCGAGGCGCGGAACGCGGCGTGCCGGGTGTCCTCGATCTTGGCCGAGCCGTAGAAGTTGACGTTGAAGTAGTCGACCTGGACCTCGCTGGCGTCGTAGTTGTACGACGAGTGGATGTCCTTGAGGACCTTCTCGACCTTCTGGCCCTTGGCGGTCAGCACCTCGGCGGTGTGGCCACGCTGGCAGTCCCAGTGGTTGCAGCCGGTCTTGGCCATACCGGGGCAGACCGTCCACATGCCGTCCAGGTCCTGGGCGGTGATGTCGATCGAGCGACCGCCGGAGTAGTTGTCGATCCGCACCGAGTAGTTGCGCATCCCACCGGGCAGCTTGCCGTCCTTGATCGCGGCCTTGATGTCGGCCCGCATCATCTTGGCGATCTCGCTGGCGGTGACGTAGCCGGTGGGGCAATTGCGACCGGTGAACTTGCGCTCGTACATGGAGTACTCCTTCTCGTGGGTGGTGGTGCTTGGTACTCTTTAATTATAGGCGCTGGAAGGCCCAGCCGCAAGTCCTACGGCTGGGTCTCCAACTTCGCCTTCATGATCTCCTCGGCCACGATGTCGTCCAGGCGGCGCGACCAGATGTCAATCCTGGCCTGCGCCTGATCCCGAATCCGAGTCTGACGGTCGATCATCCTTCTGATCTCGGGATACGCCGGATGCGCCTTCACTCGCGCCATTACGTCGTTGCGCGCTGGTGGTGTCGTTGTCATCCTTCGCCTCCTCGTCCTTCTGCGGCTTCGGTCCGCTGGTCACCAGCGTCCCCGTGCGGTCGCCCTTCCAGCCCTTGTTGATGATCGGGCGCAGGGCATCGTCCAGAGCATCGGTGCCCCGGTTCTGCCGGGTCAGGCCGTACTCCAGGTCGCGCACCGGCCTGGTGATCGACAGCTGGTCGCGCTTGACCAGGTAGTGCTTGTCGTTCGGGTTGTTGTCATCGTCCGCGACCTCGACGACCTTACCGGCGGCGACCTGCTCATCCAGATAGGCCTGGCTGTACTTGCTGTGGTTCTCGATGCCGCTGGCGACCGACTCGGCCCAGGCCAGCGGGTTCTGCCACACCGGCACGTCCGGGGCGTCGGCGATGATCTCGCGCTCGATGCTCCAGGTGGTCCGGGTCGAGTTTTCCGGCAGCGGGGCGGCAGGCGTGCGCGGCACGGTCGGGATGAACGGCAGCTTGGTCACCAGGCCACCGTCGCGGTTGGTCGGGTCGCCGTACTGGTCGAAGTGCGCAGCGAGGGCCACCGGGTTCTGGTTGGCGGCTCCTGCGGCCACCAGGCAGCCCTGAGAGACGCAGACCTGGCGGTCACCGTCCTGGAGCACCGGAGTGGCCTTCACACCGCCAGCCACCGAGCGGTCCAGGAACGTGGTGCCGATGAACGGTGCCAGCTCGCGGTTGTACTGGACGATGAAGTCCTGATCCTGCGGGCTGTCGTACCTGCTGCCGGTGATCTTCTCGTACTCCGAGACGGTCACCTCGCGGTCGGCGGTGATCTCGCGGGTGCCCGCGATGTAGACCGTGCGGGCTGCCTCGGCCACGCCGATGCCGATGGGCACCGAGGTGGCGAGAGCTGCGGCGGCGAGCGCCGTGGGGATGATGCGATTCACTGATTCCTCCTGTTGGGTGGGTTGATGCGTTGACGGTTGTAGATCCCCGTACCGGGAATCCTGACAGTGCGCCACACAGAGCCGTCAGCGGCCTTGGTGAAGCGTACTGGGCCTGCTCCGAGGCTGGCGCTGATACCGCTCTTCGTCAGCGTCAGCCGCAGCGGGCCGAACGACTTGCTCTTGCGCCAGGTCCAGCCCATCACCAGACTCCTGCCGGGGTGAAGCCGAAGTACCACTTCCAGGTCTCGATGGCGGCAGCCTGGTCGGCCTTGGCCAGCTTGACGACCTTGCGGGTGGCGGCGGCGAGCTTGGCGGCAGCCTGGGCGTTGCCCTTCATGCCGCTGTAGAGCTGCCAGGACCGCTCGTCCCAGCGGTCGCTCCACGCCTTGCGCGGGATGGCGAACTCGTGGCCGACGATCGCGGCCTCGAAGGCGTCGGCGAAGACGCCACGCGGCTCGGTGTCGGACGCTCCGAACTCGGCCAGCTCACCGGCAATGCGGTAGAAGTCGCTGACGGCCTCGAAGACCTTGGACGTGGGCTGGTTCATGGTGTTCCTCTCGTGGGTGGGTGGTCGGTGGTCAGGCGCTGATCAGGCCGTGGCCCTTGACGAACGCGCTGGCGATGTTGGTGCCGAGGCGGTTGCTGTCGAGCTGGGCCAGGCGCATCGCCTGCTGCTTGCTGTCGGCAGGGCCGATGTGGCGGGTGAACTTCTGCTCGCCGCCCTTCATCACCTGGTAGTGAGTGACCGACCACATGCTGGCCGACAGCTTCTCGATCTCGTAGCGACCGTTCGGCGTGGCCGAGTCGAGCCAGGTGACGGCCCAGTAGATCCGGGTGCCGCGTGCGCTGACGTGGCTGTCCTTGAACGCGAACGGGTCGATGTTGCTGGCAAGGACGTCGGTGGTGGTGCTGTTCGGCATTTGTGCTCCTGTGCTCGTGGGTGGGTAGTTTAAGTATAGCGGACTAGAAGAGCTGGTGCAAGCTCAGCGCCCGCCGGAGCGGGTCGCGTCGTCCTGGGCTGCCTTGCGGGCCTCGGCGAAGGTGACGCCGGAGGCGAGCGCGACGGTCTGCGGGCCGATGCCCGAGTGGCGCGGCACGGTCACGGTGGCGTGCCAGCCCTGGGCGTCTCCGCCGTTGTCCTTCATGAGCCGGTAGACCACACCGAAGTGCGTGGTAGCGACCTTGACGCCGCCGTGGGCGGAGGTGTTGGTCTCGGTCTTCCAGTTCAGCTTGTACTTGTTCGCGGCCATGCATTAAGTATGACAGAGCCTAGAAGGAATTGCAAGCCCTAGCTCACACGATCACCTTGTCTGCCGCCCAGTCCTTGAGCAGCAGCGCGGCGTGGTGCTTGGAGATGTTGCCCTCCCGCAGGCGCACGTCCCACAGGAACTGCTGGGCGCGGCCCACGACCGGACCCGGCTTGACGCCCAGAGCCAGCAGGATCTCCTTGCCGGTCAGCAGCGGCTTGGGATGGCCCTCGGTGGCCAGCAGCGTCTCCACCCTGCCCTTGAGGATGTCGTCGTCCAGGAGAGCCAGCAGCCCGTCGAGCTGCGGCCCTGCTGCGGCGACCACACGGCGCACCTCGGTCCAGGACCAGTCCTGCACCAGCGCGAACCGCTCGACCCACGTCACCAGGTTGGTGACGCTCTGGCGGCGCTCGTTGGACCACTTGAGGCGCTTGCCGATGGCGGGCACCTGGTCGGGCTTGACGCCTGCGGTGATGAGCGTGTCGGCCCAGCGCACGTTGATGTCGGTGCTGGCCACCCAGGCGACCGGAGCACCGATGAACTCAGGCAGGATGATCTCCAGGATGCGCGAGTGCAGCAGCGCGCTCCAGCCCTTGAACGAGTGCTGCGCGGCCACGATCTTGTCCAGCTCGGCGGCGATACGCTCTGCGGACACGCTCTTGATCAGCTCGCGGTTAGACAGGATCGACAGCGACTCGGTGTCGCCCACCTTGAAGTCGAGCTGGGCGGCGAACCGCGCAGCCCGCATCATCCGCAGCGGGTCCTCGGTGAACGTCTTCCACGGCTCGGCAGGAGTCTTGAGCAGGTCCAGGAACAGATCGGTGCGACCGTTGAAGGGGTCGATCACGTCGCTGACGCCCTGGTGCAGACCCTCGGCGTCGACCTGCATCGCCATCGCGTTGATGGTGAAGTCCCGGCGCACCAGGTCCTCGATGATGTCGTCGGTGAACACCACCTCGGGCTTGCGGCCCGGACCGTCGTGGCGCATGGTCGTGATCTCGATCTCGAAGCCGTCCTTCTGGGCGGCGATCGTGCCGAACCGCGCACCGACGTCCCACACCGCGTCGGCCCAGTCGCGCAGGATGCCCTGGATCTCTTTGGGCAGCGCGTCAGTGGTGAAGTCGAAGTCCTTCGGCGTCTTGGCCAGCAGCAGGTCGCGCACCGAGCCGCCCACCAGGAACAGCTTGCGGTCGGCGCGGGCGAACCGCTCACCAAGCTCGCGCATCAGTTGATCGTTCATCGTTTCATTCTACCTTGCTAGAAACTATTCCTGCAACCCGGACGCCTTGGCCATCTGGTCGAACTTCTCCAGGTTCAGCCGCGCCAGGTGGATGCGCCGCTGGCGTGCGGCCTCCTCGATGCGCTCGTTGTCCTTGCGCACGTGCGTCGGGCAGAGCATGCGGTTGGCGCGCTCCTCCCAGCCGGTCGCCAGGGCCGTCTCGCGGGCCTTGAACTTGCTCTCGTGCGGCTCGACGTGCTCCTGGCACTTCTTGTAGTCGCAGTGCAGCGCGTACCACTTGCGGTACATCAGTCGTCCCGCTTCCTGGTCAGTTCCCAGCCGTCGGCCTCCAGGTGGGCGTACAGCGTGGCCATGGCGCTCGGCACGTGGCCCAGCACCGTCTTGGTCGCGATGGCGGCGTGGGCGAGTGCGTCGATCTTCTCCTGGCGGGCGTCGTACAGGCTCAGCGGTCCCCACGACTCCAGCACCTCGTCGAGCTTCTGGGCGCGGAAGTCGTCCTCGTGCCCGCCGTCCGGGCTGTCGACCCGGAGGAACGTGAACGCGAACGGCTCGGTCGACTTCTCCCAGATGCTGCCGTCGGGCGTGCGGTACTGCTGGCGCGGCTTCCTGCTGGCGCAGTCCTTGCACAGCCCTCCAGGCTCGGCGGTGCGGGCGTGGCAGTTGCGGCAGGTCTCGTCGGTGCTCATCGGTCCAGGTCCACCTTCTGCTGGCGCTCCTTCACCCGGTCCAGGAAGGCGAGCAGTTCGACCTGTTCGAGCAGCGTGAGCTTGCCCAGGTTGGCCACCGTGCCATCGTTGCCGGAGCTGCCCCAGAACCGGTGGTCCTCGCGCAACTTCTTACGGATCTCGCGGCTGTACAGCTCCTCCTGCCAGGCCTCAGGCGTGTAGGCGCGGTCCAGGTAGTTGGTGAAGTCCGGGTTCTTCGGGCGCTCGCGGCCCGTGGCGATCTCGAACTGCTCCTCGTTGGTATGGCCTCGCGTGGGGTCGTCGCTCCAGCCGTAGCTGATGAAGTACTCGACCGTGAAGTACTTGCGGGCGACCTTGGTCACCTTGCCCTCGTAGACTGGCAGCGGGCGATCGTCCTTGGAGTGCCGGTGCTCGGACTTCTCGATGACGATCGGGTCGCCGACCTTGACGCCTGTCAGGTTCATGCGTTCTTCCATTCTGCGTAGGTGGAAAGGGTGGAGCCGGGATGAAGGCGGGCCTCGGCCCGCGCCTCGGTGCGTGTCCCGGTGAAGGGGATGTCGAGCGCGTTGCCGTCCTCGTCGGCGGTCTCGATCATCCAGTAGATGACGGCATCGTCGTGGGTGGGGTGCATCCTTCCATTCTAGGCCCTAGAGAGTCGAAGTGCAACTCAGTCGGGCACGTAGTTCTTGTCCATCATGGCGCGCCGGGTGTGCACGGTGTTGTCGGCCATCCGGTGGATCTTGAGGCGCGCCGTCTCCAGGTCCAGGACGTCCCAGGTGCGTCGAGGGCTTGGACCGACCAGCTCGGTGACCCGCCACATGCCCAGGCCCTTGCGCTGGCGCTTGTTCTGCGGCACGTGCACGCGCTCGACCATCCACCGATCGTTGCGGCTGATGTACATAGCCTCGCCGTCGACCTTGATCAGGTCCAGCGGCGTCTCGCGGGGCTTGGGCGGCTCCGTCGCCTCCAGCCGTGCCCGGATCTCCTTGTAGGTGAGCTTGGGCGGATCGTCGGTGCCCCGGCGCTTGTTGTAGGCCGCTCGGTCCTTGGCCAGCTGCTCGGGTGAGGGGCGCTTGCGGGGCTTGCGCTTGGGCTTGGCGCGGCGCTTCTCCATCCGCTGGCGCTTCTCGTTCTGGCGGACGATCTCCAGGGGGTTGATGACGTACGGCGGCTCCTGGGTGTGGATGAGCCGACCGCCCTGCTTGTCGCCCGGACGGCAGCCACACAGCAGGCAGGGCACACCGCGCTGCAGCACCGGCACCGTGAACCGGTGCGGGTGCAAGCGGGCCATGGCGCGCCGGGTGTCGGTCTTCTCGTCGCCGGTCTTCCACGGCTGCTCCTTGGGGCGCACCGGCACATACTCGCCGAGGGCCGTGGAGGGCAAGACCTTGCCCGTCCACAGCCTCGCGGCTCCGCGTGGTGCGGGCATTACGCCCGACCGGGGCGACCTGCGGCCACGCCCTCGCGCACACGCTGCTTGGCGTAGGCCACGGCGTCGGCGCGCTTGGCGAAGTAGCGGATCTTGCCCGACACCTCGGGGTCGGTGTAGACGCCGCCCTCCCAGCCCGAGTACTGCCAGTCGTTGACGAGGTAAGTCTTGTCCTTGCCGTAGGCCTCGATGTAGTGCTTGTTCGAGCGAGCGACGACAACGCGGGTGTCCCACATCTTGGTGCCGAAGCCGGTCAGCATGCCGCGCTTGTGGCGGAACTTGAACTCGACGACCTCGATCTGGGCAGCGGCGGCGGTGGTCTCGGGCGTGGTCTCGAAGAGCATCTCGGTCTGCATCATGCTTTTAGTCTAGCACACTAGAAGGAAAGTGCGCAACTACCTGCCGCCGCACGTGTGGTAGTACAGGTTGCGTGGGCAGTAGGCGATGCCGATCATCGGGCTGTTGCTCCTGGTCAGGTGGTCTTCCCATTCCCACCAGGCGATCCACAGGCAGGCGCGGCAGATCGTGGATAGCGGCGTGCGGTTCACCTATTCGGTGCCCAGGCGTTGATGAACTGGTCGTAGTGACTACCCGAGTGGCCAGCAGGCCGGGAGCACTCGAAGCTCTCGCCGAACTGCTGGGCCTCCTCGGTGTAGTCGCACGTCTCCTGGTAGGGATCTGGGCCTGCGCTCACGCCGCCACGACCTCGCCGATGACCTGGTAGCGCACACGCACGTCCTGGAACCAGCCACCGGGCAGCTTGCGGTGCCACCACCGATGCTCCTTGCGCAGGTTCACCTTGACGTACCAGCCGCGCTGGTCCTTGGACAAGCCGACGCCGTTGACGTTGCGGTGACGGCGTGTCGCGTAGGCGAGATTGCGCTTGGCGATCTCGGCCTCCGCGTAGCTGCTCGCCGGGGCGAAGTCCTCCCTCATCGCGTCACCCAGTAGATGATGCCGGTGAGGACGGCTCCCCCGATTGCCAGGGGAACCGCCCACTCGGCCAGCCAGAGTAGCTTCATGGCGCGTAGCTGCTCCCGTCGTCCCAAGCGTCGTCCTCGTCCCAGTCGACCGGCATGTGGCCGTAGACGCGATGCTCGGCCACACCCAGCAGACGGCACAGCGTGGCTGCCTCCTCGTCGCTGATCTCCCAGACGACGATCGACTCGTCGAGGATCTCGTCCTCCCAGCCCTCGTTGGTGCCGAAGTAGTACGTGCGCGGCTTGGCGAAGTGCTGCTTGTACTCCGCCGCCTCGCTCATCGTGTCGACGACCTTGAAGCCGTCCACGTTGAACTCGTCGGCCCAGTCGCGGCTGAACGTGATGAGCGCGGGCATCAGCGCAGCACCTCCGCAGGCAGCTCCGGCGTGTAATCGTCGCCGGTCTCTGTTTCGTGCCATCCACCACAGCACGTATCCGCGTTAGTCAGCTCGAACGTGCCGTGATACTCCTCGATCTGGCTACGGATCACCGTGCCGCGTGGCAGAGCGTCCAGCTCCTCCTGCGTGTTGATCACGGTCATCGCAGCACCAGGACCTTGGTGTTGGGCATGAGCTTGCGGTTGACCGACGTCGACTGGATGAACACGTCGTAGTCGCGGTTGAAGCTCGGGTCAACCTTGACCTCGTAGTCGGGCAGGCCGAGCAGGTCGCGGGCCTGGCGTCCGGTCCACACGCCCTTGCTGCCCATGATGGCGATCTGCTTCTGGGCCTGCACCGTCTCGCGCTTGGAGAGCTGGTAGTAGGCGTTGCCCTTGACGTAGGGCTTGCCGGTCGCCTCTTCCACGAACTCGTCGATGCGGGCGACGTCCTGGCCGACGTTGTAGATGTCGTACTCGGTCGAGCGCAGCGGGTCCAGGTTGGCCTTCACCTGGCTGATCTTCGGCGCGGCCAGGTTGAACAGCTGCTTGGTGCCGCGCACGCCGGAGCGACGGGCCTGCATGAAGTTCTCGGTGGCGGCGCGCATCTGCTCGCCAGCCTTCTCCAGGCCCACGTGGCTGGTGACGTCCCAGACCGCGATGTTGTCGGGCGAGAAGCCGTGGTCGATCGCGAGGCGACGGCCCTTCTCGTCGGGGACGAACGTGCCGATGGTCCAGTGCTCGGGCAGATGAGCGATCTTCGCCCGCAGCGTGTGGCCGGTGTTCTTGGAGATGTTCTCGATGCCGTCGGTCAGGACGTACACCAGGAAGCTGTGCTCGCCGTACCGCTCGGGCGTCTCGGCCAGCTCGTCGATGGCCTTGAGGCTGGCGTCGATCAGCGGGGTGTTGCCGAAGGGCTTGTAGATGCCCGCGATGCTCGGCATCCGCAGGACGTCCTTGTCGTAGATCAGGCAGTCGATGCGCGCCGGGTAGCCGAAGCGATCGTGACTGCCGAACGTGTAGACGGTGATGCGCGTCTCCTGGTCCAGCTCCTTGGAGCGTTCTGCCAGGTGCGCGATCTGGTTGTCGGCGACCTTGACCAGAGCCTGGGCGTTGCGGCCCTGCATGCTGGTGCTGGCGTCGAGGACCAGGACGATGTGGTTGATGATGTTGGCCAGAGCCAGGGTGCTATTCGTCACGTGATGAATCCAATGTTCGAGTGCTGCTGATGATGGGGGTGCTTGAGCTATTACTGCGTGGCTGAGCCTACTACACGCCTACGACATCTCGCATGCGCTCGACGACCTGATCGAAGATCATCACGCGCTTGCCGTCCAGGCTGGCGATGCCCTTGCAGTTGTAGCCCGCAGCGTCGAACCGGCGCGTGCCCTGCTCGTGGAGGATGAAGATCCGCTTGCCCTTCACGTCCTCCCAGCTGCCGTACTCGCCGACGACGGTGCTGATGATCTCGATGATGTACTGCATGCCGAACGCGGTGCCCAGGCGATCGGTCTTGCCGTCGCGGGTCGCGGGCTTGTCGTCGAGCACGTGACCGCCGACGGTCGTGCCCCAGCCTCCGCCGTCGATGTGCAGCTGCGCCAGGAAGACGCCGTGGTCCTCACGGCCCAGCGTCGTGCGCTCGATGGTGACGATGTTGGCGGCGTACGTGACGCCCTCGTGGGTGAGGGTCGATTCGATCTCGGCCATGGGCCTCCTTGGTTCGTGGGTGGTCATGCGCCCCATGCGCCGGTCCCGATCCGGTCCACACCAGAGAGCCATGAACACTCCGGTGCCGCTCCCTACGCTCATGGGATGGCAGGCAGGTGGGAGTCGAACCCACAACCCGCTCGGCGTGGCCACGCTCTGCGGTTCGATCGACCAACCAGTTCGTCCTTCCAGCGGTGGCCACCACTCTGGGATATAGGTCGCTGCCCATGTCAAATTGTACTACAGCTGCTCTATAGGTTGTAGGTGCATCTGCGGCATCTTCGGCTTGAACCGGATGAGCGCCGCGCCGTCCACGCACAGCCAGATGCGACCGTCCTCAGCCACCTGCAGCCCGACGTCGACCTGCTCGCCTCGCGCCGATGCCTCGTTGAGGTGCTCGACGATGCCGACCAGGTTCGTGATGCCGATGCTGCCCTCCTGGTGGAACTCCTCCACGGCGCGCTGGTCGTGCAGCGCCAGCGCCCACTCCAGGACCTCGAAGAACATGCGCGGGCTGCAGTTGTCCCAGCCACGCTGCTCGTTCTGCTGGCGCAGCCAGTCGATGTCGTAGGGCGGCGGACCGGCTGTCATGCCAGACCTGCTGCCAGCGCCGCGCAGGCCACGCACACCGCGAACGCGATGATGGTCACTCGCAGCTTCTTGGGGTCTTCCAGGAACGGGTTGACGATGAACGAGACGAAGGCGACGATGCCCGCCGCTCCCGCCAGGACACCGAAGAACGCTGGCCAGTTCATCGGACATTCTCCCAGATGAACGCCGCGATCTGCTTGGCCTCGTCGTCACCGACACCGAACGGCATGCCGTCCAGGGCGAAGCTGATGCCCTCGCCCTCGGTGTGGCGGACAACCAGCTGGCGTCCGCCCATGGCCGCTGGGAATCTGATCTCGCTCACAGGTAGTGCCTCTCTTCCATGGTGAAGGTGCCGGTGCGCACCAGGTCCTCGACGACGCGCAGCTTGTTGCGGCGGATGTGCTTGGTGCACACGATCGGGTAGCCCGGTCGCCCCGAGTCCCAGTGCCGGTAGGTCGCACGGCGGATGCGGCCCGACGGGGTGTACTCGACGTAGAGCGCCTCGTCGTTGGCGGTGACCAGCTCGACGTAGCTGCCCGAGCTGTGCCCGTTGGTCAGCGTGAGCAGATCGCCGTAGGTCTCGCGCCGCCACAGCGACTGGGTGCGGACTGCCTCGCTGATCTTCTTGCGGTCGGTGTCACGTGCCATCAGCTTGCTCCCTGCTTGAGTTCGGTCAGTGCGGACTTGAGTGCTTCCAGGTTGTTGTTGCACAGGACCGCCTCGGCGATGTCCTTGCGTGCGCGCCAGGCCGCGTCCCCGAACTTGTCGCCCTCGGGGGCGTTGTACTCGGCGTGGTAGAGCGGCTGGTCCATCCGGTCCAGGATCTGGATCAGGCTGGTGACCAGCCCGATGGCCGTCTCGGCGTCCTGGCGGACATCGGCGGCGCTCACGCGGCCACCATGTCCCGGATGTGGACGCGGATGATGTCCTCGCCGTGGAAGGGGCGGACGTTCACCAGGCCCGCGACGTCGGAGGTGATGCCGACGATGCCGATGACCTCGGCCTGCTCGGTGCCGACGAGGTTGCGCTCGTCGAGGTCGGTGGAGTCAAAGATCGAGATGGTGACGGTCTGGCCCTTGCGGAAGATCTTCGGTGCGTTGCTCATACTTATATTCTACCTTACTAGAAGATGGAGTGCAAGCTCAGGCGAAGAGCTTGCTGATCTCAGTGACGGCGTTCTTGGTCGCGCCGATCTGGATGATGATCTTGTCGTCGGCCACGTTCACCACGTTGATGGCCTTGATGCGGCCCGTCCTGTAGGCGTTGACGTAGATCTCGGTGGTGCCGTCGGGGGACGTCAGCACCTCGTAGTCGGGGCAAGCGAAGCCGAAGTTCCACCCGGCCTCCAGGGCATTGGCCCGGACGGTCAAGCGGGCGTTGCCGTTGGCACGGGCCTGGGCGATCAGGTTGGCGCGGTAGGTGGGGTTCATCTCGTTGCTCATACATTTAGTATAGCAGACTAGAAGGAAAGCACGCAACCCCCAGGACCGAAGTCCTGGGGGGACCTGCGGGCTACTTGCCCTTGTGGGTGCGCAGCGCCCAGGAGCTGGTGACCGTGACGCGCTCGCCGCAGTCATTGCACACGCCGTAGTTCCCGGCGCAGTAGCCCAGGCGAGCCGTGGCCCGGTCGTAGTTCATGGTGAGCGAGCCGGGGCACTTCTCCGCCTCGGCCTTGGCCTTCTTCTCGGCCTTGGCCTTGGCCTCGGGGCTGGCGAAGATCGTGGTGGCCTGGGCCAGGACGCTGACCGGCGCGCTGGGGAAGCACACGGTGCAGGCGATGCAGCCAGCAGCGGCGACGACCTCTTCCTCGTCCTTGCCCGCGAAGTCGACCAGCCACATGAACTTGGTCGTCAGGCGCGTGGTCGAGCAGGCGCGATCCTTGTGGACGTGGCCGTCGTTGGCGGTGCACAGAAAGGCCCGCGTCCAGCCACCGCGACGGTGGAACTCGGCCTCGTACGGAGCGGCCTCGGCCTCGATGGCGGGCATCTGGGCGGTCAGCTCGGCGACCTTGGCGACCGCGTGGTCGAAGCTGCTCTGGTAGCCGGTGTAGCCCTGGGCGATGCACTTCTTGGCCGAGCGCGCCTTCTTCTCGTAGCCCTTGATCTCGGCGATGAGGTTGTTCTGGCGACCCCAGATCTCGGCGAGGATGGTGTCGATCTCGGCGGGGGTCATGGTGGTCAGGTCCTGGGCGACTGCGTTGCTCATACTTATATTCTAGCACGGTAGAACTCAGACGTGCAACCCCCTAGAAGGATTGAGTGGTGCGCGGCGCAGTGTCACCTTCACGGTGAGTAGGAGCAGACGTGGAGCCTTAGCACCACCGCGCACCATGGCCCGGTGCCTCTACCTAGCGGGCCGTCACTATCCAGTTGTGCGGTCACGGTGGGCGGCTCGTTGCAGCCGTAGGTCGCCCGTTGCTTAGCGGCTACGCCGTGACCAAGTTCAGTTGCGCAGACAACCGGACAGAGAACCAGGCCAGTGCTATTGCGTTTCCCTACTCTCACCGGCTTGTGCGCACGCCCCGGCTACCCTCAGTACTCGGCTCATCTGTTTGACACGACCTCCGAGCTTGTTCCCGTCCGCATGAGGGTCATGACTCCCCCACCGTGATTGGGTCTCTCGGCTGGTCTCGACTTCGCTCCCCGTCCCCATGCTCTCCCCCGCCATTCGTTCAGGGATCGCTCTCCTGCTCGACGTGCTCACCCTATCCGCGTTCGGACTCGGGAGTCTTGCGTGTCACTGGAAGAGTCGTGGTCGTTAACCGTCAGTGGCGGGATCTCGGAGTTGGCTAGAAGGCACCTCGTCGGTCCTGGTTCTCTGTTCAGTTGTCTGTGCTGCTGTCTTCAATTGTATCAGGTCCTAGAAGGACTTGCAACTACATCCCGGCGGAGATCTTCGCCGCCCGCATCTGGGCCTGGGCCGAGCGGTTCGACTTGAACACGCCCTCCACCTTGACCTCGATGACCTGGCCCTCGGGGTTCTTGCGAACCGTGACGAGGTTGCCCTGGCGGTTGATGTAGTGGCCTGCGCTGTTCATGTTTCTACTATAGCAGACTAGAACGACTGCGCGCAAGTCCTACTTCACACCGAGTTCTGCGAGCTTGGCGCGACAGGCCGTGATGCCCTGCTCGGCACGCTGGCGCTGGGCCAGGATGCGGTCACGCTGCGCCTCCAGACGAGCAGCCTCGTCGGTCAGTGCGTCGTACTCGCTCTGCCAGCACTCCAGCGCCCACATGGCGTCACGCACGGGGCTGACCTCAGCGGCGCTCAAAACTCGTCCAGGAACAGGATGTGCGGCTGTGCGTCCAGCTGCGCCACCAGCTCGGTGTACAGGATGCGCCTGGTGCTGTGCACCCAGTTGATGTCGCTGGGCTGCCTGGTGTCGCACTCATTGCCCGCAGGCTCACCGCACATGGGGCACGGCACGTTCTTGCTGTCGTCGATCGTGCCGATGAACGGGTTGGGGGCGATGGTGCCGAGGGTCTCGCTCATGCTCCGAGCACCGAGTCCTCGGTGTACACCGCCGGAACGCTGGCCAGAGTCGCATGGACCTGAGCCTGTGCCCAGACGCCCATCGCCTTCTTGCCCAGCTCGTCCATGCGCAGGGTGATGCCCTCCAGCGTGGCCTTCTGCGACGGGGTGAGCGTGGTGCCGTAGTCCTGAGCCAGCTGCGTACGTCGTGCCGAGGCCTGCCGGATCTTGCGCACAACCTCCTCGCCCGCCTCGATCAGACGCTCGGCCTCCAGGTAATGCTCCTTGCGTGATGCCATGGTCAGTCCTCTCAGTCCCAGATGTCGTCGATAGCGCGACCGATGGCGCGGGGCAGTGCCAGCACCACCTCGAAGAGCACGTGCACCGTGCCGTCCCAGATACGGGAGGCACGGCGACGTACACGCTGGCGGCGCGTGGGCTTGGTGGTGATCACCAGCCGGGGCACTTCGTGTTGGGGTCGTTGTCGGTGACCGGCGGCATCGGGTTGCCACGCGGGCTGTCGCAGACACGGCCCACGAACACGTCACCGAAGGCGAAGGGTCCTGCTCCCGAGACACGGTGATGGAAGCTGCCGTCGGGCCACATGTCGCAGTCCTCGAACGCGCCGTAGCCGATGAAGCCTCCTCCACCACGACGGCACGAGCCATCGGGCCAGGGGACGGCTACCGCAGTGGGTGCGGTCAGGGCGGCGGTCAGTACTGCTGCTGCAGTGGCAGTGAGCAGCTTGGTGGTGCGCTTCATAGGATTGTGCTTCTCCTTGTCGGTGTTTGGTGTGTGCTTTACAAATGCTACAGGGTCAATCGGGTCCGTTGGCCCAATACTCGTAATCGTCCCAATACTCCCGGTACAGGTCGCTGATCCACTTGCTGATCTGCTCGTAGTCGGGATGTTCCGGGAGGTGGCTGCGCTCCTGGGCCAGGATCATGTCGTGGCACCGTGCGTCGATCATCATCAGCACCTCGTCCTTGGTGTATTCGCCATTGCGAATGTCCAACAAGAGCTGGGTGGTGGTGGGGATCATGGGGAAGGTGATCCTGCCCAGCGTCATCAGCTCTCGGCCCTGTAGGGCGATGCGCATGGCGTGATACCCGGCCTTGGTGTCCCACCCGTACTTGGCCACCAGCTCGGGCCTGGGGGACTGGTCGTGGGTCAGGTACTTGGCGATCTGCTTCTTGAGGTAGTTCGCGTAGCGGTCACCTGCCTGCTGACTGATCAGCTTGGGCTGCATGGCCACGATGCGCTTCCACCACATGCTGGTGTGCACTCGGGTGTCGCCTGCGAACAGCAGGGCCGTCATGTTGGGATCGCCCTTGGCCACGAGCTGGATGAACTTGCCCAGCCCGTAGATCGTCAGATCAATCCCATCCGGCGGAGTCTTCTCACCGATGGGAGCGGTCGAGTAGATGAACTGCTCGAAGGCTGTGGTCTGGGTGGGCACCACTGCCAGAGCCACAGCCGCAGGCTCGATGCACACGCCTTGGTAGTCACGGTCTGTTGCCTCCAGGTTGGTCCCGTACATGACGCTACCGGTGCGGGCCAGCATGATGCAGTGGTTCTTGGCCACGTCGTAGTGAAAGCCGGTGCGATGGCGCTCGGTGATCGTGGGCCGCTCGATCTCGTAGAGCAGATTGGCGCGCTCAGTGGTCGTCATTGCCGAACACCCCCTCGGCCACCCACTTGGCCTCCAGCTCGCGCCAACGCAGCTTGGTCTCCAGTCGGGCGATCAGCGTGGCCTTGGCCTCCAGCTGGCTCCGGTGGTGGGTGCTGTTGGCGGTGTAGACGATGCCGGTCGGGATGTGGGTGAGCTTGACGCTCCAGGCACCGTTGGGCACCGCGTCCGAATAGACGTCGATGCGGATGTCCTGCTCGCGCACCAGCGACTCTTCTGGCTCTGGCTCCAGTAGCTCGCGGATGTCGCCCACGATCTCGGTGGCCAGGCCGACGCGCTGATGCCCGTCCATCTTGTGATCGGCCACGCCCTCGATCAGCACCAGGAGCTTGACCGCGATCTTGTCCTCGGGCGTCATGGGCGCAGACCACCGTGGATGTGGGGCAGCGACTTGAGCTTCTCGGCCTGCTCGGCGTCATACCGGTCGCCTGCGGCCTTGGCGCGTGCGGCCATGCGATGCAGGATGTTGGCCTCCAGCGCCTCCTTCCACCGGGCCTCCTCCATCTGCTGCGGCGTCCAGGGCAGCGGCAGATCGTCGTTGAGCTTGCGCGGCACCACGTGGACGTGAGTATGGAACACGCTCTGGGTGGCAGGCTCGCCGATGCTGGTGATGATGTTGGCCGACTCGATCTGGTTCTTGCGAACCCACTCACCGGCCACGCTCATGAGCAGGGCGCTGATCGACCACGGCTGCTCGGAGGCGTTCTTGGTGTGGATGGCCGCGATCACCAGGACATGGCCCTCGGTCACCGGCTTGAGCGGGTTGATCACCGCGACCTCGCACGGGTTGAACCTCGTGCGCTCGATGATGTCCAGCTTGTCCCAGTTCGGGATGCAGAACACGCAGTTGGTGTCCTTGAAGCCGTAGTCGTCGCGTGCGGGCGAGAGGTCCAT